ATCTTTGGTCTAATATTTGAAAAATTTCACCTAATTTTGTCCCGATTACTTGTTTGCAATGAGGACATAAAATCTTTTCTTCTAAAGAAGCAGTAATCTTTTTATCTTCTTTAATTACTTCTATTTTATTTTCAGCTTTATTAGCTTTTCCTTTTTTAGCAAATGCCATAATTAAATCTCCTATTTTATTGGCCTGTTCTCATCCAATCTTCATCTGTCCAATTTTCTGTATCAATTTCGCCAATACCAAGTTCTGGTTTTTTATCTACATATTCTACAATATCTTCTGTTGAATTATATGTATCATTTAATACTGTATCTAAATCATCTGAATATGATAAACACATTCCTGCTATTTCTTTTAATACCATTTTTGCATCTTCTAAATTATTTACTTCTGCCGATAAATAGGTAAATTTTTCTCCTCTTTTACAATCCTTTCTACAATCACGCCAATAATCATATAGATAACGTTTTGTCCAATCTATTACTTGCTGTTCAGTTAGATTTTCTGCCTCTATCTCTTCAACTAAACCATTAAGACCTTCTAACCAAATTGTATATCTATTATTATTTGCTTTTAATAATCTAATTAATTTCATTATATAATCTCCATATCACTTTGATCATTTAAATCGATATGAATATCGCCTAATTTTTCTGTATATTTAATATTTTTTGAATTCAATATATTTTTTATTTTATTTGAATATTCTTCGTTGCCATTATGCCAAGTTAATTTAATATCAAAAGCACTTGGCTCAAATGATTTTTCAAAATAATAACCATTATCTCTTATTGTATGAAAACCTCTTACTGATGTCGTAGTATATGAACCTTTTTCTAATCCATTGCGTTTAAATAATTTATTTAAATCAGACATTAATTTCTTTCTTTTTTCAATAATTTCTCTATTATTATATTTTCTAACTAATTCTAATAATTTTCTATAAGATCTTTGACGATCTTTATCAGTTAAAGCATATAATGGTAAACTTGCTTGATTTGCTTTATCATTTAATGGTCGAACATGCCATCTACCGTCACTACTTTGAATAAAGTCAAAATCATCAACAGATAATTCAGTATTTTCACTTGCTTTAAAAACTCTAATGAATTTCATAACTAAATTAACTCCATATCGTTCAAGAAGTCTTCCAAATCTTGTTCGTGTTCTTCTTCATCGATAAGAATATTTCTAGCAATTTTATAAGTAACCATATCATCAACTTCTTTACAAGCCTTCATAATTCCTATATAAACATTCTCAGCTTTACGTTCACTTTCAAGATTTTGTGTTACTAAAATTTGTGTGTTATAATCGGTAGGTTTGGTATATCCACAATTTGTATAAGCATACCATTCTTCAGGACTTTGTAAAGGAATACCACCTAATTTAATAATTCTTTCTTTAAGCATTTGAGCATGTTTAAGTTCTTCTTCATAATGCTTTTGAAATTCTTCTTCTACTTCGGGTCTTAATTTACCAACCGCTAATCCAATAGGTGCTAAATATTGATGAGCAGCCAAATATTCGTCTGCCAATGCCTTATTTAACATTTGAACAGTTGCTTGTACATCTATACCTTTTTCTTGTAAATTCTTAATAACATTTTTAGCCATATTATTTTCCTTATAAGTTATCCATCCATTGTTTTAATTTTTCAATAGCCTTTGGATATTTCGTAACTACCATATCATCACCAACTGTTTTATGCTCTGTATTTGTAGAATGTTCTAACATCCGTTCTAAATATTTTAACCATTTTTCTGGTGTATATTGTTTAGCAAATTTATTATCATAAGCACCATAACCCCAAACATAAGTACAAATCTGTCTAATGGGTTCGACATCTATTCCCTCTTTTTCTAATTGCTTAAATGTTTTTTGTCTTTGAGTTGCATTATCACTGGTTAAAATTGATGATAATGCTTGAGACGCCTTTTTTAGTTCTTCTGTTAATGGATATATAATATCAACAACTTCGTTAATTCTTTTACTTTCTCTTAAAACTTCCATTTGGTTTTCTACTCTATCCAAGTAGTACCAAAAATCAGGCTCAATATCTGCTTTTATCATTTTTACAAATTTCATAAACTATTGTTCCTCTTCATATCTAACTTTATCAATATCAACCATATTTACCAATTCATCGGTTATCATATCAATAAAATCACTGTCGTTAATCATATAATCATAATCATCTTTATCTAATTCAAATCTACTTTTTACCCATTCATATATTTTAGGAATTTGGGCATCAAATAGTTTTGCATCAATATTTTCTATTGAAGTACCATATTGGTCATCAACTTTGGTAAATAGTTTATTTATATTTACCTTGGTTATTTCTTTAAAATGTTTAGCAACAACCTTGGCTATCGCTCTGCGAGAGATACCCCATCTTAATATCTTTTCTGATTTTATTACTCTTATTAATTTCATATAATTATATTATAATAAATTTAATTAAAAATGTAAATAATTTATTAGTTCATACTTAAACTTCTAAACATACATAATAGGTCGATAGGGAACTGCCCCATTCTGCCATTTAAACCAATAGCATATTGAGCACTTCCCAACCAAGCAGCCGAGCCACTTGAAAATTCCATTTTTGTTTTTTGTAATAAAGGATTTAAGAAGCCAAGTATTTGTGCTAAAGCATTTTGTATTGCTTGAGTAAAGTTTTGATTTAAACTTAAACCATTATCACTATAACTGAAGTCTCGAAGTTCAAGTCCTAACATCTTATTTAAGATTGAAAAATATTGAGCGAACATCAATAACATATATTCATATTCTTTTGGAAAATTACTTATATGATGTTCTGTAGTTGGAGGATAACTATTCCAAAAACCTAATGCCATATTGATACCTAACATTAAATCGGTATCAGTCATAGGTCTCATAGTACCATCTTGTAAAATATCTGAAGTAATAATAGGGTCTAACATTTTTCTTAATTGTCCGACCCATCTTAATTCTTTTGGGTTTAAGTCAAAAACTGTTAATAAAATCTTGGATAAAGTACCATTATCTTTTTTATAACGAACATAGTAATACTCATCATGTTTTCCTTCTTCATCTGTATAAGTATCTATTTCTTGTGTTTTATCACCATCAACCCATCTATCAATAGTAGCAATAATTTTATAGGTGGAATCGTCTGTTTCATCTTTCCCTCTATAAATATTTATTTCCGTATAAGAAGGGTCTTGTAATATGTTGTAAGGTATTGTCCAAGATATTTGTGTTGCCATCTTTTATCCTCAAATTTATATATAAATATAAATGATAAAGGGCTACCATTATCTGATAGCCCTTTAACTATAACCCATTAACCTAATTAGTTAATATATTTTCCGATAGTAACGTGAACCCACTTAATTTCAAAAAGTGGCACTATATCGAAGGAAATATTCAATTGTTTAGGATTGGTTGGATCATAACTTGCTTGAACATTTCTGTAATCTTTAATTTCTTCCGCGCTAATATAGTTCTGTAAAATTGATTGAACTCTTACTTGAGCAGAAGATGCAACTGATGCTTGTGTTTTTTGACCAATATAAACATCTAATTGTCTATCCAAGTCGGTCATTAACAAGTCAACTACTCTTCTTACTGAACGAGTTTCAGTAATTACATTCGTATCATCAGTTGTATAAATGTCAAATACATATGCTAAATTTGTATTTTCATTAAAATCAATTGCTGATAAGAAGTTAGAGCAGTAATAGTTTCTTTCTGAAGGATCCATAATTTGATTATTTGCTAAAGTAACTCTAGCAGGTAATGTTTTTCTTAACATTGGTTCGCTATAACCATATTCTGGATTTCCTTCGATACCACTTAAAGCACAGCAAGCATAAATTGCGCTTAATGCAACATTTTCTGTTTCTTGTGTTTTATCATCAGTTAATTGAATTGTTACTTTTTTATTAGCAAAATAAGTAATTCTTTCGTTATCTAATCCTTGTCTTTGAGCAACAATTTGGTCTTGTGTTAAAGTATCATCATTTGGAACGATAAAAGTTGTTCTATATTTTTTATATAAGTTAGAGGACATTTCTTCGTTCTTTTGGATTAAATAGTTTCTTAATGTTAAATCATCTTGTTTTAAGCAGATTACTGTTTGAACATTGATTTTATCTAATTTATCAATAGCGGCTTTATAAGCAGCAACTGTATCTTCTGTAACTTGTACACAATATACACCGCCACCTAATAAAGTTTGACCATCTAATACTAAATCTGCACCTAAAGTTAAAGGTTGAATTACACCATTTAAATATTCAGGTCCATATTGTTCTTTAATTTGTGTTTGATTGAACATCAATTTCGGGTCATAATCACCGCGAGTTTCTGATTTATTTAGTTTGTATGTGATATAAAAAGTTGAATTAGCAACTGGTTTATTAGTTCCAATCCAAGTAATTGTTGTGTTATCTTCATCAATTGTATAATCAGTATTTAATGTGTAATTGTAATAACCAGGAATATTTCCTAATCCTACAATTTCCATAATATCACCCGCTACTGCAGGTGTACCAGAAGGCAATAAAATTGCATCTGTACTTGTTTCATCACTTTCGTCGGATTCTTCTGATTTAATTAATTCTAAATTAGAAACATTGATATAGGATTGACCTACACCGATAATAGCAGTTCTGTTATAACCAAAAGCAGTACTACCAATAGATTGAGTATACTCTGTAAAAAGCACGCCTGGGGCCTTATAAATTGCCATTTAATTACTTCCTCTCTTATAAAAGATTTTAAAAACAAATTTGTTCTATAAATATAAATGAATTTCACAATTTAAATGAAATTATGCAGAAAATTCGCTTAAAACCCCCTATATCGCATTTTTATGATATAGGGGGTATAAAGTTATTACAAGGGTCTAAAACGCTTACATATCAGGCGTTTCAATCTTTCTAGCAACAATTGTAGCGGTTTCTGTTACTCTGATATCACCAGTTGTATTTAATGTATCAGAATAATTTGAAATTGTACAATCTTTATATACTTTCAACACTTTTTCTGTTGAGGCATCTTTTCTAGGATTTACTGTACCATCAGCATTGATGGCGGGTACTAAAATTACATCTTCAATATCGAATGGTAAAGAAGCATCAAATAAGGCTTCAATTCCACCTTTACCAGTAAATTGGTCCATTAAAGTAGATGTTTGTAAACGAAGTCTATTTACATTTAAGTTAATATCGGTGATCAAACCTTGTGTTACTTCTACACATTCTGGATTACCTAATTCAAAAGTTCTATAAGTATCTTTTGTTTGGGAAGTGGTAATTGATTGAATAGCACCAACTTGTACTCTCTTCCCTTCATCATTAATTGCAAAAATTTTGTGCTGTACTGAACATTGTATTCTAGAAGCACCTGGTTTCAAATAATTATCTGTAGCCATTTAAGTTCCACCTTTGTAATAAAGTATATAAATATAAATGAAAAAAGAACCCCCTATTGCTAGAGGGTTCTTATAATTATCTAATCGTTAAATTAGATTGATTCTTCCACGAACTCCACAGGGAATACGGCTGGAATGTTGTGTAACACTAAACCATAGTTGGCATAACCAGTTACTACATATTCAAGTTTCCAAGGCATATCGGTCACTTTCATTTGTTCTGGTTGACGCAACACATATTTCCCTAAATATTCAGGAGCAGTAATACCATAGGCAAAATTCTTCGGGCAGAGTTTGCTGACGATGAATTTGATACCATATAACTGACCAACATAACCATTTTCAATGATTGTGTTCATCGTTACTTGGTCTACAGCCTGAGGAGTTACTTTCAACAAGTCATAGTATTTGCTTGGGTGCATCACAATGGCTGTGGTGATTAAGGATAATTCCATTTGAGCAGCGCGGATGTCATTGATTACATCTAATGACATTGTAGCGGCTTGATAACCACCATACACATTGGCAGAAGCGGCAGCGGCTAATACTTTGAAGAGTTCAGTATCCAATTCCAAAGCCAACCCAATGGCTACTTTGTTTTTGGCTTCATCTAAAGTATTGTAAGCGGCTGTGAATACTTGGTCGTAAGAAACAATCCAGTTGATGGCAGCGGTGTGGGTGTTATAGAAAACACGTTTTGGACCGCGTTCAATGCGAGCAGGAGCACCTTTGAAAGGAACCACACAGGCACCAATTTCTGGGAACTCTACATCAGCCCAAGCCACATTGTTAGAAATGTTATCTTGAGCGAAGATTTTAGGAGTTACCGCTTCATAAGGTACACGAACTTTCAAGGCTTGTGAGAAGGCCACAGCGGCTTTCTTTTGCCCAAAAGCACCTTGTTGCATTAATTTGCCATAGTATTCATTTAACTTGGCTGTATCTTGAGCCTTCTGTTCGGCAGAGGCTTCTTTTTTCATGCCTTTCCCAGTAATAAGGGAGGCTAACATTTGTAATTCTCTTTCTGTCATATTATTTATTCTCCCTCATTATTTTACATTGACATAAACAGTTAATAATGCTCTTTGAGCATCAAATTTAACTACTGTAGCAACAGCATCTTCATCAGAACCAGCTTTGGCTAATTTACCATCAGCATTGATTGTTAAGCCATCACCAGCTTCATAAGTATCTGTTTCTACGAATGGATACACTGTCGTACCATCAATTTCGTCACCACCCAAAGTAACTTGAGCAACTTTCACTACTGCAACTTTCTTTGAGTCAGCAAACCATTCACCACCATTCACATCATCTTTACCGACGAAGTAATAGTTGAATGATAAACCAGCGAATTTATCGCCAGCTTTGGCTAATTTATAACCATTAGCACCATAAGTCAATGGAGAACCAGCGAGAATGTTTTTCTCGGTAAGATCACATAAACCATTAACTGTTAAAGCGTCGAAGTCTCTATTCAACATTTAATTTATCTTCCTTTAATTTAATTTATTGTCCAATGGAATCTAATTCTCTTTCAAGAACTAATTTTTCCATTTCGTCGGAAGCAGAAATCTTTGTTCCTTCTTCCATTGTGAAACTAGGTACGAAACCTTTTAGTGCGCTAGCTTCTTTTTTCATTTCTTCATTAATCATGCGTTCGTGCATAACTGTTGCTTCTTCAGAAGGGCAAGCGGTCATAGTTTCATAGACAGCATCTAATTGCGCCTTCGTATATTTAGCAAATTTTTCGGTCATAGCGGCCTTTTCTTCTTCATCTTCAATGTTCATCGAAGCCAAGATTTTGTTAATTTTGGCTGATTTAATCATTGTTTCTTCTTTAGAGTTCATAGCCGCTAATTTTTCCTGTAATGCTTTCAATTCGGCATCTTTAGAAGCAATTACTTCTTTTTGAGCACGAATTTCTTTTGTAGCATCACGCAAGGCTTTAATTTGAGAAGCCAATGTCTTGCTTGTTTTATTGCGTTCTTTATTAAAGTCTTTCATAGCCCATTCAACTTCATCACCTACACCAGATTTACCAGGTAATCTGTTGTATAATGATTTTACTTTTGAAGTTGCGGCTTTAACACCATCTTTACCTTCTTCCAATTCGGCTTTTTCTAAAGCAACTGTAGAATCGATATTTTCCTTCTTAATATCTTTTTCATCAATTGAGAAGTTTTTCAATTCTTCGGCTTTATCATTATCTGTGCCAGGAACTGTATCAGGTAATTCTGTAGCCACTAATCTTTTGGCTAATAATTTTTTACCATTTTCCAAAGTTAATACTCCTTTTTTAGAAGCAGTAATTTTAATTTCTTTACCATTCATTTCAACAGTGTCTCCGACTGTAGGGATAATTCTTTTGGCAATCTTTTTAGCAACTCTTTTTGTAACTTTTCTAGAAAGTTTGGATGCTAATTTTGTGAAAGCACCAAAAGTATAACCAATTTTAGAAGCAATTTTATTAAATACTGTTTCTGCTTCAGGCAATTTTTTACCTTCTTTGTAAGCCTTAATAATAGAGGCTTTTAATTGCTTATTTAAAATCTTACCCGCTTTCAAGGCTTTCAATTTTCCGCCTTTAAGTTTTAAGATATAATAAGAATTATTTAATGAAGCATGGGCAGTATGACAAGCAGCAGGAACATAAGCCACTCCATCAATTTCTTCCATTGTTTCAGGTAAAGGTTCAGCACCTAATTCATCATTCACTTCAGATTCTAAATCTTCAGCGACTTCTTCTTCAGGTTTTTCGGCATCTACGATAGCTTCATAAACTTCTTTCTTTTCTTCTTCAGAACCTTCTGGGGTTTGAATGAAGATTTCAGTACCATCAGCCTTTGTAATTTTTGCTAAATCGTCGGCTTCTTCTTCCGTCAATTTAACATTTTCTTCAACTGTGGCACCATCTGATAAAACGATAAGATCTTCTTTTTCTTCGGTGGCAGGTTTTTCTTCTTCGGCCTTTTCGTCGGCTTTAGGAGTTTCTTCTGTCACTTCTTCTTTAACTTCTAAATCTTTGTCGTCTTTTTCGAGGTCTGCTGTTTCTTTGACCTCTTCTTCAGCTTTGATTTTTCTTTTAGCCATTTAGAGTTATTCTCCGTTATTAAAATAAATCAATCCTAGGACATTCCTAGTTAAAAATATAAATGAAATAACTTATTTATAAGTTTTTTCAATAATTTTATCTAAAGATGAGTCTATTTCCTTAGAGGTTTCATATGTTACTTTAGCGCACGAATCTCCAAAACAATTCATCTCTATGGTTACGTTTTGAATGGAATCTTTATTTTGTTTTATCCATTTCAACATATCCATTGTATTATCAAAATACTTAATATTTCTTCCTTTGCTTGCAGTGGAACTAAATGGAGTATATGACCAATTATCATATGATTCTATTTCTTTATCAAAATTAAATATAGGTTCTACTTTATTTTTTTCGGGATATCTTTCTTTTAATTTGATAGCAGCGTCTTTCAATTTATCTGCTTTTTTTATTATATATTCGGCAATACTTTTCGTAGATCTTTGTCCCATTCTATTATCTTTATTTGTAAAAGAATCGCGAAGATCATTAGCCATAACATTTAATTGATCAATTATTTTTATAACTCCAGTACCTGACTTGTCTTTTTGGAAATCCTCATAGAAGGATGCTTGTTTTAACATTGAATTTATCTCCTTATCAAAATTAACTTCTTCTTCTTCGTTATATTGGTTCTTTAAATCTTTATAAGTAAGAATATGACCTTCTCCTAATTTAGATTCTTCTTCAACATTAGTAGTAATTTCTGGCATTTCTGTTTCAGGTTCACCTTCAACCGCTACTGTATTATCAACAGAAGGAGTTGCTAGTTTATTTAAATCTAATACTGTTAATCCGATTTGAAGTTCCATTAACTCTTTCAAAATACCTTGTAATGGGGCATTTATAATATCTCTGCCACCTGTACTGTTATCCATTACTTGATTTGTAATAGCATTCGCACAAGTTTGAAGTTTATTTAATAAAGCAACTGTATCTAATGCTTTAAATTCTTCTTCACAGGCCGTTCTAAATTCTTTCATTTTAGCGGCTTGTTTGATATTTTGATATTTAACCAATTCTGCTTGTAATTTATTTTCTTTTTTCTTCGAAGCCTTAATGTCAAATACGAAGGCGTCTTTATCAGCAGGAACTGCCACAGCCGACAATCCACTAAAACATAAATCTCTGTTAATTTCGTATATATCTTCGCCTTTGTCATTTGTTTTACCTTTCATATAAGTAACTGGCATATTAGGGTTCATATGTTGACATAATTCATCAAAACTATGAGCCACATTACCACATTCAGAGCATTCACATTCATTAGCCAAACAAGACATTGATACTTGATTATAAGTACCATCTAAAATTTGTTGGCAAAACTCTGGGTATTCATCTTTATCAATAGCGCATAAACAAACTGCATACTCTTCTTCATCATTAGCAAAAGCATCTAATACGATACCTTTAGCATCTTCTTCACTATCTTCTTTATGTTCAATATAGAAACCACATCCAGGATAGGTCGGTAATGCTTTCTTAATTTCTTCCCAAGGAAAGTAATCATAGTTACCATTATGTCCCCATTTTTCGCCACCAGAAATGGCTCTAGCAGTTAAAAATAAGAAATGGTTTGTATCATATTTGTAAGCATCTTTAGGTAGGAAATCTGTTCTATCTTGAGATGGGTTATCATTCGCTTGTTTTACGAAACTACGCCACTGAAATTTTCCATTTTCATCAGTAGCATACACTTGTTTAATATCAAGAGTTGCAATTCTTTTGAAAGGCATATTAAATTAAAATCTCCAAATTTGGTATAAAATAATTATTCTATAAATATAAATGAAGATAATAAAAACCTAGACATTTTATTGTCTAGGTTTAAGTTATTTAAAAGGCAAGTTTGAAGGATGTGTACTTCTCTGTAACCTATCCTTGTATTGTTCTTCTGTTTCCCAAGGAAATTTACCGCCTAAAAATACTGCCTTTAATACTTGTTTGAATGTACATTTATTTTCTGTACAATGCTCTTTGGTTAATTTCTTTGCCTTTTCTACCTTCGCTTTAGTCTGCTGCTTTACAATTTGCCTTTGTATATTATTTTGCAAATCCATTTGAGTAACAGATTTTGGCTGTAATGCTAGTTTAAACCCATAAGAGCCTATGGTTGTATCTACTCTGCTTTGACCGAATGTGAGTAAGGGTGTTACTAATACTGCTGTTACTAATACTTTCTTCATTTCTACTTTATTCTCCTTATACATAAAATTAAAGCCTCTAAATAGTATAGAGGCTTTAATTCGTGTGTTTTAATTTTTTAAGAGTTTATTTTATGTTTTTTATTTTGCCTCTTTAAAATTGCATACAAGCATAGTTTTCGTCATAAATTAGGGCATCATCACATAGTGCTTGCCAATCACCATTATATTTTTTATAAAAATAATCGTGTTCTCCGCCTTCTTTAAATTCTTCTTTTTCTACAAATTCGCCATTTATAACGAAGTTATCGGCTATATAGTCGGGGTCACTATTCTGGCCAGGTCCAACATCTTCTATTAATTCCAATAATCTAGGTGCTAAAGCAACTGATGCTTCTCCGCCCCATCTTTCATTGGCTTTTTGAAGTTCCTTTTCCAATAAACTCAAATACCAACTCATTGATACTTCTACTGTTTGTTCTGATTTAACTTTAAATTTCATTATTTACTCCCTAATCTGCATAATGGCTACTCAAATCATAAAAACCATAATTTTCAAAATTGTCATCTTCAATGTCTGGGTCTAATTCTATTTCTGTACCCCAATAGTTTTCATATTCTGATTGTAAATTCTTATCTATTACCAAAGGATTTTCTTCAAAATCTAACCGATATGCATCATAGATTTCTTCAAAAGTATCGGCAGTTTCCATTAAAGCAAGAGTATCATCCAATTTATGTTTAGTTATATAAAATTCACCTTGACCTTGATAAAGATTATACTTTCCTACTTTATCGCTTGGTAAAGCACCTATTTGGTCTAACTCTCTTTGGCTTAAACCACCTTTTAAAACTCTTATAAATTTCATAACTATTTACCCTTATAAAATTCTACTTCTTCGTCGTTTAACATTAAAACATGGTCTTCAGAAGGTTCACTTTCACATACATTTTTAAACTCTAAACGAGCATCTTCTTCCGTATCATAAGTAAAACCATCTACTTCCCATCTTTCATCTTCTGGGACATCCATATCATAGTAGGTGTCTTCATTTAAATCGTTCTTAATATTATCTCCATATTCGTTATACAAAATAAATTCAACAGCACCAACTACAAAACTTGATAAATCACTGCTACCTTTGGATGTTAATTCTTGTACAAATTCATCATAGTTATTAGGAACGAATGAAATAAACCCATCATAACTCGAAAAATTACTTTGAGCAAAAGAATCAAAGGCACTTTTATTAGCAGATAAATAATTCATCAACTCGTTCATATCAAATGTAGCGGTTGCATAAATTTCATCTGTGCTATAATTGTATTGAGCAGGAGAATAAATTTTTTCAAAAGTATAACTGAAAGAAGGTAATATGCTACCTATTTTTTCATTTACTTTATCGGTAAATACTCTTCCTATTTCTTCTTGGCTGTTCCAATAATTTTCAAAAATGGTATTATAAAAACCATCAAATAAAGGAACTACTGTTTTTACACTCGTCGATGCTTTTAATAATTTAAATTTCATTATTCATCTTCCTCTTCTTCATAATCAGAGCAACCTTCTTTGAAGTCATTATTTCTAAAGATAAAGGCTAAACATTCAGAAAGTTCGTCTGTGCCCATAGCATGTGCAATATCATCTAATGCTGCTTCCGCACCAACAGTATCAATCCACAGTTGAAGTTTATCCCAGGCTTCGCCTGCATCTACATACCAACCATAACTTTCGCCTGATTTAACTTTCTTGGATGCTATTTTGTTATGTTTTTCATAATCAAATTCTTCAGCAAGTTTTTCTACACTTGGGTCTAATACCACTTGTGTTCCATCTGCTTTTACAAAAATAAGATTACCAGAACGAGTAGTTTCACCAGTAAATTGTAAAGATAATGGGTTACCATTTATTTTATACCATTTTCCAGATTCTAATTTTGAAGTTACTTTTTTTGAAGCATTCTTTTGAGTATTCCAAAATTCTTTATGTAATCCAAGTTCAATAAGTTTTTCATCAAGAGCATCTCTTCCTAAACCCGTATTCTTTTTTAAGTATTCTAATTCTTCTTCAGACAACCCTTTTGATTTTAAAAATTCTGCTTTGGCATTATCAATTTTATTTTTGTATTCAAAAATACCATTCATCATTTTATTATGTCTTTCTGAACGGGTCAAATTTCTAGATTTTTTATCAAACTTATGTTCAGACTTTAAATATTCTACTTCTTCTAAAGCATCTTCTCTACTATCAAAACGATAGGGTTCGCCATCGGCATCACAATATTCACCTTCTGGTCCCCATATATAGTAATAATCTTCACCATTTTCTGTATCGTGATGTCTTCTTTCTACTTTCCATTCATTTGCTTTTAATAATTTAAATTTCATCTACATATCCGTCCTGTTCGTTCAAAATATTCAGTAAATTAGCACCATCTAATTTTATTTTAAGCCAAATCGACAAGTCAGCGGTATAGCCATAATCAAAGCACATAACACACCCATCTGAATGAACTTCATATATATTATCTTTCTTTAAATATTCATAAGTCCATTGGCCTTTACCAATATATTCTTCTATAGGTTCATTTTGAATAAGAGTGTCCACTTTTATTGGGTTATCTCCATTTTCTATTGGTTCTTTAATTGTATATCCAAAATTAAGTTCGGCATCTACAACTGAAGCCATATCTTCACCAAAATTTCCTATAAGATTTTCATCAGAATCATAAACATCGAATGAAACAATCTTTATGGAATTAGGATTTACCTCACCTCTATAACCATTTGTGAGTTTGATTGGCTCTGTAAATTTTAATTCAAAATTGGTAAGTGTTAATCCTGCGCCACGACCTGCTTTTAATACTCTAATAAACTTCATTACTTATCTTCCTTAATATCTAAAAGTAATACACCCAAAATAAAGAAGAGCGAAAATACTTGAATTTTCAAACCAACATTTACTGGTAAACTATGCCAAATATAAACTGTTAATAAAATGGCTGCCAATTTTTCTTTCGTATTAAAAATTTTGAAGAACCAAGAACAAATTGTTTTAATTCCATTCCAAATAACTTTCAAAACTTCTACAATTTTATCCCATACTTTTTTCATAATTAATCTCCTAGTTATTATGTAATAAATGCATTTTAATAATCTTCAAATCTTCTAGCATAATATCTTGCTTTACCGACGATTTACTCATCTCCGTTTGCATTTCACTAATCTTTTGATTAGTTTTCGATAAGTCTGTTTCTAATTTACTTACTCTAGGCGGTAACCCTTGTGTTTCGTAAATAAAAAATGTAACCGCTGCTATACAAGCGATTACAATGGATGCTAGTTTTACTACATTCAATACAAAAGATGTATTTTCTTTAATTTGAGAAGCCATTTTAATTTTAATTCCTTAAATGATAAAATCTTTCTATAAAAATATAAATGAAATTTATTTATCTTTCTTGGATTTATTTTCGCTCACAAATTCTTTAGAAATGCTAGGTAGTTTACCAACATAATTTTCATCAAATATAGTTGGTTTATAATATGGTGTCGGTACTGAAATTCTTTGTTTTATCATATTAATTTCAGTTTCCAATAAATTGATTTTGAGTACTAATGAAGCATATTTATCTATATCCGATTTCTTACTTATCGGTTCTATTCCTTCGGCCTCATTACCATATACTAACTTATAAAGTAACTGTCTAATATCATATAATAATTCTCTATTTGTAGGTTCACGCATGCACATATTGTATTCTCCTTTATTCATATTATACTAATTTACATATGTTTCAATTGCCCAGATTAAAAAATTAAAAAACAAATAAATGCTACCCAAAACTAGCATTGAAAGTAAGAACTCTCCAATTGATTTAATAAAAGATTTGATCTTTCTCCATAATCTATTTCTTTTAAATCTTTTAACACATTTCCTGCTACAAAAGTTGATTGAACGACCATAACATAAATCTTTTTTACAAAGCATACATCTAATCATAACTACCTCCTTGTATTTACCTTACAATTATATTATATAACATTTTTGTAAAAAAGTAAATAATTTTATTCATAAAAATAACCGCCATTTTAGGCGGTTATTATATAAGATTTTAATAATTATTAGTCGTGGTATTGCTCGCTATCGTTATTATAGTTACTATAAGGAGTTTCTGTAGTATTTAAATTTTTAGTTATTTTCTCGACGATTGTTGGCTCTTTAATTTTTCTATTATTGAAATAATAACATATAAAGAACTCAAATAAACCGAGTGCTGCTAACATTACTCTATAATCTCTATCAAGTAATATAATTAACACTACTAATAAACAAGTAAAGAACACTAGTTTATTTCTAAAACTTTTTAAGTCCTCAAATAAACTTAAATTTGCTTCAAGGATTGCTATTACTATTTTCTGTAATAAATTTATAACATCTTTTATAAACTTAATCATAAATCTACTCCCCAAATAAATTCTCCACTTCCAGAATTGGCATAAAATTTTTGTTCTACTATATCAAACATACCATTTGAAGGAACTTTATAACTTCCTATTTGTAGTCCTTCTGGTACAGGTACTAAATATTGAACAAGTTCTTCATTATTCCAAATTTTACTTAAATAAATTTTTGTAGAAGAGGCATTCGGTGTTAATACAGAACCATTTTGATTTACTGTAAATAAATACAATGGATAATTTGTTGTAAAACTTTGTTCTGTATCAGTTTGTACTAACTCACCGTTTAAAAATACTTTATTTTTATTTCTATAAATAGTATTTTTGATATTTTTTGTAAATGGAATAGTATAACCAAAATCTGAAGTTCCATAGGTAAATGCTAACATATTTGAATAGAATAAAGCGAAAGCATCTTGTAGATATGCTTTACGTGCGCCGAACAAACGTTGTCCATTATTTCCATTAAAATTTATAACCAATTCATTAGAAAGATTACTATTAGCATAGATACCACTATCAATATATTGAGTTCCACTACTTTGTAAATAAACATTAGGATTACAATCTAACAATTCTTTATAATTTGAATTTCCATTAAACCAATACTTGCCATTGGCTTTGATGTATGTTTCTTTTAGGTCTATTGAACCATTAAATGGATATCCATAACTTGCGTTATTAGACCAAGTACCAATATAAAAAGGCAAATTTGTGCTAACTGGCGTTAGGGTTGATGTATCTCTTGTATGGGTACTTTCTGCCCAAGTTTGTCCTCCGTCTTTTGATACTCTAAATGCAAAAGTATTGTTTCCCTTATAAAACCCTTCTGCTAAAATCTCATCTCCTTGTGATATGGAAACGGGCGAATTTATTGTAGCATCTCCTGTTGTACCGCTTACTCTCCCAATTAGCCAACGAAGCACTCCTTTATTAGATATTGTCACTCCTTCTCTGTTTGAACTTGTGTATGTTAAAACGCTTTGAGAAGTTCCTATTGTTCCAATTTTGAATTTTATATGGAAACTATATTTTGTAATATCATCCGTAGGAGCATTTTGAGATGTAATTATTCTATCTTGCAGGGTGAAATCACTAGCCACTCCATCTACAATAGTAGGATTACCTACAACTTTATAATTATCATAACCTTGTATATTATAATATTGAGCAAAATCAGGAATACCATAAACAATTTTATTGTTTAAGTATTTTTTAATTACTCTTTTATTTCCTATAAAGGATTTTAATATATTTTTGTTATTGTAAGTAATCATTTATTTTATATTTATTGACATATTACTATCATATCATTTACAAAGTTATCAGAAAAGTAAATTATTCTTTCTTCTTTTTTATCGCCTAAATAAATGCTCATTTATTACTTATTATTCATTAACCCAAGTCAATACACCGTTTATGTTCTTTAATACTTGCGTACCATAAGAACTGTATCCACTGACAGAGGTTAAATCTTGCCCTGCTTGCGCCCAACTTGTACTTGTCCCGTCAGTCGTTAAGAACTTTCCAGTGTTACCAGTTTGTGAAGGCAACGGGTCAATCGTGTTATTTATTAGCGAAACATAGCCGTTTGTTTTTTGTACTGTTACAGCGCCATGCAAGTCAAAATCAGTAGGCCTTACTGCAGTAGCACCGTTGAATGTATTAGAGCCATTGGCAGCAATAGAGCAACCTCTTATATCTATGGAGCCATTAAACACTCTATTATCGTTGCCAGTTTTTCCTAAAGCAATAGAATAAGAACTGCTGTAATACAGAGCAGTAGAGGATTCATAAGAACTATAATCTGTATAAGTTTCTCCGTCGTCGGATATTTGTAACTTATAAAGATTAGAGCCGTTATAACTAAACTTTAGATAGTACCAAGAATCTGAATTAAGCGGATAAGACGGCTCTGCTACCCAGGAAATGTTCCAGGAAGTTCCGTTGCTACTCAATCCAAACCCGACGCCCCATTTTGTTCCTGACAATGTCATTTGGGCGGATATACCCACAGAATAGTACGAGTAGGACCCTGTTCTAGTTGACCCTAGAAATATATTCCCAGCATTAGCGTCAGTCGATAATGGAGTTTTGACTTTTAGAATGATATTCCAGGGATTAGATTTGCCAGTAAATTTTGTTCCACTTATACTTGCGTAATTGTTAGTAGAGAAATTGCTTACAATATATTCTGATAAGTTTTTATTCTGTATCTGAATGTTTTTACCAGCAATCAAGTTAGTAGAAGTATAACCTCCAGTGACACTAATCACTCCGTCAGTTATATCGATATTATCTCCAGCTACAGGACCATTAATGGCATATTGCGTTTCGGAATCGCTTGCGCTATATGGCTCAGTGAAAGGAGTGAAGTCGGAAGTCCAAACAGCAGCGAGTGTTACCCTAAATTCATCATAACTTGTTCCTGCATTTGCACCACTCCCATAAGCACAAAGAGAAGGGGCCAAACTATAAGATGTGGTTCTTGTTGCCTCGTATGCTTTCTTCCCATTTACGAATAAATATACTTTGCTATGGGTTGCGTCGTTCACATAGGCCACGTGGAACCAATCCCCCCAGGTTATGCTAACAGGCCATTCTACTTGAGTTTTGCTGCTTCCGCCCACGCCGTCCAAATAAGTAGATATTTTAATAAGACCAGAGTTGGAGGGGTTATTAAATTCTATGGATTCAGCGCCATAATTATTATTATAACGAGTCCATAAAGCAGCATTCGTGCTATCACTGCTAGTTGGCTTCAACCAAACGTCATAAGTAAAATCTGTACTGGTTGTATCGTGAAAACTCCCTATATTTATAGAAGAACTACTTGTAGTAGTAGATTTTACATTTATTCCTTGTCCGAATTTTCCACTTACATAAGAGGTCTTGAAATAATTAACGAACGTGAGAGGAGTGTCTTGTATTACCTCTTTTGCATTGTTGTCAAAGTGGTACAATCTTTCCACATTGCTTGTTATAGCAGGTTTTTGCACTTGGCTTATCGTTACATTCGCGCCACCGAGCAAATTTGTTCTGCTATAAACACCACTTGCGTTTATGTGGTATTCGTCAGAATCTTGAGAGTCAGGAACCCCTTTCCATATAATAGTATCATTCGATTTTAATTGGCAGCCATTAAGGTCTATAGTGCCCGCAAACCCATGGCTATATTCTGCAGTACCAATCATAAACCCAGAATTACTGTTGAAAAGTTTTGTGGTACTATCTACTGTTATTTCATCTACGTACTCTCCCCCTTCTGTCTTTAGAGAAATGACGTATTGTGTGCCAGTAAATTTTGCTCTTACATAATATACAGTGTCATCTGCTAGAGTAGTCGTACCAGCCGTTCCACTTGCGACGTCCCAAGACGAGCCAGTGGAACTAAGCCACGCAATTAGTTTGTGGCTATCGATACCAATAGTCATTTGTGCTACGGAAGTATTATTGCCTGTTCCACAAATACGTTGTGTAGTGCTAGAAGTAGAATATGTTACCTTCCACTGCCATTCCCAGGTATCATAAGAAGCAGGAGAAAAATAAAAAGGCAATCTTAAACCACTATAACTACTGCAACCACTAAGGATTCCTTGCGAACTAACAGTGGCATTCCCAAATAGATAGTAATTCGTAGAATCAACCGCATTGCTAATTTCTATATTGTTCCCAGCCGTAAGAGTATCATTAGTCCAAATTCCACTACCTGCTTGATTTTTGTTGATAACTGTTTCTGCCATACTAGAAAACCTCCACAGTAATTTTGTCTGTGCTCACTAAGGCAGTAACAAGCGTGAGCATAGTACCGCTAATTGTATAATCTTCTGTCGGTTGTAACAAAAGACCATTCTTGTAAATCTTTACTAAAGTGACTGAACTCGTATCAGATATTGTTACGGTCGTACCAGTTACGTTTGTGTACCAAGTAAGGTTAGGGGCTACACCGCCCCCGCCGCCCATACTATATAATAGCCCTACTTTCCAATAACTATTCAATGAATCATATTCATAAACAATATCATAAGTACCTGGAGTAAGAGTAAAACTATCTACTAAATAATGAGTTGTTCCCCAATCGATTGTTTGGGTTCCAGTTATTTTAATTTGAAGAATTATTTTATTTAAAATATTGTTATTTACTGTTTGTGGCAGTACGAATGTAGTATTAGCAGTAATTGTTATAGAATTTACTGTATTTGTAGTTAATGCTATACTACCGCCTGTGGCAGCGATATTTAATATAGGATTTTCTGGTTGTTCTAATACACATACACCATTTTTTAAATGGATAATATAGTCTGTATTTAGTTTAAAACTAGGTTCATATAAATTTATCCAATTAGCATTAGAAAAACTAAAATTAAAGCCATTTTCGCTTGTTTTAAAGTATATGTATGAATCTTGATAAGAAGTATCAAATGTAGTTATACTTAAAGAACTTAATGTTCCATACTGATAAATAGTATTTGCCAAAATCTTATTTAATTCAATAGATGTAGATTCGGTATCTGTAATAATATTAGGTTGTAATACTGCGCCATTTAATATATTATTTTTTAATTGTTGAACAGTAACTTTTGTAGCAGTTGCCTCTGTATATGTATCATCAATATAAACTGTAGGTAATACTGTTTTATTAGTTACATCAGAAATAGGATTTAATTCTGTAATTTTCTTACCACTTAATGCCATTATAACACCTAATTTTTATTGTAAATTTATTATAAAAATATAAATGATAATGATAATGAATAAAAATACCTCTTCTATAATTATACAGAAGAGGTAATCTTGCATTTAATTCTTTTATTTTCTACTCTGTAGCAGGTAAATCGAACAATACAGTTGTATTAGTTCCACCAAAACCTGCAGTTACATCTGCCCACGCTCCAGCGAGATCCCCACAGGCAAAGACCAACCCAAGTATCTTCCAAATAGTGTCAATATCAAGGTTCATTTTCTACCTACCCTATTTCGTAATATTCTTTCACTTGAGAAGAATTTGTAGGCAAGGTTATCAAGTTCCGTAAACTATATACTCCATCAATGTAAGTAGTATTACCACTTGTTGCCTTAAAACTGTTTATATCAACTTCCCCATATTTCCATATTGCATTTGTAGAACTGTTACTTTGTTGCGTCAGGAAAATGTCAGAGTTGCAATACAGTTTGTCTGAAGATGTTACTTCTTTTATAGTTGTCCAACTGTCGCTATTGTCAGGCGCATATTCAACGGTGTATTTAGTCAAATCATACGTTAATCTAACTTTGTACCACGTTAAGGGTTCTAATGAATACTCCGACCAGGTCCAACCCAAGTTCCAGGAACTGTTTGCGGTTGTTAAGCCAACTCCTATTCTTGCTTTAGTTTCACTAGCATCTTCCCAATCCATTACAAGTTCAAACCCAATATCATAATGCGTGTTGCCAGTTATAACTATTGCCTGACCATTTGCAAAGTTTTTCAATGGGGGTGTCCTAAAACTAAATGTAAACACAAATGCCTGGTTCGTTTCAAGCCATGGGATTACAGATTTATCTATACTACATTTCCCTTCTGTACAAAATCTATGTTTGACAGGCAACCTCTCGGCAGGTATCTTCCCCGTATTACCATCTAATAAAGGGTACGAATATACTTGTAGCGTTTTGGCAGTAGAATTTGAGCCAGTACCTAGTTGGATAGCTTCATTAGCTTTTGCTTGCGCGGCTTCTGCCTTACTTTCCCCACCGCCTATGGCTATGCTTTTAGACTGAGTTGCGTAAGCATACGCCCCTATAGCGATTTTATATCTTGATGAATAGCCACTACTTTCAGCGTAACTACCGATTGTTACACTACTAATTGCATCACTTTGTGCTGAATATCCGACTGTAACACTTCCACCATTAGATTTAGCAGAATGTCCAACAACGACAGACTGATGATTATTAGTTGTTACAGAATTTCCAATTGCAACCGTGTTCTCCGACGTGGATGTATTATTTGAGTAACCTATGTTTATGACATTTGGGTGCGTTGTTGGCGTTCCCAAAATAGTAAGCGAATTAGAGCCAGTGGCTGTGTTCTGTAAATAAGCAGACAAATCAGGCGAAGGTTGTGTATTATTGATTTGGTAGTAGGTTTGTCCGCTAGATTGACTTATAGTTGGACTTCCGTTTACTGTGAAATCAGTACCAGCTACGGCTGTGCTACCGTCAAAAGTAATCACATTGTTTACAACTATTTTTACGCCACGCATATCTACAATGCCTTTGTATGCATCAGCGGCCGAGCTGTTTGTCCCAATTTGTACAAGGTAGTTATTATACCCTGTATATAATGCACCGCTGTAAGTTTTTGTTATATAGTCAGTAAAATTAACTCCGTCTGTGGAAACTTGTAGCTTATAAGTATTTGAGCCATTGTAGCTAAATTTTAGCCAATACCAGGTTTCCAAGCTCAAATCATAAGTGCTAGGAACTTCATAACCTATGTCCCACCCCGTTCCGTTTGTAGAAAGACCTAAAGCAAATCTGCATTTCCCGTTGTTAGTGTCGCAAGAACTTCCTAGACCTATTCTCATCCACCCGTTAGGACTAGGACTACCCAAAAAGTTACCACTTATATTTCCAACACTAGCAGGGGGCGTTTGTACTCTTAATGTAAAAGACCACTCATAACTTCTTTTTGCGAATTTATTAGCGGCTAATGTTATATAATTTGAGCCACTAAAATTGCTCACATTATAGTAAGCCGTTGAATTTTCAGTAATACTGATATTTGTACCAGCAACCAAATTATCTTGCGTGTAAACATTTTCTAAAGCATTTGTAATAACTTTGTTTTGTACTGGGTTTTCGCTCGTTGTGGAAAGCGCACTATCTACAGTTACACTTCCACCACCGCCACCATTTCCAGATTGTGCTATTACACCAGGTATTACTAATTTACTCATAAAATCGTTCTCCTACTTAACTATTTTTATAAGGATTTTCTACTAATCCCATTTCATATACTTCACTACCATCTGAATATACAGCACAAATCCATCTTGTCATAGCAATTACTGTATTGATTTTATCGTTTTCAAATCCCTCTTCTAATTTCATATCTGAAGTAGAAGTAGGTTTTTCGCCTTTATTACTTACATAAACTTGAGCAGAACCAGTTATTTCCAATGTAGGAAGCATATAACTATCTGCGAAATATTTTCTTTTATAAATTTTTCCTGATTCTAATAGCATAAAAACTCCAATATTATAGTATAAAAATATAAATGATACAGTTATTTTTCATAAATACATTTATTAGGAAACTTCTTTTTTAAAAAATCTTCTACTTTTTTAAATGTATTTTCAGAACAACTCATAAATCTATCATAATTCTTTTCATCAAAAATAGTGCTAGAAAGGACTTTCATATCTTCTATAGTATTACTATTACCGATATAATAATTTCCATATAGAGAGCGTTTACAACAATGTAAAGCATCTGTTTTAATCTTATCTGAAATGGTTAGGAACTTATATTTATTGATGATTATAGGACAATGTAGTTCAAAACTAATAGGCTCTTCAAAACCCATAGATTTTAATTCTTTATAAGCATTTTCTACATTTCTATCATATGGAGTTAATGAATTGTGTATTTTGTGATAGTAACTAACAATATCTTTCATTTTACCACGATTTAATAATAAATCACTAGGCTGTATAAGTTTTAATATAAAGAAATCATCATTCATCCATATAAAATTATCTGAAATTTCTTTATTTAAACATATTGTTTTTAAACTATTTGTAGTAGAAACATAACGAGAATTTACACTTTTTATAGGAATATGTATAACATTTTGCACAAAATTAGGTAAATCACCAATAATAAAAACTCGGTCGTGCTGTATATTTTGTAACGACCTTAAACTATATCTTAATTCTATATTTTCATTTGTAGATTTAACTGGATATACGATGTCCATATTTCTATCCTTTAAAGTCTATTTTTATTAGGAATTATTAAAACAATACTAATTAGAATTTTAATCCGTATTCTTTGCACCAAAATTCTGTTTCTAATAATATAGATTTTTTATATAATTCTGGTAATGTTCCTAATCCATTTTCTATACTTATTTTTTCTATATTATTTAAAATATTAGATACAACAACTTTCATTCCAAATTGATTATATTCTGCTAATTGTTGTTCTGGATTATGAAATATATATTTAAATTTAGGATTTCCATGAAGAGGATGAAATATAGCAGGAGCATTATTTTGACAATCCGATAAATTAAATTTTATTCCATTTTCTTTCATTTGTTCGTGAATTAATTTTATTGTATATTTATTTACTAAATGGTGCGCGCCATTAAACCCTTGTGGGTGATGTAACTGTCTCCATTCAGTTAAATTCTGCGTAGATATTAAAGACTCTTGTCTGGAAATTTTAGAAAAAGTCCTTACATAATTGTAAGGACCATATATTGTTTTAGGGGATTTTAGTGAATGTTCTTTTAATTTTCTATCTATTGTTAATTTTAATTTAGATTGTGTATTAATAAATTTCCAACTTGTATATCTATTTAATGATTGAGCCTTTGCTATATCAATTGCTAAAAAGCCTCTTGGAATAGAAGTTGTTATAGTTCTACTTAATCTAGTATAATTTCTAGGTCTAATTGTTCTATGTATCCTTATTAAATTTTGACAATATAAAGTGGTCGAAAATAATAATGTAATTAATACTATAAATTGTTTCACTATTATTACCTCTTTATTGTAATTCAGGATAGAACATAAATTGGCAAATATTAAATGTATAATTTTGTGTTGAAGGAACACCTGTTATAGAGAATGTATTTGTAAAACTTATTATATCATTTAAAGTTACTGGAATTAAATTCTTATATAGAGCATCTAATGTTATAAATTTATTATTAATGTTTACTATCGCATTTGATATTAGTGCACAATGTGTCTGTGTATTAGGATATTTTTCTAATATATTATATAATAATATATAACCATTCGAAGGAATTGTAATAGATGTATAAGAAATATTTGTTACACCGCCTGAACTAATTCTACAACTACATGCTATATTTTGTTCCGACCCATTTGCATAATCTGGTCTTTTCATTCCACCTGCTCCCGATGCTAAACTTTTTATAACATTTTTACCATCTTCTGATAAATTACTTAAATTTTTATCTGCTAATAGGGTTTCATCTATTATTGTTGTACCATTTATTTGTATAGGCATGATATAACTCCTAATTTACGAAGTTTTAATATTTAAAGTATTTGTAGTAGAATCATATTCAATCATAATTCCACCTAAAGTAGAACTTGTTGCGGCTGGTAATACTGTACTAGGTACTTTTCCATTAGCATCTAAAATTGTAGTATTTCCCAATTGTGTCGTATCGGCTGTATTATTTGTACCACTACCTATCTGAATTGCTCTAGTAGCAGTTGCTTTTGCACCAGATCCGACTGCAACACTACCATATCCTGTGGCATTCGCCGAAGTATTAGATGCATTACCGCCACCTACAGCAGTTCCATATTCACCTGCTTTAGCATTAATACCTATTGCAGTACTTCCATTTGTTCCTACACTAGTATTTTGACCTATATTAAGACCAAATGAACTTGTTGATGGAGTACCTAAAATAGTTAAAGAATTTGTTGCTGTCGCTGTATTTGCTAAAGCACCAGTTCCGCTTGCACTAATCACTCCATCATTTATTGTAATGGTGGTTCCATCAGGTTTTACTGCACCAGGAGCAGATACAGTAGCTAATGGTAATTGAGCAGATGGAATTTTTACATTTGCATCCAACGAAGCTATACCATTTGCGACATCTTTATGAGCAGTAGTTAGAACTTCTTTCCCAACCCAAGTCAAACTACCGTTTGAAAACCCCATCAGGCGCTTTGTGTTAGCAGAACTTGTTCCGTTTCTAGCGAAGAAAACAAATGCTCCTCTTTCCGCTACTGTAGGATAAGAAGTAGAACGCAAAGCAAACCCAGCACCAGCACCAGAATTATAATTCCATCCGCCATCAAAGTTAGTGCCATTGTTATTTAACTGCAGCCCCAGAACTTTATTGCTATCGCCTGTCCAGGTTATATCTCCTGTCATTGTACCGCCAGCTAATGGAAGATAAGCATCTAAATCATTACTCCAAGCTACTGTATCGCCAGATATATCAGTTTTATAAATATTTCCACTTCTAACTATTAAACTGTTAGTGTTAGTTTCTGTATTTACATATAATTTGCTACCAACTGTTAAATAACCACTTGTATCAAATGCTAATGGGGTTACTTCATTATTTGTATTAGTTAATCTTAAAATAGCACCTGCATTTAGGTTTCCACCTGCTAAAGGTAAGTAATTTCCTATCTTTTGATTGACTTGATAGGGAGTGGCTGCTTTGGTAGTAGATGAATTATTAAACTCTGTTTGGGTTGCTAATATTATATCCAAATTTGAATAAGCATCTGTAATTACATATTCTGTAGTTGGATCTTTTGTAGCTATAGCATCATATTCTGATTGAGTTCCTACCCAAGTTTTAACTTCTGTATTATTATTTGTTTCTGTAATGCTGCCAGAACTATAGATTAATAGGTTTTCCCCATTCCAATGATATAAAAGGTTGTTAAATGAGTAAATTTGCCCCGATTCTAAATCTATACCACTATCCCAGGTACTACTACTTAAAGCAGTAAAAATCTTGTTAGAACTCGTATTTAACCACTTTTCACCAACAGAAAATGATGTTGGCTCGGTTGCTTGTAAATAATTTAATAAAACTCTTTTTTGGTCAATATAATATTTTAGCGCCTGTTGTGAAGGTGCTAAAATATTACTATTTGCGGTTAAATTTTTATCTATATCAAGATTTAGTCTTTTCATTACCTAATTACCCCAATATTACTGCTGTATATGTACCTGCTGAAACTGTGGATTCAGCATAAAATGTAACTGTAATATTACTGTTAGTGGTATTACTATTTACATCTACTGTATCTCCAGTTGCTGTTTCATAAACTCTAATAAATAATTCTTTTGTTCCTAATGTATTAGAAATTGTCCAAGTAGCATTTGTACCTACGGGCGATATTTGAGGATTTGTAACTACTATTTTATTAATAGGATAAATTCTCTGACCTACATAATAGATATGTGCTTTACCATTTACAATGATAATTTCATATTTTTTATTTGGTAAAAATGTAGGCGGATTATCAACAAAATACCAATCTGTTAAGTTCGGTGCTGAAAATGTAAATGTACTACCTGTTTTAAAATTTAATGAAATAAAGTATTGGCTATTAGGTATAGTACTTAATGTTAAACTTGTTAAGGCATTACTAAATATATAATCGGTATTTGCTTGTAATCCTAAAGAAGGAGTTGCGCTTGTATTTGTTACTTTTGTTCTGGCCATCGTAAGTCTAGTATCATCTACACTAACTAAACCATTAGTAACTAATAAACCGCTTCCTACTTGCATTACACCTTTGGTTGTTGTAGAAGCATCAGCTAAAGTAGTGGTTGTAAAGAAAACCCATTCAGTTCCGTTATATTCCCACAATTCGCCAACATCTTCAATAGATACTTCATCACCATTTCTAGGTTGTCTACCTGTAGTATCTACTACAAATTGCGTTAAAATTGATTGTCTATCAGGTTCTGGAGCAGTTGCTATACTTCCAATAAATTCGTTTTGCTGCTTTAATGCTTGAATAACAGGGTCATTATCTAACCAATTAGATAAATTACCATTTTCATCAGCATATGGAATTGTATTTGCTTGTGGTGTTGTAGAAATTCTTTTAAATTGGTTATGATTAGCCATTATTTGCCTTCCTTATTGCTTCTGCAATATCTTCTAAATCTTTCGCTTTATTTACATTAAATTCACTGTACATTGAAGGATTTCCTAATATACCTTCTCTTACTACACGAGGCATATGATATTTTTCTTCCAATGCTTCTAATGTTTCTTGTAATGTAGGCTCTGGTTTTACTGGGGCATATCCTTCTATATACCAATTTCCATCGTATCCTTGTTCAACATTAAGACTTACAAATCCCATTGATTTATAAAAAGACATGTCGTCACCAAGGGCAACATTTACTGTATGTAATTTTTCATCAACAATCTTTGCTAATTTTTTCATAATTATCCTAATTTATAGTATGTAGCAGAACTTATATTTGAAAAAGTTACTATAGAACCCTTTTTCGCTACACAGTTTCCACAGTGAAATTTACCAGAACCTTCATTGTTTGGGTCAGCCCATACACAAACACCATCTACATATAGATAGGCTGTTCCATAACCACCATAAGAACCACTAACAACTACTAAAGCATTATATGGCATTTCTGTACCACTAGAAAATCCTACACCAGTAGTCATATCTGCGGCACAATTTGATTCAGTTATTCTTAAAGCATTATCAACACCTATTTGGCTTAAATTATCCAAATCTGTATTTGCTTTATAAACACTTGCCTCCATAATAGCATTTAAATCTATTACAGATGAATTTTGTATTTTATTATAAACACTTATAATATAAGGATATTTAATATTTAATGGCGTAACAGTATTTGAACGTCCATATATAGGGCTGCAACGAGATGCGTCAAATCCATATTGTTGCGGATGATTTGTACCATCGCCAGCTGTTCTATTTGTATAAGGCAATTTATAAAATGCACCAGAAGTTCCAACATCATTGTATTTTTCACCACTTCCATGCGTACCAGTAATATTAGGTAATCCAGCCTCTGTTAATTTAGATAATTGTGTTAAATCGCTTAAACCTTGTATAAAACAATTAATAGCAGGAAATCTTAAATTAGAACCTTGCCAAGCAAATTTACCACAGGAACCATATGTAGTGAATGTTTGATTCCATTCGTCTATTCCTACAATTAACTTTTCTCCTACTAATTGATTATTAATTGCGTTCAATTTTTCAATAAAATTAGGTATGGCAGCATTTGCATTTGGATATATAGCACCATCTAATCTTAAAAATCCTTCTGGTACATCAGCAAATATATAATTCATTACTGTACCGATAGGCAAATTTGTTTGAATAATAGGATTTTTTAATACAGTTGGATCAATTAATTTTGCTCTTTCTACAGTTATTTGCAATTTGCCACTGACCAAAGATGAAAGATTATTTCCTGTAATAGTGGCGCAAACATATTTGCTATCAGTAGTTGATAATATTTCATCAAATAAATCTTTAGTAAAGTTTGTATCAGATACGGGTTGTGTTAAATCATAATTAGAAATAAAGTGGTCTGCACTATATTCTTCGTCTGATTCATCAGTACCTATACCTACAGAAATTGACAAGGATAATGGGTCTTCATCCGAACCGTCACTTACAAACTGTTCAATAGTTTTTAAATAAATACTTTTAACTGCAGTTCCAGCCATAATAGGCGACAATGTAAATACAATCGGTGATGTATTACCTTGTATTTGGTTCCAGTTAATTTCAATAGTATCTAATACATTTGATGTATATTTTTCTACTTGCTCGGCTGATGTTATTTCTGTTGTTCTTAAAGTTGTCCAAACACCAGTTGTAGAAGAGTTTTCTAACAATATAAGTGTAGCCATATTGCCAGAAGAAATCTCTTTAAATAAGTTTAATTGGCTTAAATCGTTTGTATAGTAGTAAATATTAACTGGAAAAGCACTTTCATTAATAATTGTAGTACGCCAGTTATTCCATAAATCTTGAGCATTTGGCAATATAATAATATTACCATCAGCCATATTTGTACTAGTTAGATATAAAGTTTGAGGAGTTTCTGGATCTAATTGTAATACTCCTTCTTGAAAACTAGGTACTTTAAAACCTTCTATTACTCTCTGTTCTAGTATCGCTCTATTACCGCGATACCCACCAGTAGTAACACCAATTTTATTGTATTGTTTAGTCATTTGGACACCTTTAAAAAGTTATATATAAAATATAAATGAAGAAGCATAAATAAAACCACCTATTTCTAGGTGGTTTCTTTACTCTATGTTCGATAAAATATTAATCTTGAGTAAATCTATAATGTTCTTCTACCATACTATACAAAGACTGCGCTAAATCGCTATTTAATGGGATATCAATATTTGTTTTCTCTCCATCTATATTTGTAATAGTAATCTTTTTAATATCAAAATCTTCATAATAAGCCTTATTTCCATAATAATCTTCTGGGGTATCGGCTAAATATGGACTTGAAGTTCCTTTTGTTTCTGGTACAAAACTGCCTAATTCATAATCTAAAGAAAGAGTAAGTTTATGCTCTTTTTGGTCATCTGTAATAATTGTCATATAAACATCTTCATAATCTATTTTATCAATTATTACATCATATCTATTCTGCCACATTTTTTCTACATCAGATGCAGACATACTAGATTTCATATGCTTAAACATTTCTACCTGTTTAAGTCTTTTTTCGGCCTGTTCTTTTGTATCATAAGTACCTAAATTCTTTCCCTTTTCGGATTGAACTTGGTACTTATTATCTTTTTTAACAATTTTAGATTTAATTACTCTAATTAGTTTCATAATTAACTGTTTAAAAAAGGTCCTCTATATCAAGCAGTGAAGAATAAGCATCTTGCAATTTTTTAGTTATTGCACTTTTAATATCTCCACGATTAGGATGCGCTTCTACATTAGATTTAATCATACCTTTAATATAATACAATTCATCATCTATTGACTCTAACCACTCTTCGATTTTAGTTTTTCTTTTATTAGTATCTTTAATTTCTTCTTCGGATTTAACTAATTTTTTAAATTTCATAAATTTATTCTCCCACATTAAATATAAATGTATTTATTATAATTATATAATACAATATTTTACAAAATAAGTAAATAATTTATAATCTTACACTAACACCAAACAAGAATTTAGTATCACCATTTTCTAAATCTTTACCTAATGATACTTGAGCAGCAGTATTTTTTGTAAAGTTTAATATATCAGAAATATTTCTTGATGCATAACCATATAAAACAGAATTATTAGTAATACCTGCGCCTAGATTATATCTATCCCAATAAAATACTTTAACTTGTAACCCTAGTTCTAATTTATCACTATATAAAGCAGCGACTTCTGGGGCAAGTGTAAATCCTTTATTTTTAATTAAAATAACCGAGCCATCTTCTTGTTTAATTATATGGTTAAATGCTTTATCTAATATATTTAGATTTAATTTTTCTTGTTCGGAAGGAGTAAGTATTTCTATCTTACCATCAATTGGAATATATACAGTTTCTTGCTTTACTTCCTTACCACTAACTGTATCTACTCGTTCTTTATAGATTATTTTATCTTTATAGATAACTGTTTTATTTTTAAGATTTTCTTCAAGAGTAGCAGTTTTATCAATTAAAATAGTATTCTGCTTATTCAAATATACAATACGAATAAGCAGAAATGCGATAATTAAATAAGGTATTAGTTTAAAGAATTTCATTATTTATAAATTACTTTAAGAATTGCTTGCTGTAATTCGTGTATACCATCCCAAGCAGCATCATCAACTAAATTAGATAATTCTTTTGCTTGGTTTGTTAATTCTTTATTATCACCAGAACTAGCCATATAATATAAGTTAGAGGCTTTAGATTTAATCTCATACAATTTATCTTGTAGTGCTTTTAATTCTTTGCCTATAACATCATAATTAGAATTGGCTGTATCCATTTCTCGTTTATATTTATCGTAAATGCCTTCGGCTTTAATAACTTTTGTAAATTTCATATAGTACCTTTAATATATATCAAAAACGAAAGATTTATTTATAATGTTATATTTAGGGTCTTTTTGAATTGTTCTATAATCTACTTCTATATCGTCTACACAATTTTTAAATGCATCTTGATATAAATAATCATTTACCGATTCATCATCCACAAAATCAATTTCTTCCATATGTCTTAAAGCATCAAAACATTCTTTAGCATCTTGTACACTATTAAATATTGCTAAATGATGAATGCCATCGTTCATTCTTCTATATTCTACAGCTGGTATTCCTTTTTCGGATTTAATCAACTTTACAAATTTCATTATATCTCCTTCTAGGGGTTAATTAGAGAATTACTTCTCTAACAACCCTTTGATTAAACCTTTACTATCGGCCTCATTATTTCCATAAATTTCGAAAGCGCGTAGTAAAGTATTAACTACTTTATTTTTCATGCTTGATTTATCTCCTACTTAAATAAATCTGTATTATAAACCAAGCATTCTATTTATTTCTTCTATTTCCTGCTTTGCTATTATTTTTGAGCCATCAGGGAAGAAAATATCTGTGCCCTTCCCTGTAGCATAATTTCTACAAAAATAAGTCACATTGTCAAAATTGACATTAACAGGATTAACAAGTTCTTCGTGAAAAATGTCAAACAATGTTAATTTCAAAATCATCACAAATATAAATGATTATACTATTCGGATTCGTCAAATCTAACAAACCTAGAAACCAACTTACAAAAACACTTTCTAGTTATATCTATATCTACGGAAGCATCGTGTAATTCTTTGTTACACTCAATGTTTAAGCATTTGGCTATATCTTCCAATTTAAACGATTTTGTATAGATTAGGTTAGCAGTATGCAGAATGGTAGCCAAACTCATTAAATCAACTGTCTGATGCTTAAAATAACTAAAGAAATACTTATCGCCTTGCTTTTGAAATAGGAGTTTGCAAAAGTCTAAATCGAACTGCACATTGTGGCCAGCAATATAAAACTTATCATCTTTATCATATTTGTTAATATATTTATCTAAAATCTTCTTAAAATTAGCATAAGTTTCTTGTGGCATAGGAAATGTCTTTAATTTTTCTATGGTCATACCAGTGGTTTCTAATGCGCCTTGTTCTATATTTTCCCAATTAACTGGCTGTGAAAATAAGTTAAATCTTTCTTTCTCTTCCCCATCAATTACTACTATCCCTGCAATTTGAACTATATCGCATTTTTCTTTATTTAACCCAGTTGTTTCTGTATCTAACCATAGCAATTTCATTTTTGTTTTCTCCTTATCTTTTCCCACTCGGTAATAATTTTTTCTATAACTTCTGAAGTAGGAATACACTCCACATCAAATTCACATACAAAAGTGGGTATATTTTTTCTAATATGCTCAATCTGCTCTTTTGTAGGTATTGTCATAAATACTTTGTTTCCTCCCAACGAGCAATAATTTCTTTAATTCTGTGTATGCTGACCTTAAAACCCAGCATACGTGCTATCTCGTTAAGTTGTTTGTATGTAGGTTTTGTTGGCTCTTTCAAAAACTCATCTCTTTGATGGCACAAAACAACCCCTGCAAAAAGGCCGCCAACAAAGAAAACGCAAAGCAAAGTAAAAATAATAGCATGTTCTGGTATATATATTGTCATACTAACTCCTTTTGTTCCATATCAATTTTATCAGTTTTTTTGCTAGTTTTTTACCTGCTTCTTCACCTAACTCTTTTGGTGTTTTTCGTATCGGCTCTCCAAATTTAGGCCATAGCATAATCAACTCCCTTTGTTCCGTTTGTTATATTCATCTGCTAATGCTTGATAGGTCTGCACCCAACTTTCTGGTGGTTCGGCATAGCACTCGTCATTCCTGTTCATAGCCTTATTCATAGCCGCTACCATTTGTCTATCCATAAGACGGATGCAGTTATAAATATGGTTAGTTTCCATTTCGCTTATTTTTAACTTTTTGCCTTCTCTAGTGGTCCAATACATACCTCAACTCCTCTTATTCCAAGCGTCTATGGCTTCTTTCTCGTTTGAAGCATCTGGCCCAATATAGCCACAAGTAAGACATTTAACATACGCATAATGGTAATCTTCTCGTATTACACATAAATCATTTTTTTCTTTACATTTTTTACACGGTTTTAACTCTGCCATAGTCCTAGTCCTCTTTCTCTTTATAATAAATACAGGGCATTTCTCTGTGGCGAACGACAGTTGTTACTGGTAAAGCATAACAAATACCACGCGGATTACTTTTATCAACTGTATTTATTTCGTCTACTTTATAGTGAATACAATTAGTACAAGTTTTATTATTTTCCATGTATTTTGGGTCTTTAATTTTTATCTTTACCCCATCATCTTTTATTAAAAATAAGCAGTATCTTTTATCTTCGCCTTCAGGTAGCCAAGCTAATTTCATATCCTCACTCTCATTTACTTCACATAATGGACATATTAAATCCCTTTCATCCTTTTTAACAAAGAATACATTTTGATCTGTTATAACACATCTATAATCTTCTGGTTGTATATATGCTGTAAAAGGGCATTTTCTACAGCTTTTCGGCATTTTCATTCCTTTTATCATTATTTTTGGCATAATTATCCCCCTATAATTTTAATTCCACCTGGCCAATTTACATAATGGGCAAACATATTGACCTACTTCATTTTCATGCATAACTATTTTACATCTAGGGCATCTTTCTTCCATATTTGTTTTCCTCTAATCAATTTTACAATTTGTTTTGGCGTTTCTTTAATTCTAATAATATCTTTAAAACCATTTACAAACATTACAGTATTAAAATTTTCATCATTTAAACACATTTTCTGCAAATCTTTTGTGGTATGATTACACGCTTTAAAATTAATAATATAATCTGGATTGAAATATTCCTCTCTTTCTCTCCATTTATACCAATGTGTATTAAGAAATGGATCTTTTATTTCTTCAGTTTCATAAGGAAAACATACCGTTAATTTAATCATTATTTCTCTCCATCATACACAACGTCTAACTCCTTAAAGAATAAAATCATATAACCAGGATTATCCCTTTGTAGTTCTGTTACAAGACGCACATCATTCAGCGCCTTATGAAAAAACGATTTACGAATAGTCTGACCAAACCTCTGTTCACTTTCCATTACAACATAATATGATTTCATACTCTCACTCCTTTATAGGTGTCATTAAACATCCAGCAGGAAATTTATAAACATATATCCAAGTATTTTTGTAAAATTCTGCTTTTTGTTTACAAGATATATAGTCCAAACACTCGCCAATGCCAATTAAAAATAAGCCAAACAATACAATACAAAGAATAAACATTTTAATAAACTTTTCTACACTCATAAATCACTCCTTTACTTCCTGAAGGGGACAATGCGGATGCCTTTTATCTGAGTATTGATAAATTCGTTCTTGTATCTCTAATTTGATTTCTTCATTTAGCATACAATAAAAATGTTCACCATAAGTACCACTAAGAAACTTACAGGCATAGCAACTTTTCGGCATTTCCATATTTATCTGTATCATTTTGTTGCCTCGTTATTAAAATATACAAGTGTTAAAGCATTTTCTTTATCTTCATAATTACTTCTATATCTCCATAATCGTCTAAATACTTCCTCTTGTTGAATATAAAATAAACGTTTCATTCCATCTTGATCTTCTAGACCATCTTTAGCTTTTTGCCATCGTTTAGCAAATTCTGCTCTATAATCAAAATCTCTTTTAATTAAAAGATGCCAACCATTAACTGTTTTGAATCTAATAATCTTTTTATCAGGAAATATATATTCAAAATCTTGTGAGAGTTGGTTTACTTTATCGTCGCCTATTCCATCTTTATCGTCTATATCAATTAACCAATATTTATTTCCATCACTACATTCGGCTAAAGAAGATGCAGATGAACTAAATTTAGATAATTTTCTTAAAGATACGCAAGCATATGAACTGAAAACAAATTGTTTAATTATATCATTCAATTGCTCTAACATTTTAAATACTGTTTTCTTTACAGATTTTCTATCTGTAGTAACATATAATCTAGCGCCTGTGGCTTTACAGAGATTAATCATATCTTCTCTATACTTTAATAAAGATTGATTACTATCTACGAACCATTGTCTTACAAAGATTTCTCCGCGTTCTTTTGTATCAATAACACCAGAATTATCTTTGGCTCTAATCAAGGCAATAAATTTATAATAAGAACCTTCTTTAAATTCTAATAAATTTTCAAGTTGATAAAAGTTATTTATTTCCATATTTTACCGCCATTTTGTAATATAATATGTATTTGATTTAATAAATAGTCAGAACCATCATCTATTTGATAGTACTTACCATTATAGGTCGTTCTAATAAATACTTCTTCATTTTCCCCATAAATACTTATCATTATTCCTCCTTAAATAACAACATCACAATAGGCATCATAATAATAAATAATAATAAAATTAGTAATGCCAATAGGTCAAAATAAGTCAAATCCATCTGAAACCCCAACTTTCACTGCATCTGCTTTTAATATCTTCTATCATCGTATTCCTCGTATGGATCTGTACCAATTATTTTCTCGTAACACCATTTACAATACTTTCCTATAAGAAGTAGCATAGGCCAAGCAATTAATACTGTAACTACCATCATTGCCAAAAGACTTAATATACATATCAAACTATTTATTAGTATCATCTTCTACCTCTATTAAAGGGCATTCTGCATCCTTCTCGCCTATTTGAATAAAACAGGGAGGATCCCATACATATTTTCTAAATAAGAATATTAGCCAACAAGTACTAGTTTCGGTAACTAAATTTTTCTGCGCGAATTTACAATGCCAACAATCTTTAGGCATATCAATAGGTAACTTTACTGTCATTTATGCTACCTTCGCTTGTTCAATTAGTCTATTAAGTAAATCTAATTGATTCTGAATAACTTCAGAGTTATTAATATAAAATGCCTTTACTGTTTCATTATTTTCTTTAACAGCAATATTTAAAGCTTCTTTTTGTGTTTGCAATAACTTTGTTTGCCATTCTAATAATTGACTTAATGTTACTACACAGGTATTTGAAATAATCATTGTACTACCTCCTTTTATAATCCCATCAAATATACTATACTAAATTTTTGTACAAAAAGTCAATAATTTATTGGGTGGTCGCTATTAACCACCCAATAATAGTTCAATGTTTCCGAAGCTGGAAAATATTATCTTGTGAACTCTGCGCCATAATATTCGTTATTGCCTAATCTAAATAAGACAATATGAATAAATGGAAATTCTCCTTTACCAAATAAATCTTCCCAATTTGGTATATATTTCATAGTCCAAACTTTTTTTGATTTATTTTCTGGAATTGGTCCATGTTCACATTCTTCTAATGATGGTTTATCGTGGTATAAATATCTTTCTTTTATATCACTGATACAACTTTCAAAGTTGATGCTTTTAGGATTGATACTAAACCTATAATTATTAAATACAGGTCTATTATCGGATGTTTTACATAAGTAAGCAGCAGAATCTATGGCTTTATAAAATCCTACTGAATACATATTCTTTTTAATAAATTCAGCATGTTTTGCTGAATCTAATGTTACTTCCATCCCATTTAGATGAGCCTCTTCTACTTCTTGAACTACATTATAAACACAATAAACTCTTCTATCTAATTCTCGAATAAAAAAGTTTATTGCTTCATCTAATGTATATTCCTCTGCGGGAAGATACGCTGGTGTTACTATTGTTATTGCATTTTTATTTAACATACTTTACTTCTCTCTTCTTTCTAGCCCTTTCGGGAAAATTCCCACCGAAGTGGGTTTAAGTTATTCACTTAAATTTGATTATCTATTATAATGAACCCAAACTAAAAAACCTATTACTAATAATGTTGCTATAAATCCTTCTAAAGCACTATCAAAAGTACAGCAATTATAAGGTATATAATAAATCATATTTAATTTACCATTAACTTATATTCTTGATACTTATTCTTACGCATAAACCTTACTTGGTTCATCATATCTTCTGCATTAAAATATAAATGTTCATAATCGTTATATTGATTACAACCCTTTAAATGATGGTCTTTTAGTTTCTTCATTAACTTTTTGTATTTGGCTCGTTCCCTACTCCAATATTTAATGGATTGTTTGTAGTTTATTTTTCCATAACAAAAACCATAAATACCATCTTTATTTACTCTTAAAATATCTAATTCCATATTAGTACAATAAGCCAAAGTTTTATCTATATCTGATTGCTTATATTTTAAAGATGTGAACGAATAATCTTCGGCATCTAAATCGCAAATTAAATCTGGGCACATATCTGGACTCATTTATTTACTCCTATATTTCCAATAGCCAATATTTATTCCATCATCAATATGTTGTTCAAGTTCTACTTCATTATCAACAAAACCATTTTTAAATTGCTGGTACATATTATCTGCACTTCTTCTATCTGTAGCAAATCCTAATCGTTTCTTAATTTTCTTTTCGTAATAATGGGTAACATCTGGTTGTGGCTCTTGTATTAAATCTACTAATACAATACTATCATCTTCTAATTGCCAACATTCCCATATACCTTGTCTATCTAATTCGAACATTTTTCTATCCTATTTTTAGCAATATTAAAATAATTAGTATCTAATTCTATTCCGATAAAATTTCTATTTAATTGTTTACAAGCAACTCCAGTAGTACCACTACCCATTGTAAAATCTAAAATGGTATCGTTTTCATTGGAATAGGTTTTTACTAAATATTTCATCAGTTCTAATGGCTTTTGGGTGGGATGCAGATTTGAGGATAAAATATCTCTCTTAAAATGTACTATTTGCAAAGGATATCGTTTCCCAGTATCTTTATATTCAAAAGGTTTTCTATTCTGCGAATCTACCAAAAGACCTAATTTCCCATTTTTGATTTTATTGCTTCTCAATGGTCCTTCATGTTTTGTCATTTGTGGATTATAGGTACATTGTTTGTCATAAAAAACATTTATAATCTCAATAATTTTTCCAGGGCGTTTCTTTAACTGAAATATGTTTGTAACTCTTTCTTTTTGCCAATAAATGTCATATTTATATTCTTTGATATTTGATATTCGCAAGTAACTATTAAAGGGCTCATTGCCAAACAACAAAGTAGGAGTGTTTTCCTTTCTAATTTTTCTAATACAATTCCACATCTTGTCAAAAGGTATGATAATATCCCACGAGCACGAAGTGGTTCCATAGGGAATATCTGTAATGATGGCATCAACTTTAGTCCCTTTTTGTATTAGACTATTCATTACTTCAATACAATCGCCATTATAAAGTTCAAACATAATTATTTCCTAAATACCCAATCTTTCATATTTTCAAATTCATTTGGTCTGCGTATTTTCATTATAAGAAAATGAGTATGAGCAATATCCATCGCTTTTCTAAAAGTATTTCTATTCCAATGTAACGATTTACTTCTTAAAGTCATATTCCATATTTTACGCGCCTTTTTAATTTTCATAGTTACCAAGGGAAATAGGATAATTCTTTTCTAAAAATCTGTAATATTGCTTGATTAGGTTTTATGCCTGGATTTAATCGACCTTCAATAAATCGTTTCAATGCAATAGAATTATTCCAATCTAAATATGAAATACACCATTGTTTTCTCGCATCCAAATAGGATTTCATAATCCAGTCTTTAGGACATTCATTAAAAACAAGTTCGCTCATTTTCCATAATATACCTAATAGAATGGCTGGACTTCTACTAATACCAGCATCACAATGTATCAATAATTTATAGAACTCATTGTTTCTTACCGCTTCTTCCCATCTTTTACAAGCCCATACAATAGCAGAATTAACTTCTAAAAATGATGGTGGGTTATAAGTTCTAAACTTATTTTTAAGTGGCTTATCTATATCCCACATTTTTACTATATAATGTTTGTCGTGAAGCGGCTCCACAATTTCTTTTTCATCTGGGCATACAATAGAAATAATGTGGGTATAATTATCCTTTTGGGCATTATAGAAATTTCTATCACTTTGAGTTATTATCATTTTTTAACCAATCTTCCCATCTATAATTATATCTTTCAAAGTCAGCGAAATCTCTAATCAATCCTTGCGCTTCTTCTATATCATTTGCACTATAAATATCTTTTACTAAATCTTCATATTTATCTGTTAATCTACTATATTCTTCAACTTGGTCTTCTAATTCCGATACTTTATCTTCTAACTCATCTATCTCGTCTTGCTTATCTTCATAGGCATCATCGATAGCATCACTTTCGCCTTTTTTATAATAATCCATACAGAGATTTGCAATAGCCATTAACTGATTTTCAGTTAAATTTGAAAACTCATCATTATTTTTTCTTAAAGTATAAGTATTAATTTCCATAGGATTACCTCTTAATTATGTCTTTTAAATCATTAATCCATCCACATATAATTACAAAAGGCCAAATAATAGGAAATATCATAAATATCAATATATTATGAAATAAGGCTTTTCTATAATTATTTACATCATATCTATATTCATAACTTATCTCATCATGGATTTCCCCCATCATATATAACCCATATCCATAAGCAAATGCTATATAACAATATAATAATTTCATAAAGTCTCCAATACTTCTGCGCCACCACGTTTAATTTCTTTACCATCTTCATAAATGATAAAGGTGGGTAAATTGGTAATAGTTAATACTCCACATAAGGCTTGATTAGCATCAGCATCTAATGTACAAAATTTATAATCTTTATTTTCTGTCGCTTTTTGAGCATAGGTTGGTTTAATCATTTTACATCTACCACACCAATTTGCCCATACATCAATTATTACCTTACCCTTATATTCTACTACTTCTTTATTAAAATTTGATTCTGTAAGTTCAATCATCTGGATATTCTCCTGTTTCAATTAAATGTAAAATTTCTTTTGCTGTATTCTTACAGCCTATTGCTTCTCCTGCCCCATATGAATTATGACATCCATCAGGCATACGTTTTAAATAATTTTCATTAAATTCAATTGTTCTCTGTAAAAACTCTATAACATCATCTATAACTAATGAGGGATGTAATTGTTTACACATTTAGTTCACCTCTTAACGATTTAACATATTGTTTAACTTGCTCTTTCCTTTGGTCTGTTTCGCCATGTACAATTAAGAATTTTTCTTTTGGAATATCCATATATAACTGCGCGAGCATCAATGTAGAAATCATATCTCTCATATAGGTATCGGTCATTCTAAAGTTATCATTTTTAATTTCCCATTCTGCTGGACAATATACATATAGGTCTATTTTATCTTTATATTTATCCCAATAAGTTCTTAATATATCTATACAATCTTTACTTATTTCAGAGCCTTTTGATCGTAAAATTTGTGAGTAAATTAAACCATCTACAATAAATCTATCTGTTACCATATCAGTATCTCTTTCCACATGAAGTAGATGTAATGCTAACATAGCGAGTTGAGAACAATCGGTACTTGCTTCATTATAAGGAAATCCAACTCTACTCACTTCTCTTACTGCCTCTGGATAAAATGTATAATCGCAGAAATATATATCACTTTCCATTTTATTCATTAAAGATGTTTTACCTACTCCATGGCTACCTACAATTGCTATTTTCATCCATTTCCCCCGTATAACTAAACAAATCACATCTAGGTACATAGTACGGACTACCCAACCCTTTCGGCTTTCTAAGTTCTGTTTTAATATCTTCAAAACTAATAGGTTTGTAATCTATCGATTCAACCGATACGCAGAATTTATTATTGCTGTTATTAACCGCGTTATTGTGAATGTGTCCGTAGATATTTATAAACCCAGAGTTCTCGTACAGTTCATCAATAATCGGCTCGTGGGAAAGAATGTATTGTATATTGAAAATAACAGGTCTATCATACACTTCCATAAACCCCATCTTGCGGTATGCTGTATTGGATTTGTTATCATGGTTTCCTTTAACCAAAATCTTATAACCCTTTAGAGATTTAACTATCTCAGTTGTGCTAGTGGTATTCAAAAATGATACATCACCCAAAATATATACAACATCACTATTTGTTACAACCTTATTAAAATTTTTAATAAGTTGGGTATTCATCTCACTTACGCTAGTAAATGGTCTGTTGCAATATCTAATAACATTTTTATGACCGAAATGAGGGTCTGCATAAAAGAAAACATTTTTATTGTTTATTAGCATTATGAATCCTCTTCATCAAATATACTTTTCTACAATGCTGATTTTGCCAAAAAAAGAAGGTATCAAATATTTTATACCATATACTCTTTTCCCTATATACAGTATAGCATATCGGATTACCTTCTTCCCTATACACTAATTTGTTTATAAATATGCTAATATTGGCGGATAGATTTGGCATATTTATATTATACTAAAACTTATTTATCAAAGATTAAAATGAACCTATTTGTATAATATTCATTATCCCTTGAATAATCTATATACTTGAACTCCTTTAGTTTATAACCATTTTTAGTATAATTTTCTATTGTTTCTTTTATTTTAACTTCATCATTATTAGGACCCAATGATTCAATAAACTCCACTATCATACATCTCTATCCTCGTCAAATATAAACTTTAATACTGGAAACCTTAATGAAGGATTACCATTTTGGTCTATAGTTTCTTCAAAGAATTTTACGCAAATTTGCTTTCCAATAATTTCTTCTGGATGCTCATACCATCTCTTTCTTTGCGCCAATGATAAACCAGTACCAACTCCGACCTTACTGCCTTTATAGTTAATAATTAAAGAACCTACACATTTAATCTTAACCATTTTACCATCAATAAGTTCTTGAGCATCACCTTCTTCTATTGCTTCCACTCTAAATTCAGCATCTAAAAAGGATTTGAACTTTAAAAGGTTATTAGTTCTTTTACCTTCATAGCCTACATCTTTACGAAACATTAAACCTTCCCAACCATATTTTTGTACTCTCTTACTCCATTCTTCCAATACTTTAGGACTGTAATATTCGTAATTTACAATAGATAAATGTTTGGCTACTTTGTTTTGGGTATTCCATTTCTGTAAATTATACCATTCTTTTAACCTTTCCATACGAGCAGTATAGTGGGTAGTTCCCTTTTTATTTTCAAATTCTTCTAATGTAAGCATATCAAAGCATAATACTAATGGGTTTTCAATGGTATGGTCTTTGCGCTTTATTTCTTTCATAATGCCTTGAAAACTTTCTAATCCTTTTTCATCTACAAGGCACACTTCCCCATCAAATACTGTATTATTAGGCATTTTACCGCTTAATTCATCAATTACCTTGCCTAGGGTAGTAAATTCCTTACCCTGCCTTGAAAATGCTCTAATTTGCCCATTTTTATTGATTATTTGAACTCTAGCACCATCCAATTTTCTTTCAATAACCCAATCTGATGTTAAAATATGCTTTTTAGCATCAAATTTTTGAGCCAAGCAGCAATCATAGGTTTTAATAACATTACCGCATACTTTGTTAATAGTTACTTCAGATAAACCACATTTAAGATCTTTATCAATAATATCCAATACAAGTTGTTCCCATTTTTCGTTATGTAATTCCTTTAAGAATTGTTGTACCGCCATTATTGCTTGATGACCAGTAATAACTCTATTAGATAAATCATCTAATAAGTCCCATAATAAAGGATAATTTTTACCCGCAAATAAACCTTTTTCAGTTAAATCTTTCTTTAAAATATTAGCAGAAGTAATATAGTATTGAGTATCATAATTATATACATATCTGAATAAATTTAACAATGAAGCTAAAGGTTCATTATCATTATTTTTAGCATACATATCTAAATACTCTTTCCACCATTTAGCTAATATCTCTTCTTTTAAAATACGAGAATTAGTACTTCTTAATTCAGTTACAAATCTTAATAAATAATCTAAATAATGTTCCATATTAAGCAATCTCCCTATATTCTCCATAAAGATATACATAACCTGTAAAAGGACTTTCTACTTTGGTTAATAACATATTAGATGTATTTCCATAGTTTGAGATCCATACTGGTGTATTTTTAGTCATTAAAAAATTTCCGCCCTTATATCCCATAAGTTCTTTTCCAACGACTTTTTTAGCAATCTTTAATAAATCTTCAACTGTACAATGTCCTTCGACATCATACTCTAATGCTAATTGTTCATAATATCCACGATAAGAAGTAAAACTATGAGGAATTAAATCATATGGTTTAATAACAACTAAGTAATCTTTTGGAAATGATTTTAAAGCATCAATTAGTTCTCCTAATGTCATTTTTCTTTCTCCTTATAATCTTTATAGCTAGTTACTAATTCTACATGCTTTCCTGGTTTAAATACTATTTCGCCAATATAAGCGGTATCTTTATGATTTCTAATACACCAATTATGGAAATTTCTATTTAATTCTTCCATATTTGTATATATTTCTATTCCTTCTAAAGGTCTAAAATATCTATAATCAAACTTCGGATTATTTATACAAATATGTTCTTCATGTGCACGTTCAGAACATAAATAATAAAACTTTACTTCTTTCATATAATCTCCTTTTATTTACTCTATAGGCTGTAATGGACAACATTTTAATCTGTCTGTATATGAGGCAGGGCAATCATTATAAGAACATATCAATTCGCTCGTATCAGCATCTACATACGACAAATCGCAAGCAGCACAAGTTTTCGGCATATCCATATCTTCTATTTTAACTGCCATAATTCTCTCCCTATAAAGTGTACATCTGATAGAACTCTATTAATAGGTGAATAAGATACCATATTCCTAGACCCATTAAAATTAAATAGATTGTTTGTAATATGTTCATCTGTATTCACCTATTGTTTGTAATGTTAGATAGGTCGGATAATGATGATATACCAACTTATGTTGTAACCTTTGCAGTTCTTTTACTTGCTTACGATAAATAACACCTTTATTCCAGTTCCTTTGAACCTTTACAAAGAGTTGTTCATAATTATGTTTATCGCGCCAATATTCAGTATATTCAAACTTATCGCTATCGAACATATTAACTCCTTACTTATGTAGATTATTGAACAATTCTTTTAATGTCATCGGGTTTTCAGGTATAAAAGCCAAATGACAAGTTCCTTCTGGATGATCTTCGTTTGGTTCATCCACTATAATTTTGTAATCCTTGTTCATTTTAGATGATAATAACTCTTTAATGGCCGCTGTGAGTTTTTTATCTTCCTTATATGTATTAAATACAATAGTATTACATATAGGATATTTTTCTACTGTTTCAACCAATTCATTTATTAGTTCTTGTTCCTTATTTGATTCTTTTTTTGATGTATTTTTCATTGTTATTTCTCCTCTATATAATATATTACTACAAAATGATTATGTTCTTGTTCACTTGTAATACCAACTACCTTATCACCAAACCTTACTTCAAATTCTGCCATATCGTGCAATAGATTAATTCTATACAAATGGTCGTTTAGTGGAAGGGAAAACTCTTTGTACCATCTATACTTTTTAGTAACTTCTTTTTCGCTCATATTCATTTCCTCAAACAAGATAATGCCACTCCACCATTACCAACATCAACCTTAAAGCATTCTACATCACCAAGGTCGTATCTGGTAATACCACTACCCACATAATCTTTACGAGAAGTAATATCGGTAGGATTTATCTTCATTACATTGGCAAATGAATAACCTAATATGGCTACAAATAATAATGCTAAAATTAAATACACTTTCTTCATTTAACTCTCCATTTCCAAAAATCTTCTAATGCCTCTAACTGGCCACACATAGAACATATTTCAGTTTTATTGTCGCGCCTACTAATTGCTGGGTATCCATTATACTTTTTATGGCATTTAGGACATACTCTCATATTAAAACTCCTTGGTTAGTTTTTTAAGAAATTCTATGGCCTTATATACATCTTTGTTTTTGAAGATACAACAATCATCTACCATCTTATATTTATCTTCAAATCCTTTTGGTAAATCATAAACATGTATATGCACCATCCAATCCTTTTCCGCGCCATTATTATCATCTTCAACAGAAAAGTCTAGCATCATACCAGTTTTCTTTGTTACTAATGTGTATACGAAATAAAACTCACCCAAACAGTTGTGACATTCCCGTTCTGAAATTGATTTAACATAGGGGGTCAATTCTTTGGTAAGTTCTTTTTCCCATACCTTATATAATTTTTCTCTATCATTAATAAGTTTTTCACTTAATTTCTTAAATTCCGACACATTTAATTTTTTCATTTTACTACCTCCTTTACTTTATACTTATATTATAATAAATCTTTTTAAAAAAGTCAACAATATTTTAAAATGCCGACAGAGCATCCTTTTTACATTCTATAAAAGTACCAAATGGATTACTTCCTTTCAAAACCAATTTATTACCTTTATAGGCATCCCACATAAAATTATTTCCTATATGCTTGATTATAATTTTAAAACCATCAATAACTAATTGATTTCCACTAAATCTTTCTCTATGTTCCTTAAAACTATTTGAGCAGCATTCTCTAGAACAGTACTTTTTTCGGCTATAGGTACTAGCATAATTCTTATTAAAGGGGATATCCTTTCCGCAATATTCACACTTCTTTAGTGTTTCTGGAACTACAACCCTATTACATATCCTACCGCTTTTGTTTCTCTTTTGATTTCTATGCAATCTTCTACATTCGGCATTACAGTATTTTTGAGATCCATAAGGATTTAATGGCTTACCACAATATACACAATACTCTATGCGCTTTAATGGCTGTTTATATCTATCCCTACGAATTTTTAAATTATATTCCCTTCCGCACTCTTTTTTACAAAATTGCTGATTATGAGTTAAAGGTTCAAATTCGCATCCACACTGTTTACATTTCTTCATATTACTGCCTCTATAAAATTACCCCCAGAATTTAATTAAACTGGGGGCAATATTTTAACTCAATACCCTTAATTATATATTAATTAAGGAAATTGGATTTACCAATTCATATGTATTATGATGTTCTGTATCAGCATCACTACATACACTTACATTATAGAACTTTGTGTTAATAGTTTCTTTATAACCATACCCACCATGATTATGACCGAATATATGTATTTTAGGATTTACATCATTTAATATTTTTCTTAATGACTCACTACCATATTCATCTGGGTCTAAAATACCTTTCGGCGGTGTATGTGTTACTAATACATCTACATCCTTGGGTATGTGCTTAAATTTCCATTTTAACTGTTCTTCATTTAGCATATAAGCCCAATTATTAAAGAAGGGACTCCAAGGTGAGCCATATATTGAAATCCCTTCTATTACAACTTGCTCATCAATTAATAGATGAGAGCCAGCCTGCAGGAAAAGGTCTTTCACCATCTTTTCGTTTAATTCACATAATCGGTCGTGATTACCTGGAACAGCCACTTTATGCTTATAAGGTAAATCCTTAAACCAACTTAAAAAATCTGTTGTTTCATTGATATAATATCCACTACCGCACCAATCACCTGCAAATATACATAAATCTGCTTCTGGGAAATCTTTTATATCTTTATATAACCAATGACAATCACTAAATGCTGCTATCTTCATTTTTACTCCGATATGGATATATTTTGCTGACCTTCTTTTACACATAAATCATATAGTTTATCAATAGTATCTACTTTCATAGTTTTATTATTAAAAACTACTACATTATTCTTTTTGCCGAAGTTAGTTTCATATACCCACCAACTAATAGTATTCCCATAGTACTCGTTATTATCTAAATTCATAGCGGCTCCGAGAGTATCTATTAGTTCATCTTGTAATGAGTAATCTATAACAAAGGATACTGCTTCTGCATTAACAGAGTTTAACTTATCTAATTTTGTATCGATCTCTATTATTGCATTCATTACTTTTTTAAAGAATTTCTTATCAATCATTTTTTCCACCATCTTTGAAATTGAAAACTACATTTAGATACTATTTTATTATAAAACTCTTCGTCTAAAAAGTCATTGATATTATATATGTTCATTTTTTCTTTCCGAGATGTTCAAATTTATTTCTCATATAGTTGAGTTTTCCTTGCATTTCGTGTATTTTATTTTCTAATTCTTTTACTTTTTCTTTATTCTTTACTATTTTCTTTTCTAATTTACCTGTAATAACACTTCTTACATAAAAAGAATATTCAGAATTATAGGTTCTATAGGCTTCTTTCTTTACATCTGATAAACTATCATAATAGCCTTTATAATAACTTTTTCTTTTCGCCTTAAACTCTGGGTCATTCTTATGTAAGTAATAATAGTTTTTGGCATATTCATTATATGCTTGTCGTTTTTCTTGTTCTGTTTTATATTTTTTAACTTTCATACTATACCTTAATTTTTCTTTTTACCTTTTGATTGTTCTTCTAATGATTTTTGTATTAAATTGTTTTGATAAATTATAGCATCCGCCTTTGAATTAAAACAAATAGTTTTAGGCAATAAAGATAAATTACCTTCTTCTTGTCTTAAACAATAATTAAAGGAATCTTCTGCTACTTTTTCATATTTACTAATTACAATATTAGGATAATTTCCTTGTACTGCATAAAAAATATTAGGGTCTTCAATTATATTTTTAATATCTTCTGTTGTTGGAATAGTACTACTCACAATATTATCGCTAATAAAAGTATGATTTCCAATTGTAATTCTATCAACATATCCTTTTGGCATAGAATCATCAATATGCTTTTTAATTTCTTCTGCTAAATCAACTTGTTGAGACAAAGAAACAAATAAACATCTTATTAAACATTCATCAGTGGATTCAGCAATTAATGTTTCATATTCATTTGTATATACATCCTTATAATTAAGATGATAATGTCCTTTTGAATCTCTAGTTAATTTATATTTAAGTTGTTCTTTCTTTTTAAACGGCCACATAATTATTCTCCTTTTTAAAATTCTCCAGGTGCTACTTGATAACAAGTAAATCCTTTACTTCTCCACATATCAACTACTTGTTTTCTATCTTCAAAAATAATAGGATTCCAAGTAACTCCTTCAAATTCGTTATTTAAAATGCTTAATACTCCAGTTAATAATTCATCTTTTACAGTAATATCAGATCTATAATCTCCATCTTTTCTCATTACTAAAATTAAACGAATTATATCTATGCCTTGAAGTTGAAGCCAATGAATTGTTTCTGCTTTAACTTCATCAGAACGTCCAGAACATATACATATTTGCTTTCCGCATCTTTGTAATGATTTCAATATTTCAATGGTTCCAGATAATGGTTCATCATTTACACATTCTTTAAAAAACTTTTCCCAATTAGGATGTGTTAATCTAGTACCATTACTATTTCTAATATACTTTAGACGATGTGTAATATCACACAATGTGCCATCTAAATCAAATACATATAAATTTCTATATTCCATATAATGTCTTATTTTAAATTATTGATTTCTGGTTCGAAACAACTTTGACATTCAACATTTTGAATATCAATATAAGTTTTATTTGCAACACATAACTCACAAATAATATTATCTTTTTGAAAATTCTTACACATATATTTAGTTATCATTACTATCGCCCCTTTATATTTAATAATAAATATATAGGGAAGGTAATAGGTGAAAATAATGTGGCTAATATTACATTAAATATTGACCTCTTGTATAGATGAACATCTATTGTATTTTTTACATCTAAATAATCCATTATACACATACCCATTGTAAATCCAATATAGAATACTAGTAATAATTTCATCTTTTAACCCACCCTTATTTTATATTATACTAATTACTTTTCCATTAAAATTAATTCTCTTAATTTCTGTAATTTCTTTTCAAAATATTTTTGACAAGCATCAGCGCATTCATCAAATGTTAAAAATACATAATCTAAATCTCTTTCTGGTATATAACAATTATCTACCAAATGTATTTCTAATTTACCATACCCATCTGTTATTATTTTAGAAATAACTACTTTTTCTGGTAAATCCCCAAATGAACTATACCATATCTCCTGGCCGACTTTTAACTTTTTTGCTTCATCTAATGTCATATTTCACCCTATTTTTTATCGGTAGAACCAAATCCACCTTCTCCCCTTTCTGTATCAATATCTACTTTTCCTTCTTGAATATCTACTTCTGGAACAGGAAGTAACATTGCTTGTATCAATTTTTCACCAGGAAGTAGATATTGAGTTTCGTTTGATACATTATTTAAATTAACAAAAATCTCTCCCCTATATTCACTATCTACTATGCAAGCACCTCTTAATAAATGCTTTTTCGTGGCGATACCAGACCTATTAAAGAATACCAATGCATAATCTTTATTAAAGGATGTTTTAATACCCATAGGAATTAAACAAGATTCATTCGGTTTAATCTCAATGGCAGCCGAAGTGATTTTATCATTAGTGGGATCCATATTACGAGTATATAACCCTATCTTAATATTTTTACCATTTTTTAGAACATAATTTAAATCATTAGGAATATAAAAATCAATTCCAGCATCTGTCTTATGTGCCTTTTTAGGCAATGTTACAGCAGTTAATCTTTCAATATTTAACATCAGCATAATCTAACTCCTTGTTAGGGTCAAAAATTGCCCTTGCTATATCCTCTAAATCTTTTATTTTTACCAAAGAAATATCATCTTGTCTGCCTTCCCTTGTATAATGCTTATATAAAGCATCACTTTTATTATCAGTAGTTCCTTGATTACATAACTCTATGCATCTTTCCCTTAATCTAGCAGTTTCTACCATAATAAATTTGTTCTTAAACTTGTCATAAAAGGCTGTATAATCACTATTACCAAATAGCCAACCTTTCCCACCGCAGACATTTTTGAACTCAACCCACATATAATCTGGGGAAACATCAATATCTGTTCTGTTTATCTTTTTAGAATACTTTATTTCAACTGAACAAGGATTTAAGGTCTTATCGTGTAGATAAATAAAATCTATGTGATTAAACTGTTCTTCTTGCGTTGCTTTTCTAAAAAATATACGATTATTTATTAGAAATTTTTGAAATAAATCTTCTGCTAGTTTACCAAACTCACTACACTTTTCGGTTGTATCAAATTGGTTTATATACCTTTTTTCTTCCATCCACAATATTCTCCCCAACTCTCTTTGTTAAATGATAACCACAACATCTCTTACAGTAATAATAGCGCAATGGTGTATCCCTTTTCTTATGCACTCTATTTATTGCCTCTTGAGCAGTTTGAGCAGTGGGATACCGATGCTTTCTTATGCAAGATCTTACTAAAATTTCCAATTCATTATCATTCATACTATTTATTAATGTGCAAAACTTCGATATTGCATTTCTTATTTATTTTTAAACTTTCATCTTTACTAAATAAAAATATATCTATCCTTCGTTCAAAGCGTTTATTCATTGTATCTTCAACCACATACCACTGTTTCATACAATCAATATAAACTAAATCCCCATATCTGATTATCCCTTTAGTTAATAAATCAGGTGATGCTGCCACCATATTTTCTCTTACAGGTCGGCTCGTAGCAGTAATGTTCGGACTATCATCTGTTTGATTTGCATGATTATTGTAGGATGTTATAGTGATGTCGTTTAACACCCTTTTGGTATATTCTGTACCAGTTAGATTGTACTTCTGCGGAATTTCTATTACTAGTGATTGTGGAACTTCTACCATCACTTCTTTCGGTGTGTCATCTATCCAATGTGACCATACATAAATAGCAGTGCTAAAACCTAAAATAAATGCTGTAATTATACCTACAAACAACTTTTCTCCTGTACTCATATAAATCCCCACCCTTTTATAAAATTGCCAGTTTTTATTGAGGTACTAGAACTGGCAAACTAGTGTTATTTTCTTAGGTACTTGATACTACTGTAAGTCTTTTTTACCAAATAACCCTTTAAGCCATTTGGTAAATCTATTTTCTGTTTGAGGTTGTGGAACAGGAACTACAATTACTTTAATAATAGGGTCATTTTCCCTATAATATCTTCTACGAATTTGTTTTTGTTCTACATCATTTAATTTATCCACATTGAAATGCGGAATTTCATAAGGCTCTTGCCTTGTTTTAATTACATTCTTTTTTCTGTAGGCTCGTTTTTGTGGTTTATTAGCAAGACTTTTTTCTAAACAATCATCACATTTAAATTTATGTTCCCAAGCGGTCGTTACTTTAGATTCAACTTCTTTACCGCAATCTAAACATTTATAAACAACATATTTTCTTAAACCTTTGTGTAATTTATCGCCCCTTAATTCATACTCAAGACCATGCTTTAAGTGATAATGTGATAATCGTTTTAGTTCTGTGTTTCTTTTTTGATTTTTAATCTTGAGTTGATTTTTTCGGTTTGATTCATTTTTACAAGATTTACACCAATTTTGAAGTCCATCCTTTGAATGTCTATCGACATAGAACTCCGTTACTGGCAATTGTTTTTTACAGTGGGTACATACTTTTACATTTTTTACTAACATTTTACACTCCTGTTTTTTTAGTTTTTGTTCTTACACTTATATCATACTAAATTTTTTCAATTTTGTAAATAATTATTTTCCATGTTCGAATAGTTCTGTTTTAATAGGTAATATGTTAATAATAGCAAAATCATTGACTTTCCATTTATGAAGGTCAATGATTTTTAGTTGAATTTCTGATAAACTAGGCGCGCCATCCGATACAAATTTCATATTTTTGTATTCAGATATAGAGGCATTGTGTTTATATACTATTAAAAATGTAATCATACTTATATTATACTAATTTTAATTTATTTAGTAAATAATTTTTCTTTAAGTATTTTTCTTCCGCAACTTCTATTGGGAATTTCATTACAGTACCCTAATAGTTCGCATTTAGGAACCAAATATTTTTTTGCTAAAGGTAATCCATCAACGACTTGTTTTGTTATCTCGCCAAATAATACTCTTATTTCTGTTTGTGCACAAGTGCATAATCTTTCATTACAAATATGCATAAGTTCGCGCAAATTACAGGTTAAAACAATATTAGAGGCACAGGCATTAGGCAAAATAAATCTAGCATCTTCTGGTTTAATGCCTTCAGCAATTAAAATATCATAAAAATCAGATAAACTATTCATTGCAATTTTAAATCCTTCTTCCAACTCTGCATTTTGTTTTATACTTTCTGGAATAAGATAGTCAAAACCTTTATCCAATTTACAATATCTTTGGCTTTGTTGGCTAAAAGTACAATGTCTATGTCTAACTAATTGATGAGTTAATGCTCTGCTTACACCTTCAATTAAGATATTAAATTGATAATGCTCTGCTATAGATAAATGACCTGCATCCAATGCTTTGCAAATAACCTTTTCCATATCGGAAACATCCTTACTCGCACTATTATAAAAAATATCAATAGGTGAGTCTTTAGAATAACAAGTTCTTGCTGCTGTGTACATTATTCTATATGCATAATGATTATCTATACTTAATACCTGTGCTCTCATATTAAATTGCTTCCTTCCCATCAGAAACTAAGTTATCGGCGATAGCAACTGCTAAAGTATTTGCACGACTACTGACTTCAGCGGCGACTGCCATTTTTTCATAACTGTGTTTTGCTTTAATCAAATTAATTTTCTTTAACAGTTTTAATAATGAAAACTTCTTAAAAATACTTTTTTTAATTCCAGATGGGTTCACATCTTTATTATATTTCAAAGTGGCTGGAATTTCATTATAAATATTTTCTTCAATGTTAGTTTTAATATTATCACTATCTACTTGTAATTCAACTGCTTGATTTACATAAGTGGTAACAGATTCTTTAAAAGTAGTACCTGCTAAATATTTTAATTTAGTTTCAATAGGTTCATAATCTAATTTAATACCATAACTTTCAAACATTCTATTAATAGATTGGTCTTTTAAATATCTATAAGCATAGATTAGCATAACCATTTCTTCTACTTTTTTTCGTAGATATCCAGCAACTACTAACCCATCCTTATCTTCTGCATCCACATCTACTTGGCTTTTTAATAATTTACCAAATAACCCTTTTAGTACTTTTTCCTCGCGCTTTAAATTAGCCTTAGGAAATTCTTCTTTTACAGCAGTAAGTAAGTTATCAGTAAAATCCTTCTTTAGAATTTTAATCATATCCTTTTTACCATTGATTTTACCCATTTCTTCTGTGGCTGTATCTACCTTTGAGTTAAGAATATCCAACTCTTCTTTTGTTGCGCCATTTAATTTTTCTGTTATATTATCCATATTAATTTTCCTTATTTAATAATTTTAATACACATTCACTAATAGAATTGGTGATATGTTCATTGTCCTTTAAATATTGTACTAATTTAGGTCTGCCCTGAAATTTAAGAATATTTTTTCCGTCAACTTTTGCGGGTTCAATTTCACCTGTTTCAATTAGTTTTGTCCAATTATTTACAGTGAACCACGCGCCAGATTGTTCAACAATACCTTCTTTCATACACAAATCAACTAAGTCATTTATTTTATCAATGCCATCTTTATAATTTAATGTATAAAAACCTGTTCTTCTATCTGGTCTACACACCTTTGTTTTTTCAATCGACATCATAACTAAATTGCCTGCAGGGTTTTCTGAAGAGGATTTCATTTCAGCACCCAATTCATCGATAAACGAACCTTTCCAAAATTTAATGTTTAATGATAAACTATGTGATAAGGCACGACCACCTGGTGTGCTCTGCATAGGAATACGAGCATTTAATACATCACGAATTTGGTTAATATAAATAAGAGTAGTGTGATATCTATGCAATAATGGAGTTATCTTTCCAACAAAAGTTGTTAAAGGCCCAGCAATACCACAATAGGTTCTTTCATCCATATTTGCTTCCCAAGCAGCATTACTTAAAAGAACACCTACACTATCAAGGACTACCAACCCTAATTCACCTGTATTTACAGCATCTAAAATGATTTGGAATATATCTTCGGCTGATTGTGCTTGTGGTCTTAATATTCGCAATTTATCTAAATTTACACCTAATTTAGTTGCCCACAGTTCATCTAGGGTATTTTCTGCGTCAATAAATAAAATTTCTTTTTCTGGCTCATCATTTTTAATCGCCATTCTTTCAAATAACTTTTGAGCATTGGCTACAATATCTAATGATGTAGTTGTTTTACCGCCAGAATTTACCCCAAAAAATTGTACTGCACGACCTAATGGGATTCCACCATAAGTCATATAGTTTGCGCGTGGACTTGAAAATGGTATTTTATCATTAGTGTCTTCCCACTTTACACCCTTTACAAAAATCTCGTCCTTAAATTTTTTATTTACCTCTTTCATCAGTTCATCTAATTTATTCATACTTACTCCTTATTTAGTTGAATCTGTATATGTTACAGTTGTTGGGTTCATTTTCATCTGTTCAATTCTTCTATTAAGTACTCTTTTTATAGACCCTAATAAGTGTGTCGCATAGGTTAATTTTGAGTTCATCATCTTTTCGGCTCTATCATAAATTAACTCTACCAACATAGAACTTTGTGATTCCAATTCTGCAGTTGCTTTTTTATCATTGATAGTACCTGTTGCTTCAGCATATTTATTGTTATAATCTTCTTTGTTTAATGCTGTTGCTATATCTTCTCTTAACCCTATTAATTCTTGGCCAGCGGCAGCAAAATACATAAAAGAAGATAATTTCAAACAATAACTTTCTAGTTCTTGGTCAGAAAATCCATCTAGTTCTTGATTTCTAACTTTCATATCTATATTACGAACTAATGCATCTAGTTCTGATGCATAGGTATTTATTACCTTGTTTACTATCTTCTCTATATCGGCACTTTTATTTTCTAAATTTACGCGCTCAACCTCTATTAATTCTTCTTTTATATTGGATCCAAGTTCTATTTTTGACATATTTAAGCCTCATTTTTTGAACATTTTTTCTTATAGTCGCAGTAAGTACAAAACTTACACACAATTTTAGTAGGCAATTCTTTCTTCTCAACAAACTCATTGCATCTTTCTATCATACCTACCACTTCGTTTTTCAACGAAACAGGAACATAAAATAAAAACGATTTCTTTAAACATAAATCCCTATTTTCATAAATAAAAATAACATAGTTTATGTTAAAAGATATTGAGTAACAGGCCGCTTGATGTTTATGTTCTTCCGCTACTGCAAGTCGATTATAAAAAGAACTTGAGTTTTCAGTTTTAATTTCTATAATAAAATATTTTCCATTTATTTTAACTATGCCATCACATAAAAATAACAAATCAAGTTCTTTATTATGTACTGTAGTTTCGTACTCTTTTTTGGAGATTACTTCTAAATTTGTTAATTTATTTTCTTTTATGTATGTTTCTACATCAACCCATTCACAATCAAAGCCATTATTTTTCATATTTGTAATGGCTTTTTGTATTCTTAAATGTCTATCTTCCCCACTATGAAGTATACCGATAGATGAGGCAGGTCTAACTGCCCCATCTATCTTTGTATTTGTTCGATAGTAGTACATCATACGCAAACAATTTAGTGAAGAAGGTTTATAATATGTGCTCTTCGTATCTTTTGAAGGTTTAGAATCTATATAAATAGATTTCTCTAAATCGTTCAAAAAATTAGTAGCAATACTTTGGTCTGGTTCACTAAATAAGCGCATTATTCACCTACTAGTGCTAATACTTGAGAAACATTTCCAAAGGTCATTTTAATGGCCGCTGGATGCCCATACATAATTACTAATTCTTCTTCTGGGTTAGAACCTACTAAATCCTTAAAGTTCGTTACATCCACTTTGATTGAAGTTTCTTCTACATTTTCAGAATCTGTATATGGAATAATTTCATTATTGATACCATCCAATGTCCATACACGCACACCATTCTTCGTAAAATCAATTTTAATTGAGTTTTTATCAAAGGGAGTTACAAATACTGCGATGCGCTCTAAAAGGTTTAATAATGCCTTTTTATTCAATCTAACCTTATGTGGTAAATCGGCGGTTAAAAATGGAATAATATCATTGATAGGGAACTCGCTCACATCATCCATTTTAAATCCTTGGATTGTTACATTACCAGATTCAAAAGCAATTTCTGAATTTCCTTGATAAACATATACCTTTTCCTCTGGTAATATAGAAAACAAACTTGCAAGTTTTGCATTCAATAAGATAGGATTACTAAATAATTTCTTATTTACATAACTAATTTTCAATGAATTTGTGGCTACAGATCCATTATCGTCATAATAGAAACCTGTATATGCAGGGGTTTCCATAGTAACTGATACGGATGATTTATTGATATTGTAAGAATTTTTCAAATCTTCGGCTGATAATTCAACTTTAGTATCCTTATCTACTTCTACATTTGGAATTACAATAAATTCACCATCTTCATCAGTGGGAAATGAAAAAGAATAACTACCATTACCCTTTACAACCAATTTTCCATCTTCTACGGATAAATTGATAAACTCTGTTGTTGTTTTTAAAACCAATTGAGAGAATGTCTTACCATTTACCACAAAAGATGTAGGTTCGTTATCCCCTTCGATAGGTATTACTACTTGTACTTTATTTGTACCATCAGTAGATACTAATGACAAGGTAGATTTATCTACATTTATACCTATCATTTCGGTAATGGGCAACATTTTATTATTTCCCAAACCTTTTACAATTTTATTAATTGCATCTTTTAGTTCTTCAGTTTTTAGTTTAATGTTCATTGTTTGTACCTCTGTATTTATATCTTACTAAAATCAATTTCTTCACCATACCAAATTTTGGTTATTTCAAAGTCCGTTTTCATAGGAACTACTAATTTATCTGCGGCTTTTTTCATATTTTCATCAATAATTTTTGCACATTCCCTAGCATATTTGATAGGTGCTGTAGAAATTATTTCGTCGTGAACCCAAATTAAAATATGGCAATCCATATCTTGTAGTCGTTTATCGTTATAACACAAAATACTAGCGCGTTTAACCATATCTCCAGCCGAACCTTGAATAATACTATTTACTGTCTGTCGTTCAGCATCAGCAATTTTAAGACTATTTTCCTTTATTTGAATATTATCTTCTGCTAATGCTTGCTGAATTACTTCTCGTTTCTTAAAAGAACCAAATGCTTTATTTAATCTTGCTGTCCATTTTTGTACTAAAACTGGATCGACAGTTAAATCATTGGTTTCATCACTATCAATATCATCTAATGGGTCAAAATCTCTACTAACCCCATTAGCATAACTAAATTCATAAGGGTCTAAAAGCATATCTGGTAGCCTTCGTTTTCTTCCCCACAATGTTTTTACATACCCATTACATTTAGCGAATGATTGTGATTTATTGATAAACTCATTAACTTTAGGAAATTCTGTAAAAAAGGATTTCATAAGGGATGAGGCATCTTCCAAAGATATTTTCAAATCGGCTGCCAATGCTTTAGTTCCTTTACCATACATTAAAGCCAACACAATGGCCTTCATTCTACTTCTTCTTAATTTACCTTCTTGATTTACACTACCATCTGGGTAATGTTCCAAACAATCTTCATAAGGTACTTTTAAGGCTAAAGAACCTACATGTGCATATAAATCCTTACCAGTAGTGTATGCGTGTATTAACTGCTCATCTCCACTCATATGTGCTAAAATACGCGGTTCTTGCTGTGAATAATCTCCACCGATTAAACAATACCCCTCATCTGCTACAAACATCTTTCTAATTTCTTTATTCTTTGAAGGAATATTTTGTAAGTTCGGTGAACTAGAACTCATACGACCAGTTACTGTTCCATACTGATTGAAGTTGCAGTGAATTTTACCTGTTTTAGGATTTACTTCATTAGGCAATTTCTCAATATAAGTGGTCAATAGTTTTTGTACTTTTCTGTACTCAAGTAAGGTTTTAATTAAATTTCGAACTGTATCATTTTTGGTGCTTTCCATAATAGCATTAAGTTCTTTAACACCTGTACTCTTACCATTTTTATCACTTACCTTTAGCACATTAAAAAGTAATTCACTTATCTGCAGTGGTGAATCAAAATTGATAGGCCATTCAAGTTTAGGTTTAGATGTAATTGTAGTATGTGTTCTAATAAACTGTAATACTAAATCTTTTATCGGTTCAACTATCGCTGTAAATTGTTCCTTACAAACAGCCAATTTAGCATTATATTCTTCTTTCAATTTATCCGCAGTTGCTAAATCTAATCTAACTCCGCGCAGTTCTGCATCTAAAATGACAGGCACCAATGGCATTTCTATGTTCATAAACACATCATAACAAGACTTCAAATCTTCGTGTTCTTTTGATGGGTTTTCACATAGGAATTGGCTTTGATATTTATATAACTCATAAGTCATTTTAGCATCACGAGCAGCATATAAATAACCCAATTTTATCGGAACGTGAGTAAATATAATTCCTTCAAACAAATTTGTAATGCTATATACACCTGTACCATCTCCGCAATATTTATCGTGAAGTGCTTTCAAACCATGCGGTTCATTTTCGTTCAAAATATTAGAAGCAATCATTGTATCCCAATAACAAGGCAATCTAATACCTACTAAATTTGCAAATACTTTTAAATCGAAAGAGGCATTATGCATAATTATTTTTACATTAGCATTAACTACCCTTTCAAAGTACTTTTTAATAATATCTTCTTTTAGTTGATTATTAACTTCTTGCCCTGTAATATAGGATACATGGTGAACAGGAATATAGGATGCTTTATTTGAAGGACTATACAGACAGATACCTGCTAATGTTCCGTTAAAGGTATCCAACCCATCAGTTTCTGTATCGATGGCTACAATTCCATCTTTTATAATATTATCTACATAATTTTTTAATTCTTCTTCTGTACGAATAATTAAAAAATCATCTTTAAACTTACTAAAATATCTATTTACTTCAACTTCGGCGGAGGCTATCCTTTCAGATAGCCCCCTTTTTGCACCTTTAGAACTACCGACAAAAACACTTTTTACAGAATGTGCTTTCTGTATTATCTTCTTATCGAGTTCCCTACTAGACCTAGGTGCGAACAATGCCATTAAAAGACACTCCTATTTACTCTTTTGGTAACAGTAGCATCAGATTTGGCTGATTGTTCACCTGTAGGTTTGAACTCATTATGAGTAATATAATATTCCATTTCTTCGGGAGATTTCTTTAGAATATATTTACTATAAAGGTCTGGTGAGTTCGGAAGTTCTTCCAAGGTAACATCATCAGAAGATTTATAAATAAGTTCATAGGTCGTATCGGTAGATTTTGCTTTACCATGTCGTACAATTTCAAAAACATCATTTACCAACTTCGGCGACCGAGACATCTTTAAAATATTTTCTAAACCTGGTGCGCGTTTAATACCACAATCCCAAATTTCAACCGCGCCATTATCTACATTGTACAGTTTAAAAAATGTTCTAGCAGTTCGTTTTACACCCTTTTCACAAAATGGGCATACTCCATTACCTTCAGCATCTTTTAAGCAATCTACATGCTTATTAAACCCATTTATGGTAACATCGTGTACAGAATAGGTTTCAATTTCTGAAACATTGTTGTACATAAATCTAACAGTGGCTTTATCACCATCATCTTTAAGGCTAAAATAGCCATTTGAATTTGAAGTTGTTATTTTTCTTGCTTGTTCTGTTGTTACTCTTGACATAGTATTTCCTCTTTTATACGATTTTTTTGAATTTTTTCTCTGTAATCGTCAATATCTGACTCATACATATATATCTTACTAAAATTGTTATAGTCATTTTCATAAATGGGTTCTAAATAAGATAGTTTTTCTGTTTCGTCGGAATTAATAGTTGACTTTTTGTGCTTTGTTTTCAATATTAAATAATGCAAAAACAAGTCATCCTTAATACCCAACTTAACCTTTATAGATTCAGCCAATTCTGGGTTAAAAAGTATCTTATCTAACTCTTCATTTATTTTTGATGGCTTTATTACTAATGGCTTTTTCTTTTTGGCTGGAATAAATTTTTTATCTTCAGATAACTCACTTATTCGGTCATCAATTTCCATTAGTGTGTTCAAGGATGCCATATTTATATTCCAATCTCTAAAGTGTTTCTTTCTTACTAATGTGTAAGACATATTAAACACCGCATTGGTAAAATAAGTTATAAAAGAAATCTTCTTATCAAACTTATATTTCAAAGCGCATTGTAACAGTACTTCTTCCCCATAACTAATCATATCCGAGTCAGAGATTGAATTACTTATAATGCGACGACCAGAATTAAATACAACACCCATATACCTATTGCATAAAGCAGAAAAATATTGAGATTTTAAATTCTCCAATTTTTCCTTAAATGCTAGGTACTTCTCCTGTGTCTTAAATTTTTGAGATAAATCGACGAGAGAATCGTCTAGTAGTTTTGTTGCTTTTTGGTAGTTCATTACCAAGTATTCACCTGGTTTTGAGTCCAATTTTGAATCATAGTGCCCTGAATAAAAGGCTCTAAAAGAATAACTGTCAACCTTCATTTCACCCTCCCCATACAACCACAGTTTTTAGAATAATTTATTTTTATACAACTCTTTTTTATAACAACATTTTCCTAAACCCAACTTACGACTTTCTTTACTTTTTAATTGCTTACCACACCTCCTACAACAAGTATATGTTTTCTTCTCTTTACCGACGAAAAACTTCTTGTATATTAGTTTTAAGAATTTCATAACACAATCCTATATTACAAATTTACCAACAAAAAATCAACAACAAATTCTGGCTGTATTGTGCCACTCTTTATGCCTTGCTCTAACCACATCAAAATGTATAGTATATTTTCAAGTTCTACATCACTATAATTGCCCTTAAACTTTTTTCCTTCTATTTCTCCATAATAGGTTATGCCTGTGGTTTCTCGCAGTTTATAAGTACTTGTAGCGGTCTGCACTATTAAAACATTTTTAAAGGCATTATACAGAAAAGAAAGCATCCTTAAAACTGGCTCACCTTGCAATAATAGTTCTTCATATAGTGAATATGCTAATGATAAATCTCTTCTTAAAAATGCTTCAACAAATGGATTAATATTCACATCTTTATCAAAACAAATTATACCTGTTTTTAGATTGTTTGAGCACACTTCATCTATAGATTGATGAGTAGCATCAGAAAGATTTTTAATCTTATCTACTTCTAACAAGCAACGAGTATAATCACATCCGCACCCTTCTGCAATCAATTCTCCGAAAGATTCACTTAACCCATAATCTTTGCACAAATGCTTTGCTATTACATTTGGTTTAAGGTAATCAAAAACGACAGTTTGGTCTGCAAATTTATTCCAAAATTTTAATCGTTTATCATATGTATGATAGTGGAGTAATAAAATATTATCTCCTAACTGCATAATTACCTTATCCCAAGCAGTTTCATTTTTTAAAAAATCATTGTCATCTGTTACAACTACAAAATTTATTTTATTAAAAATAGATTTACTTCGGCATAATTCCAATGCGCTCGACACAGTTTCTCTTCTTTTAATTGCTGTATTTATTATGGATCCTATTTTACCAATATATGTGTTAAGAACCCCAAGTTCTGGGCCAGTAAAAATTAAAAAATTAGGAATATCCTTTTTAGACATTCTTGTTTTTAACTCAACCAAGTTCATAATAATGTTCTCAACCCTAGTAAAAAATTATCTAATGCGACCGATTTATTCACACCATTTATTTTAATCTGCGACTTAAAAGAATTTAATCTAAAAATTGCTTGAAAAAACCTATCTTCTTTGGTTGTTTTGTAAGCATTTTTTAACTTCCACTCAAGAGCATTTATAAATAGTTGTACATCCCAACCATTAGGATTATCACCAAAATCAATCTTTCGTGTTATATTAAACACATTACCTTGTGACGCACGATTAATCTTTGTAACAATCATATCACAATAATCAATCAACCCTTCATAATCCATCTCTAAAAATATTTTTATCTGCCCTATATTTTTACATATTTCGCCATAATTATCATAAACATCTTCTTTATTCTGTTTAGAAAAATACTCTTTTAACTCCGAAGAAGAATATGGCTGTATATTATAATAGAATGAACGATTTTTTAATGTTTCTATAGTACCAGACTCTGTTCTCATTATAAAAAATGCATTTTTAGGCTGTTCTTCAACTACTTTAAGCAACACATTTTTAGCGTTAGATGATAATTTTTCCCCATTGTAAAATATATAAAAAACAGGTGTCTCTACAGTGTATGCCATATCTACTATCTGCCTAACTTCTTCTGTAGAAGTTCCGCATAACACCGATTTATACTTAAATTTCTTCTTAATTTCTTCTATAATTGTGGAACGACCAGAACCTACTTCCCCATTCAAAATAATAAAATGAGGCGGTATAGTCCAATTGCTTAAATAGGTAGCAAATAACTTCTGACCAATCATTATATAGATACCTTTAATAGAAATGCTTGAACAAATACAAATGGATTGGATTCATACTTTATATAACTATTTAATTTAACCAACCCATCCACTAAATTTGCTAGTTGCTCTTTATTAAGTGATAATCCATCTATCTTTGATTTATAATCATCTGGAAGATAACTAACACAAAAATCTTTTGTTACTATGTATCTAGAAATGTCCAATACAAATTGTAAAAAACTTACTACAAACACCTTTATATCCAACCCATTAAGATAAAGGGTTTCTATCTGCGATAAAACATCATCTGTTTTATGCTCTATAATTGCTTTAAACACATAGAACATACTATCGTAACCCACTACCCCCAAGGCTTGTGTAATATTGCTTACAGTAAGGTTTTTGCTAAATCCTAGGCATTTCTCAAGTGTGGTTATGCTATCTCTCATACCGCCCTTTGATAATCTAGCGATAAGTTGTAAAGAAGAACCATCAAAAGTATTTATATTTTCGGACTTCAAAATATAAGTTAATCTATCAATAATTTGCTTACTACTAATTTTTGTAAAGTTATACCTTTGTACACGACCTATGATGGTTGAAGGTATTTTCTGTGGGTCGGTAGTACAAAAAATAAAGATGGTTTTAGCAGGTGGTTCTTCAATAAGTTTAAGCATTGCATTCCAAGCACCAGTACTAAATAAATGGCACTCATCTAATATGTATATTTTATATGAACCATCTAATGGTAAGAATTGAGCGTCTTTTATAATTTGCCTAACATCATCTACACCATTATTACTAGCGGCATCTATTTCAATTATTGAACCGCCACCATTATTTAATTTTTTAGCAAATATACGAGCCATTGTTGTTTTACCACAACCTGATGGACCGCAAAATAGGTAAGCATTTTTGAAAGATTTTGTGCTTAATTGATTATTAAGAATAGTAATAATATTCTGTTGACCGCACACATCTTCAAAAGTGGTGGGTCTATACTTCACTGCAAGTGTTGCCATTTAAACCTCCCTGTCCTCTTGTATATATTTTACTAATTCTTTAAACAGTTTCTCGCTAATTACATAATAATTTTCTTCATCAGGCCCGAAATTAAAAGCAAGAGCAGCATATCTTCTATTCATAGCGAATGCTTCTTCTTGATTTTTTATAAGCCAAGCCTTCTTAATAGAAAAGGAATCTTTAACCTTTGTTACTGTTTTGGCCTCTATAAGCCAATCGGCTGTTTTAACATCACCTTTATGAAAAGAAGTAGCACCTGAATTTGCAACTTGCTTTCCACCAATAGATTTGGCTATCTGTTTTTCTTGTCTAGAACTATAGTATCGTGTAGGCTTCATTAAAACAAACCCCCTTTCTTTTCAAAAATTCTATCTTCAGCCATCTTAAAATAATCTTCTGCTATCTCTATACCTATAAACTTTCTTCCCAATATCTTACAGGCCAAACCAGTAGTACCACTGCCCATAAAAGGGTCTAACACTAACTCACCTTCTTTGCTACTATTTCGTATTACTTTCATTGTGATATCTAAAGGTTTAATTGTAGGGTGATCCCACTTCTTTTTATCCTTGTGGTTTATCATAGTTATGTAATAGGTTTTAGCATCTTCATAATTCTGCGGAAAACATTTACCCTTACCATTGTGAAAATATAATAAATACTCGGTATCGGTTAAATATTTATTCGCATATGTAGGTAATGCATTTACCTTGTGCCAACAAATAATATCAAATTTACACTTATATTTAGTTACATAAAAATCTAGGTATTCTGGAATTTGATTTTTATTACACCAAAAATAAGCATTTACTTCATTTTGCAAATTAAAAACTAAATCTCCAAATTTTGCTATATCATATGAATTTATTAAATCCTTATCGTTCAACTTCAATAAACTCACATCAAATTTTTTAAGATTATTAACTGTTCCACCACTACCTTCTTTTATCTTTTTAGCCTTAAAAGAATATGGTGGGTCAGTAACAATCAAATCTATATTACTTAACCCAGATAACCGATTAAAACAATCATCATTATATAAAATAATATTATCCATTTTACCACTCTAAAATCCAACTTCTTAATAGCCATCCAGACCAATGCACTTTATGTTCTTTATCCCATAAATCCATTTTAACAGTTTTATCTTTTTCTTCCAAAAGTACTCCATACATTTCTACCATAGGTATTGGATTGTTGTTATTATATAATTCATTAAACTTAAAATATGGAGTATCGTGGAGTGCTACTTCTTTTACAATAACCTTTCTGTTAGTACTACTAAGTGGATTTATTATAATAATATTTTCCCCTTCTACTATATTGGCGCACCAATCTTTTAAATTTTTATATACTACACCATTGACCATTACACTAGAAATTAAATTTAGTAATGTTTTTGGTATATCCGTAAAAATATTATTTATTTGCTTTTTCATAATTAAAATAATGGAGTAGGAACATAGGTATCAGATATTCTTCTCTCCGCTAATTTAAAATAGTTTTCATCTATTTCTATTCCTATAAAATTTCTAAACAGCATCTTACAAGCAATACCTGTAGTACCGCTACCCATAAATGGATCCAATACTAATTCGTTTTTATTCGACCAAGATTTTATATGTTTTAAAGGTAACTCCAATGGAAAAACAGCAGGGTGTTCTGTTTTATTTTGAGAAATAGCAAATTCCCAAATATTATCGGCTACCTTCTTACTATTTATTTCAAACTCTTTATACTCGCGCTCTTTACCTGTAGTAATCTTTTTACAAGTACTAGCATAATTTTGACCTGCACATTTACAATCTACCATAATTGGATTGAATGTTTTTGGTTTTCCTTTAGAAAATATAAACATATATTCGAATACTTGATTATACCTAGGCTGTTTTACTTGTGGCATTGGATTAGCCTTTTTCCAAATCATAACATCATTAACATTAAAACCAATTTCATTAAATAAAATACATTGCTTAAAAGATGTCAATGATTTAGAACCATCAATAACTTTATCATTAACATTCCACACCACAACTCCGCCTTCTTTTATTACTCTGTACAAAGCGGTTGCTAATTGTTTCCAATCAATAACAGAATTATACTCACGAAGGTCATCATAAGGTGGTGAAGTAACAACCAAATCAACACTATTAGCATCTAGTGTGTTCAGCACATCCAAACAATCACCTTTGTATAATTTTATATCGGACATTATACTCTAACCTTTCTTAACCCATCAAATTCTTCTTTAGTTAAATCATTAATATCTTTACCACGCGGTATTTCATACACTAAAATAATTTTATTTGTTCTTTATGAGGTTTATTAGTTTTAACATATAAACTCTCTTTAACACTAACATGTGTATTTTTTCCTATAACCCTTCTAAAAGAAGAATTCCCACTATACAATAAAAGATGTTGATTGTACAATTCTTTAGGAATATCTACAATATTAATTTCATCACCTGCGATTCCATCTAAACTTAAAAAATAATCGCAATCACAGTTTTTTAAAAATCTCCATAAATTATCATAATCTATGGTTCCATAATACATACCCCTGGTATTAACATAAGGCGGGTCTAAATACATAAAATCATATTTGGATGGTTTTATAGAATCATACGAGCAGTGTAAAAATTCCACATTAAATCTATTTAATAATTTATTCCATTGATATAAAATTGTTTCTAATCTACTTGGATTTATTCCTTTTCTTGTCACATGAAATGAATTGTTAAATTCACCATTGGAATTATATCTAGGCATACCATTAGTTGTTGTTCGCATAATAAAAAAGAATAATTTGGCATCTTTTGTTTTATTAAATTCTTCTCTAATTTTATTAAAATAATTTTTCTTTCGTTCTAAGTCATTATCTTTATTCAATTCTTTCCACATTATTTTATAATTATTAAAAATTTCTTGTGGGTTATTTTTAATCATATTAAATGTATCAATCAACTCTCTATTTATATCTGAACAAATATATTTACTAAATCTATTTGGACAATAATTTAAAATATAAAATAATACTGAGCATCCACCACAAAATGGCTCATAATATATTTCATATGTATCATTTAATAAAGATACAATTTTAGATGCTTGACTTCTTTTAGACCCAGACCATTTAATAATTGGTTGTAATAAATCTATCATATGGACACCATTTTTAAATTATAAAATTCTTCTTTACTTAAATCGTTTATATCTTTTCCGCGCGGAATTTCATATTTGCAAATAATCTTGTTTGTAACATTTTGAGCAAATCTAATCGCTGCTCTATCACCTGCATCATCACCATCAAATCCTAAAATAATCTTTCTTACTGGCAATCTCTTTATTTGTTCATACTGATACTTATTTCCAGTTCCTAATAAAGCGATGGCACTAATACCATACTTTACACAGGTTAAAGCATTAAATACACTCTCACAAACTACTAATTCCTTACAATCTTTTGGCAACTCATATATGCCATAAATAGGTTTTTCAACCCCTTCTGGATAACTAAAAAATTTACTTTTTACCGAACGTCTACAAAAGAATAAAGTTCTTCCGCTTTCATCCCTTATAGGCATTGTTATACAATCTGTATTCTTATCATACCCAATATCGTATTTTTCAATAATTTCATCTGTTAAACCGCGCTTATACATATAGGGATGGATATATCTATAGGATTCTAGTTCTTCTTCGCTTATATAGGTTTTATCTGTATTTTGGCTTATTTTACCCCTAGAAAGGTCTATAATCGGTTTTCTATCACTTACTCCATCTATACCAGAAAAGTGCTTTAAAAGCCATTTTTGACCATATTTCCCACCATCTCTTTTACCAAAACAATTACTAATAAATACAGGTAATGATGCTGTGTATCCGCAAGTAAAACAATTATGGGTCAAAATAAAATCTTCTAGAGTGAATGTATGTGATTTTGTTTCGCAACAAAACACTTCTTGTTTTGTATTTGTTTTTTCAACCTTTTGCACTGTCCATTTAAGTCTATCATATTTTTTTACTCTATTAATAGGATTTTCAGAATATCTTACAAAAAAATTATTTGGCAATGTATTTACAGCGAATGTAAGTTTCCATATAATTGATTCCTTATCTATATAAGTATCATTAGGTTCTCTTTTTTGAAATCTTTTTCCAAAATGTGCTATACCTAATTTTGGAAGAGTATCTACCAAAAAATCGATATTTTTTTCATCTATATTTGCAATAGAACACACACCATTTTGTGAAACACAACCATCTGCAGCAAACCACCCAACAATAAAACTATATAAATAATCTAAATTATTTGTAATAGGAAGAGATTTATAATTAATACTAGATGAAACAAATTTGTATGGATATGGATAATTTTTATATCCTTCGCCTCCTTCAAAATTCTTAAAAAATTTATTACAAACATTCATCTTATCATTTGTAAAAAAATGAACCCTATACTTGAATGTACCGTCTTTATAAACTCTATTTATACTTCCATCTCCAAATATAAATCCATGTATAATACCTTCATCTATTATATTTAGAGATATATTATTAGGAACAGCTTTTTCTAACCTCTGATTTTTTATTAGTTCTTTTGTAGGTATAAAATTTTTTCTACTTCTAACTTTCCATAAATGATCACTTGTTGTATATATAATCTTATAATGACCATCTCTTCTTAAAGTAAGTTTATAAAGTTCTTGAATACCATAAGACTTAAAAATAGTTTGTTCCCAAAATCCATTTCCATTTAATACAAAAACTTTTTTTCCAACTATATCTTTTATCCTTTTTGTTCCATCATATGTTATTACCTTTGTGTCATCAGTAAAACAGTGAACAGAACCTACTTCCTTACCTTGTTCTTCTGTTGTTCTTATGCCACAAGAAGGTTTTCTCTCTTGCCCATTATTATGTATTGGGCAAGTTACTTGTATATTATCTCTTCCAGGCCGAATTTGATTTAATAAATTGATGCCCATAAGTGATAAATGGGTTTTTAATAAACCCACTATATCTTCAACACTCGCTGTTATATAGGTATTATTTACTTTTATCATTAAAATAATCTCTTTTTTGATTGTTCTGTTTTTAATCTTTCACAACTTGCTTTATAATAATCTTCATTCTTTTCAATACAAATAAAATTTCTTTTTATTCTACTACAAGCAATCGCGGTTGTTCCACTACCACTAAATGGGTCGAGCACTAACTGACCTTCCTTCGTTATATTTTTAAGAATTTGACAGCATACTGAAACCTTTTTAGCGGTTGGATGGTCAATGTTTGGCTCTTTAAAATTAACCATTACAAAAAATGACCTCTTTGTTTCATATGAACCCATTACTTCTAAATCTTTAAATATGTGTATCCCATACTCTACATCTGGTAGCCATTGATTATTACAGAATGGCGCGGGACTTGTTTTACAAAAGCATAACTCCTTATACCCAAAATCCCTTTCTTTAGCCAATTTTATAAATTCAAATTTAGTTTCTTTATCACAAAAAGTAAAGAAATTTATATGCTTTAATTTAGAAATACATAAATTAAAAAATGCTGTATAATCGAGTTCGCTATCGCTACCATATTCTTTGATTTTCATATGGTTAGGTCTATCTTTACTCATTCCCCTATTATGAAAATCTTGCTTGTAAGGAACATCAGTAAAAATACAATCAATACTATTATCTTCTATACTGTTTAGAACTTCTAAACAATCGCCCTTAACAATAGAATTTATCATTAAAATATGTCCTCTTTATCTCTAAACTGTTTTTTAATTTGCTCTACTTGTTGACTGTCATTATTTGCTAAAGTAGGAACATATTCAAACTTACCTGTATCAATCAGCCATCTATAAATATATCTTCCATTACGACCACCTATTCTGTTTTTAACCACTTCAAATTCAAGATTACCTTCGTTTTGGCGCATAGCAATAACACGAGAACTATTATGAGCAATAGCATCTGCTTCTGAAATATGCTCTAATTTTGGACCTTCAGCCTTATTCTTTTTATCTTTTGATACTGATGCTCTGTTTGCTTGTACTGCTGCTAATACAGGAATATGATATTTACAACTTAACTGAAATAAACCTTTGCTGATGTTATCATATTTTACACGAAGTGGTTGACCTGGTTTAAAGGTTTCGTCATCCATTAAACTGTACTGGTCGACACCTAAAATATCCAATTTATACTTTTGGATAAATGCTTCTAGTTTAGTAACTGTACAGTTTCCACCCATATCTTCTGGGGTTATAACAAAGAATGAATTTTTTTCTTTCAACCCTTTAACATACTCTTTATATGCTTCAATGTCTTGAGAACCTTTAGTTAAAACAGTATTTGAAAAATTATTGTAAATAGTATCAAACCTAAACCCAACTTGTATTCCACTCATTTCACCTGAATATAAACCTACTCTGTATCCAGCCAACCATGCTGCTTCTAAAAATTTTAATAAACACCACGACTTACCCTCATTTGTACGACCCATTACTGTTACTAAATCTTCTCCGCGTTGCCAACCCATTAGAGCATTATCTAACTCACGAAATCCTGTGGTTATAAAATACTTGCCATCTTTTCTTTTCTCAAGTTCTTCAATACGAACATCAGCATTCTTAACAATATCTTGTGCTTCTAATCTTAATTTACTTGTTAAAAATGGAAGTTCTTGCTGAAGATATTCTACTGCCTTTCTGCTATCTTCTTCTTTAGTTAGGTAGTCTTGTACTTTAGTTAGAATAGGAACCATCCTATTGTACAAGAAGTTTTCGTTTAGTTGGTCTAATAGGTAAGTATCTGACTCGTTTACTTTTACAATAGTAAAATCTGGAAACTTTGAAAGAAAAGTTTCTTTATCTGGTACAACACCATACTGACGATAGTGGTCTAATATGAATTTAAACTCACTCTCATAGTTTGGAAAATATTCGGAATTTAGACCATTATGAGTAACAATTTCTATGTTACCTGTATCTAAAACTTTACTTAAAATTTGTGCGTCGACCACTTCTGACTCCTTCTATCAACACCCTGAAATCGTATTATTTCTGAACTATTGAATATACGACTTTTTAACCTCGTTCCGAAGAACCTTAATAAGCCATTTTCATCTAAATTAGACCCATATATTGTGGCCAGACCATTGTTTATACGATGGTCAACTATATTTGACAAATGATTTATTTCAAATTCACTTACAGTTATTGGAGAAATGCTATCAACACATAATAAATCTACATTCTTTAGAAATTCCTTTCGTTCTTCTAAATCGTCGCTTGGATGATTGATAGCATCTTTTAGATCCATAAAAAATGCAGGTAGGTCAATATAATAGCCTCTGGTTCTAAAACCATTTCCTGCCCAAATTTGATTGAAATAAGATTTTAGTAGTTTTGAAAGCCAAGTAGTTTTACCATTACCAGTAGTAGTGGAATAAATATACAAATTTCTTCCATTATTGACAAAATCTACTATTTCATCCTTAATATCAGCCAAGTACATAAAAGCATCATAATCTACTTTATCTGGTGTCAATGTATTGCGCTTAATCAATGTAGCGGGCAAACCACTATGATTGATAAGGTATGTCATTTCGGCATACCTTATACAATCTACTGAACAATGCTCTTTTGTTTGGCAAACATCAAAGAAAATACATTTATCGTTCATATTTATATTTTACTAAAATAAATTTTATACTATTTAATGCCTACTATATTATCTTTAAGGTACTTGTATAGTCGCATCACAGATATGCGCTTCATACTTATTGAGTTCACATATTTTCTAATGGCATTGAACTCTAATAATTCTAACATTTTTGGCAAAAATTCCTTATTGTGGCAATAAAAATAAACTTCCTGTGCATACTGCCCAACAAATTCAGGTACCTTACCTAAACTACCATTTCCCCAATTACACATAGCATAATCATAATTGGGAAGTATTTCCTTATTTTCTGCTGTTTGATAATTTCCCTTCTTTCTTCTATGCTCAATTATAGTTATATCTTTTAGAACATAACTTGGTTTAGTATTTATACCACATTTAGGTCTTTTATATATATTAAAACAGCAGTGTAATTTTCTATCTGTATATGTTACAATACCTAAATCTTCCGAATACACCAAATCAAAATAATACATCTGTATATTATTATCTAATTGAGATATAGGCTGTATAAATGCTATAAAATCTCCTAATGTACAAGCCTTTTTAAAAAACTTCACCGACATCCAATTATTAGTTCCAAAAGGCGGATTTCCAATTATTAATCTACCCTTCTTATAAAACAAGTTTAATGTTAGAAAATCTTGTTTAATAATACCTTCGCCATAAGGTTCTATATCGTATGCTTTGCAGTTAATTTGAGAAGAAAAAGAACCATTCCCAGCAGAAGGTTCGATGATATCTGTTATATTATCCCTTCCCAACACAGAAAAAGTAGTTTCTATAAGCCTTTTTGCTAATTCTTTGGGGGTATAATACTTATCATTCAATATTTTACCCATATCTACTCGCTATCTAACTCGCCCAATCGTTCTTTAACCACTCGGTTATATTCAAAAAGTAAAGATTTCCAACCTTTTTCAACAGTTTTACTAATAATTCGTATCTGTTCATCAACTGTTAGTGGTTCTAATAATTTTAACTGTTTCTTAAAATACTTTGAACTTAAAGTAAAAGGCAGACTTTTTACATATTCAAACAATAAGTTTATTATAACAGGCTCTTTAGAAAAATTAAGAATTATGTAAGTAAAATTCTTGTCATTTTCCATCCTATTATTATAAATTTTAGAAATAGGTAGTGGTTTGGGTTTAAATAAACCCTTTTTAGTTTCGTATCTCATACTATTAATTAAACTTATGTTTAAATAATGGGGAAGAAGTACCAGACAATCTACTGTTGGCGTGCTCGCATTGTTCTTTTGATAGTTCTGTACCTAAATAAGATAGACCATATTTTTTACAAGCGATAGCAGTTGTCCCTGTACCCATAAAAGGGTCAAATACCAATCCATTTTCCCTTCCGTATATATTGAGAAGTTTACAAACAAATTCTGTGCTAAATGTTGCCTTATTTAAACTTGTTGATTCATCATTATTTCGCGCATCAATTATATTATAAATATTCTCGTATATTTTCTGGCCAGTAATACTTTTATTAAGCATCTTCTTATTACAATAAAAAGTAGAATATTCCGATTTTCTACATAATACGAACACAAATTCAAAAATTCTTGTTAATTTATTATGGCTAACATTATTAGGTATAGCACTATGCTTTTTCCACCCTATAACATCTGCTATAGTAAAATTACTTCCTACTAAAATTTTATTGATACAGGTGAACATTTGACTTGGATTTTCGTTGCCATAGGAAATATTATAAATTACACACCCATTCTCTTTAAGAATACTATCAAACCCTTTAAAAACATTTAATGTCCACTCGTCATAATCGGCATTACTTTTATCTTCTTGATAGCAATCGTATCTTTTTTCATAATTTTCCAAAGTACCAGTTACTCTAGATGTATTATAAGGGGGAGATGTCAAAACGAGATCCACCTTTAGGTTCTCCTTTGACATATCCCCCATAAATTCAATACAATCAGCATTGTATATTTTATTGGTCTCAATCATATGTTTCTCTCTGCGGTATCTATATTATACTAAAAATGAAAATATATAACTGATTACATCTACTGTCCATCCATTTCCTAATGCTTTATATCGAGCACCATTAGAAATTTTAACCTTTTTATCTCCGTTTAAACCATATTCTGTATAGTTATCTGGCACTGTTTGTAGTCGTTCGCATTCAATAGGAGTAAGTTTTCTTATAATATATTCCCCATCTGGTAGATTTATTTTATATAAACCAGTTTTAGCACCGCCACCACCGCCATTAGCATTTAAACAAATAGATTTCCCTTGAACTGAATATATTCTGTTTGCTTGACCTGTACTTCTACCTTCTAAAGTTCCTAATCTATAAGGTTCGAACATAAGTACAGTGCTACTTGTTGCGGTTGAACCTGCTCTAGTAGTCTGTGAAGGTGCTTTATCAGTAATTTCTTGTTTATTATAGGGATTAAATTGTGTGGGAATATACCCTTTTTCAGTAGCAAACTCTTCATACTTCTTTTTAACAAAATTATTCATAGGTTCTGCTATATTTTGTTTCCACCCACTCGCCAATGCTACACTTTTTCCATTAACATCATAAATTCTATCCGCACAAGAAGGTTGTTTTGCTAAACCATCTGCTCGACCACTTTGGCTATTTACACAAATAGGTTCAAAAATCATATTATCTTTTTCTACAGTTGTAAGAGTGTTTGTCTTACCATCAGTTCTAGGTGATAACATTCTATGTTCATTATAACCATGTTTAATTTCACCATTTTCATACTGTTTTCTTAATTTCTTACCTTCTTCCGTTCTTTCGTACCTTAAACAACTAGCATCTATTTTTTCTACAATTACATTATCTTTTTGAACTGTGCTTAAATTATTTGCTTTATTTGGGTCGGAACTTATTTCTACAACTTGCGTAAGTTCAAGATTGGCATTGTCTTTTCTCTTTCCGTTTTCATCTAAAGGTCTCCCTACAATTCTGCCAGAATAATACTTTTGAGAAACTTCATTTGCCACACAAGGAACATTTCCACCGCCTTCACCCATAGCAGCAGTTAAAGTGGATGCTTTTTCATCATCCAGTAATATTTTTCCTTTCGAACCAAACTCTCTCAAATAATGCGCTAAATTAGGCTCCTTAATTTCTTTAACACTACTCTCTAAAATATCTTTTAGCACAATGCCTTTGTCTTTTGGCTGTGGTATCGTGCAGGTGGGAAGTCCGAATAAACTTTCCTTTTTCAAATGCCAATTAACCCAATAATATCTTTTACGATTTTGTGCTGAAAGTAATGCTGAATTTATCATAACAGGCTTACACCCCATATAATTATTTATAATGCCTTTATTTTCATCACTCATACTCTCAACATTTTCAAGTAAAAATTTTACATTAGGATTAAACTTTTTAATATGATTAAGAATATCTACATAAGAGTAAAATAATCTTGATTCTTCTCCTTCTAACCCCTCTCTGTTTCCAGCGATTGAAAGATTTGTACAAGGACTACCGCCGATTAACAAGTCAATTTTACTCCAATCAATATCCCATTCTTTCCATTTTTCTACATCCCCTAACTGAATTGTATTGGGGAAATTATATTGAGTAATGTAAATAGGATTTTTATCTATTTCACTAGCATAATATGTGTCATATTCTATACCTGCTCTATGTAATGCTAATTGACCGCAAGATATACCATCAAAAAGTGATAAAACATTTCTTATTTTCATAAAATCAGTCCTTTAATTTATCCATTTAATTATTGGGTCACCTTTGAACCCCTTTTCCCATACAAACCAAGCATAACATACTGCAGAACCTATCGGTTTCATTTTGCCTGTTTTCTTATCAACAACTTCAAACTCACCATTCATAGCACAACATATTCTGCTAGAACATACATACACTACTTTAGGTGGATATTTCTTATACATCTCCCTTCGTGCTTGTCCTTCTAAAAATGTCAATTTTAAAAACAAACAAACTTTATGACCTTCGGTAACTGTTTCTATAGATTTCTCTACCCATTCTTGGGCAAATGCATAAGGTGGATTTGTAACTATATCTCCATCCCACACTTCTTTTTTGCCTAATAACCCCTTTCCACTACTAGTTAAAAAATCTTTTACTTCTAAATTTGGGTCATCCATACGATTTATAATGTCTGATTTACGACCTAATTTACCTGCTTTTTCGAATACATTTGCAAGATGACATTTTCCAGCAGCATTTTCCCAAATATTGGTTAAATTCGGCTCTACTTCTAATAATAACTCTGCTGCTTTCGGTTCTGTAGCATAAAAATCTCTGCTCTCTCTTTCATACCCTTCTGGTGCATGGTTTGTGGCCGCTATCATCTTAAATGTGGATGCTTTATTTCCAACCCAATCTTTAGGCATATATATTCCCCTACGATAATAAAAACTTTAAAATTTCTTCGGACTTTCTCAAAACTTTTCCATCTACAATACAATCCGCCCACTCACCCTTTTCTTGTACTATTTGATTTATTCTCTCATCAATAGTATTTTTACAAATAAAGGTAATAATATTTACTGTATTTTTAGTACCAATACGATGGCAATTGTGGACAACGATATTATTTACAACAAAAGTATGATTTCCTTCTACTTCAATATCATAAACAACATCTTTTTTATGTTCAAACTCTATACTTCGTATTTTTCCACTTCTAATTCTATAATTAGAAGAATCTTTATTTAAAATACAATTTAAAACAAAACATTTTGAACTTTTACTCCAACTATAAGAAGGCTTATAACCACAAACAGATAATAACCATAATACATTGGCACATAATTTATTTGAAGTGGTTGAATAAGAAAATTGATGAGTTTTTCTAACATAACCGTCAGAATCTTTTAGTCCTTTTAATAAAATTTCTAACTGTCTATTACTTAGTTTATAAATAAAATCTGGAAAATGTTTTTCATAAGTGTTATCGCCAAATAAATATTTAAACCATAAAGCATATTCTCTACTATAAGACCTTATTTCATTACCCTTGTCTTTTTTTGATTTAAAATAACTTGTTTTAAGTCCTACTTGTTTAAACCATTTATTACATAATTTTAATGCTTCCATTTTACTATAGGTATTTCCTGAAACACCTATGCAACTTCCTCCGCTCTCTGATACTCTTGAAAATCCATCTCCTAAATAATAACCACAGAAATATAAAAATTCATCAGTTATTTTTATAGGCTTTGCATTTATAAGTCTACCATTTGTAATTAATTGACCTTTATTTCCTATAAATATTCTCTTACATTTACATAAATTCGGTGGATATATAAAATCATTATAGTCTTTATTATTATTCTCTATAAATGATAAGATAGAACCTTTAGATAAATGTTTTGCTTCTATCCACTTACCATCAACAAGAAATCTATGGTCTTCTGTACAATAAATGGGTTTTTTAGACCCCCATAATTTTATTTTTGCAATATTTCCATTATAATTTGTTACCCAAGCATCTTTTACTTTAACAATTTTTCCATCTCCACTGTATACCATATCCCCTACTTTTATATCTTCTATGGATTTAAAACCAAGAGGGGTTAAAATTTCTGTACCTTTCAAAAAACATCTATCTTCGCACTGTTCTTTTGTACCTCTATTCCAAGGTTCATCTAAAAATATAACAGTATCTGCCCCAGTTAATGTGTGGGATGTTCCCATAGCACCAATAGTACCTAAACAACAAGAACAAGTAGGGTCTGTATTTAACTTGCTCTTTTCCTTCTCTATATCCTTTGTTCCTCCTATTATTAGGGCAGGATTGTATTTTTGGAGTAAAACATACAATGGGTTAATAACATCTACCCAATTGCTAAATATAAGGCATTTTCGGCCTTCTTTGCTTAACTCTTCAACCATCTCTATACATCTATCATATTTTACTGAATCTGTTATTTTATCGCTCAAAATGGCTGGATTTGCTGTAACTTGCCTCAACCTAATTGTTCTAACTAATGGGTTTTGGCTTAAATCTTTATTATCTACATTGAAGGCAATATCATTATATACTTCACTGTATAAAATTCTTTGTTTTTGAGATAATTCTAAATATTCGGTTTCATATATTTTTGGCGGTAAATTAAGGCAGTTTTCCTTTAATCTTCTTAATTGAACACCACTAAACCTTTCTTTTAATTCGTTTATGTTTTTATACCCAACAATTTCATACCCACCATAACCACCAAATTCACAATATCTTTGCTTATAAGCGGTCATACTATGGGTTTCATATCCCAACCATCTCATTACCATATAGGTATCTAATGGATTATTTAAAATTGGTGTACCTGATAAAGCAATTTTGCATCCGCAATCTACCTTTAATAATCCTTTACCTTGTTGTGATTGAATATTTTTAGACATATGTATTTCATCATAAATACACATATCTATTTTATCTGATTGTTTTTCTAATGCCTTAATAATATCTTTATTTCGCAATGTTTCTTTATTGGTAATAATAAAAAATGGTAGGTTATCAATATTATTTATATCTTCTATTTTCTCTACACTTGATTTAATAACTTCGTGTCCATTTTTAGTTGTTCTTGTACCTAGAATATGTGCTTTTTCTTCAGTAAACAACTCACATTCCTTCTTCCAATTATATTTAGAACCATTGATGGCGCATACAATTAAACAATGTTTATATCCATATAACTTTTTACGGATACAAGCAATAGTTGCGGATTGAACTGTTTTACCCAAACCTTGTTGATCTGATAATAAAAAATTGTCGTGATTTAATCCAAATTTAATTCCTTCTAATTGATGTGGATACGGATTAAAAGGAAATTTATAATCACTAGGTATTTCCAATTCTTTTTTATCTTTTGGCTTTGAATAAAAAATATGTAGAGTAATCGGTTTTTTATAAAAATCAATAAACCTAGGAAATTGCTCTAATGGTATCTCCCAAGTTTTTGTATCTGGGTCATAAAATCTTAAAGGAAGTGCTTTAACAAAATTAACTAAAGTTTGGTCGTAGTCAAACTTTAGTATAATACTATCTCCTATAAATTTCTTACCGCGAGATAAATATGCTTCCATTAAAATAACCTTTTAGGCACAACTGTATTTTCAATTCTTTCTTTGGCAATCTTAAAATAGTTTTCATCTAATTCAATGCCAATAAAGTTTCTGTTTAACATCTTGCAGGCCACACCTGTTGTGCCACTACCCATAAATGGGTCTAAAACGGTGTCGTTTTCGTTTGACCAAGAAATTATGTGGTCTTGTGCAAGTTTTAATGGGAACATAGCAGGATGATGATATTGTTTACTTTCGGTTGCGCTTCCTGTTCGATATTCAAAAACATTTCCCTTTATTTTTTCATCATTTACTTTTTTCTTTCCTACATCTACTAATTCGCCATCTGATTTTTTATAAAAAGAACTATTACCCCAAGTTTCTGTTCCAGCATATTTACAAGGCACTTTAATAGGATTAAAGGTCTTTGGCTTTCCTTTACTAAAACAAAACATATATTCAAACTCTTGCTCATATCTATTATGTGTTAATGGCACATAATTCAATTTCCGATAAATCATAGTATCGTGTATATTAAAACCAATTTCTTTGAAATATAATGCCTGCCTAAAAGATGAGCCTGTTTCGCTCCCGTTAATTGTAGCATCTGCCACCACCCAAACGATAACACCACCGTCTGCTAAAATGTCTTTTAACTTGTTGGCTATATTCTTAAAAATATCAAAATTCCAATTCAGCGTATTGTTGTATGTTCGCAGATTATCGTATGGTGGACTTGTAACCACCAAATCCACCTTAACCCCTTCGGCTATTAGTTTATCCATTACTGCTAGGCAATCACCTTGATAAAGGTCAATTTTAGGCATTATTTCATTTCCTTACTAACTTTTAAAATAACAAGATAACCTAATAAATCCATAATGGTATCTTCTTGCTTATACTCTTTACCGCGCATAATACGAGATAACTTGTCGTCTATACGGACTTTGATAGCGGTTTCTGCATCACCCTTATAAAAGCAATTTATAGGCTCTAATGCTGAATTACCATAACTCTTATTCTTTTCAATAAGAAGTTCTGCTATTCCATTTGTAATTTTTCTAACTTTTTCGGCGAATAGTTCTTGTTTATCTTTCATTTTCTTGTCCACCCATCTGAACCTATATTTTTTGAATTTATTTCCATTGTAGAATCTGCAAATCTCAAAGAACAATCGCCTAATACAAATATTTCTACAAAATCTACTTCGTCTGAATTTCCCCAACTAATAACATTACCTGGGTTTATATTGTTTAATGCTTGCAATAAAGTCATTTGCATCCCCCTATATCTTTCATATTTTCAAATACTGTATTTAATTGCCTATTTACTGTATAAAAAGATGTACATTTAGGAATATCTTTTAATCTCGTTGCACCTATATAAGTCATAGTAGAACGAATACCACCTAAAATATCTTCAATAACATCTTTAGCAGAACCTTTATAAGGAATTAACTTTTCTCTTCCTTCGGTTGTTCTATATTCTTTCATTCCACCAAAATGTTTTACTTGCGCTAATCTTGATGACATCCCATAAAATTGTTTATAAGATTTTCCATCAATATTCACTAATTCTCCAGAGGCTTCGTCTGTACCTGCTAACATACCACCTAACATTACAAAATCAGCACCTGCGCCAAATGCTTTAGCAATATCCCCAGGACAAGTACAACCACCATCTGCACAAATCATTCCACCAACACCATGAGCAGCATCTGCACATTCAAGAATGGTAGATAATTGTGGTCTGCCTACTCCTGTTTGAGAACGAGTTATACAAACACTACCTGGTCCAATTCCTACTTTAACAATATCTGCGCCATTTAAAATCAAATCTTGAACCATATCACCAGTTACTACATTACCTGCCATTATCAATAGACCAGGAAACTTATCTCTTAATTCCTTTACTAAATCGATAAGTTTAGGTATATATCCGTTTGCAATATCTATACAGACTTTGTTTATAAATGTATTGGATTCCAATAATCTGAATAGTTTATTCTTATCTTCTTTAAGACCTGTAGATATAAACATTAACTGATTGTAATCATTAAAGGATAAATCCAAAATATCGTGTTGATAGTGTTTATGTAAACAAGTAATTGCTTTATATTTAGACAGCACTTCATCCATATAAAATGTTCCTGTGGTAGCCATATTTGAAGCCATAATTCCACAAGATTCCAAAATATAAGGGTAATACTTAAAATTATATTTTCTTAATACATCAGCATCACTTCGTGAATTTAATGTAGTTCTTTTTGGCTGAAATAATACATCACAAAAATCTAATTGTGGCTCGGTATAAATTCTAGTCATTTATTTCTCCGTAGCAAAATTTTCAAAATATCTTTTTACATAAACAATCGGTGTGCCTTTATCACCGCTACCACTTGTTAAATCCATTAAAGATGCTAACAGGTCAACATATCTTCTAGGAGTTGTACCTTGAGAAGTCATATTACCTTTTAAATCTTTTTGCTTATTAGCAATTTCATTATAAATAGCCATACCTAAAGTAGCACCATTTAAATCTTTGAACTTTTCATCTGCCAAATTCTTCAATTTTAATTCATTTGGAGTTCCTTTTAAACCTTCAGAATAAGCAGGTGAAGTTTCTGGGTCTGCGAACTCCCATATTCCACCTACTGGGTCTTTGAAACAACCATCACCATAAACCATTACTTCTACTCTTTTACCAGTTTTATAATAAATTTCATCCCTTACATAATCAACTACTTTTTTAGCAAATTTCTTTGATGGAAATAATTTTAATTTCTCTTCACTTGCTTTATTAGATCCTAATAATCCCCATTCACATTTATCGTGACAAAAATGTGCTAATGTAAATTCTATCTCCGCATCAATTTCATCTGGTCTTAAAGTACAATTCACTGTAGGAACTTCACTTCTTACAACATCAAAGTGCGAATCGGCATCACTCTCTACCAATACAAATTTCTTACCTTCTCCTTCTACGATAGACTTATAATATTCATCATAATTTAAACCTGTAAAAGGATGATTTCTTAATACATTTCCAACTTCATCAATTAAAGGCATATAGATATACACAGTTTCTGAAACTGCACGAGCAAATGCTTTCAAAATCATTGCAAAACGATTACGAGAATAAATAGGTTTTATTAAAAATACTTCTTTAGGATTATTCAACTGCCTTTTAATATCTTCAGCAACTTCATCAATAGTTACATAATTACCTTGTGCGCGAGCAACTACAGATTCAGTAATTCCTACAATATCCCCATCTTCAATATTATCAATAGCATTTAATACAGCATTCACAGTTATTTGTGCAATATCATCACCTTCTCTAATGATAGGCGCAATTAAACCTGTTGAACTAACTCCATATTTTTTAAGTCTTAAAGGTGTAGAACTCATTTTTTATCTCCCAATTTATACTGTTTTCTCTTTCGCATACAACTTGTACAATATTTATTATATAAACCAAAAAATTTTGTACCGCAATCTTCACAAATTAATTGTCGCAGTGGTTAAAATTTATTCATCTTTTTTAGCCTTCTTAGTTAATAATGCTGGTCTAATTGCTTGAGCAAAATCATAATCAATATAAAACTCATCCATTTTAGTTTTATAAAGCGCAAATTCTATTTGTTCAATATACTCATCATTATTATTAGGAAAATCTTCTCTATATTTATTACCTGTAGGTTTACCTGTGTCGCCATCTAAAATATCTGTTTCAAATACGTAAGTTTTTGGTTGTCTTTTAAGCCAAACTAATGCTTTCTTTAAAACTTTTCTATCTACTTTGAAATACATTTTTTATAATCCTCCAATGGATAATTTTTTCTAGGTTCCTTTTCATTAAGGTTATGATATGTTTTTAATCCATCGTCACTAAAACAAGAACAATTTCTTTTACTTTGATACGTATTATTAAGCCAATCTCCACAATTGATCCACTCATCAGGATTATTTGTTAAAGGAGTTAAATTTTCTTGTCTAGCAAGTTTATTAAAAATATTTAATGTAATTTCTGCTGACATTCCACTATGTCCTGCTTTTACAAATACTTCCAATAATTCCATTGCATTTTTAGCACATGCATTTACATAACCATCCATTGGATCTTTTGGATTTTTAGGATTACAGCCTTCTTCACTAATATTCATTCCTGCATATTTTAATTCTTCTTTTGCATGTTCTAATATTCTACTCATAAATTCTCCTTTTAACAAACTGCTATATCTATAGGAACTTCTATTCGATAATACATATAGTTTAACAAAAATTCTATGTGCTCTCTAACTTTATCTTTATTATCATTCTTTAAAATTATTTTACCATCTTTAGCAAAATCAAAATCATCTAAAATACTATAATCTACAGTTTCATTTATCATAGCATTATACATAAGCAAAGCGACAATATTATGTGAGTCTTCTTCATCTATTATTATTTCTGATTTATTATCTTTAATCATTTCCATTAGTAATAAAGTTGAACTAATTACAGATGGTTTTAGACTAGTTAGCATCGCGCTAAATTCAATTGGATTTCGAATATCCATCATATATTATATATTATACTAAAGAAAGCCAGACTATAAAATAGTCTGGCTTGTTTAGTTCTCTTGTTGCATAATAACTGTAGGAGGTATGATGAGGTTACAGTTATTAAATTTTATTAGCCGAAGAAAGGAATCGAACCTTCAACCATTCGCTTACAAAGCGAGTGCTCTGCCAATTGAGCTACTTCGGCAACAAATATTTATATATATTATACTAATAATTTAAAATAAATATAGGCCACTAATAAACAACAGTTAAATGCTATTAAATTTGATAGAAACACATCTAAAAACCAATGTGCTTTTACTTTTATCCTTGTCCAACCACATAGCCAAGCCAATAATAAAAATGGTATAAACACCCAAAATGGCTTAATAAAGAATAAACTAAAATAAGCAGGTAGACAAGCACTCATAGCGTGGCCAGAACATAAACTCTCCCCATCATTATGACTATATCCATGTACATAAATAACATGGTCGCCAACTGTTTCTCTAGGTCTAGGTTCGTCAAAAATGCCCTTTAATACTTGTACAATTAAATTACCTAACCCATAAATAATTGCAAAAACAATAAGTGATTTCCAATTATTTAACCATAAAATTATCGGAATTATACTTATTGGTAAAACTACTGTTAAAATATCGCCTAATTTTTTAATTTTATTCATAACCATTTGTTCTTATAGATTTCATCTACTACATATTCTGGTTTTAAATCCTTCATACAATGAGCATTGCAAGGTAAATCTTTTTTAAGCATTGCTAAACTTTTATCGTTTGTTCCCCACTCATAACAAGGAGTACAAGTATTTGCTCTTAAATTTAAATTAAAACTTCTTCCTTGCTGTTCTATAGCAGTAGGTCCAAATAATACTACTGATTTTCCGCCTAAATGCTGATTTAATATAGGTAAACCGCCCTCTATATCTATATGAAACAAAGATTTTCTCATTACTTCCGCACTTTGCTTAATATTTAATTTATCTACTAAATTTAAGGCTGTATTATTTATTATACTACAACTTTTTCCAGCCCCTATTTGTACACAAGGAATCTTTAATAAATCTACTAATTTTTGCCAATATTCGACAGGCCAGGATTTTGTACAAACATAACCTAAATCGTGTGGTTTTCCTGATAATTCCCCATAACCAGTATTAAAAGTAATAAATTTTTCTGGTAAATCTATATTAGGTTCTTCATATTTTGGAAGAAATTCTATATAATCAAAACTAAAATCTATGCCTGCATTATGTGCGATACATAAATCCAATTTCTTATCATTATAAATTTTTGGAAGATCATATTTTCCAAAATTTCTATAAGGTACCAATTTAAAAAACCTATCTTTATTAAGACTTCTTCTAAATCCTAATCCTTCGAACATCCACCAATATTTTAAAGTATATATAGATATTGAACTTGTAGGCAATTTCTTTTGCTTACAATAATTTAATAGGAATGTTCTAGCATTAAGTGCATCGCCCATTCCATAGTTTATTATTGCTTTAGTTATCATCTATATAAATAAAACGGAAAGGGTGGGATTTAAACCCACGAACGAAGTTATCTCCGTTGCCGCTTTTCAAGAGCGGTGCAATAAATCACTCTGCCACCTTTCCAAAATGGTCTACGTGGCAGGATTCGAACCTGCGATCTCGACAGCCCAAGTGTCGCGGAATAACCATCTATCCTACACGTAGATAAAATATATTGGGCATTTATACCCAGAGTTGCCCTTCTCTGTTAAGCAATTCACTTAAACACCAAAATATCAACTAGGCATTACCCTATCGTTCGTGTGGTTATTAAAATGGTGCTCAGTGTAGGGATCGAACCTACCATGCACGAGTGCGGCGGATTTACAGTCCGCTGTCCCACCATTGGAACATACTGAGCATTAAATTATTACCCTTAATGGGAATCGAACCTATATCATCCGCTTAGAAGGCGGGTGCTCTATCCATTGAGCTATAAGGGCAAATTACCTTCTAGGAGAGTCGCACTCCTCTCTTCAGATTGAAAATCTGATGTCCTAACTGATAGACGAAGAAGGCATTTTAAATAGCCAGAGAGGGACTCGAACCCTCAAGATTTTGCAACCAACAGATTTTAAGTCTGTCGCGTATACCAATTCCGCCATCTGGCCATAAATTTTCAAATAACAATAAAATCTAAATGACTAACTAGCAAATACTGCCGCTGCCACTACTGTTGTCCATACATCATCAGCGCAAATTGCTGATTGAGTAATATTTGTTGTTTTTACAATCTTACCACTCATTTTCCAAATCTGTTCTTTTTGATCCCAAGTAGTATCATTATCAAAGTCAATTCCAATAGTAGTAGATAACATTAATGCTGCTAAATCTTCTGCATAATCTCCACTTTGTTTTTCTGTTTCCCCAAAACTATGATGTTCCGATAAATAACCATGTTGATTAGGGTCTTTTGGAATTGCTACACCTACTGATGCAGATATTAATCTGCGTGCTTCATTGCAAGTATTTCTACTAATTACACAATGTAAAATTTGACCTGGTTTTAATAACTTTACACCTTTTTCTTTTGAGATAATTTTACAATGTGGTGGAAAAATACTTGAGACTGGAACAATATTATAACTTGCTATTTTAGCATCCCTTAATGCCTCTTCAAAACTTGCTAATTTCTCTTTATGCCTACCTATACCTTTTGTAAGAAATATTTCTTTAGGTACATATGCTTCGTACATTGTTATTATCTCCAATAAATAAAATACTGGTTTTTTGTGGTATTGGGAGTACCAGTATCCCTCAAAATAGATGGAAGTGTAGAACAGCCTTGGCCTCTACATCACCCATTTCCACTTTTATTGAGTCCGAGGTGTGTCCTAACTCAATAAAAATTATCAAAAGGAGTGCTACTTTACGACTTCAGTGGTAGTAGCAAACCACCGCACAAAGGAAACAGGTCCTTGAAGTCTCTTATGAATAATATTATACTAATTTTCTGCGCCGACAAGGACTTGAACCTTGAACCTGCCGATTATGAGTCGGATGCTCTAACCAATTGAGCTATCAGCGCGAAATCTAAAATACATAATTTATAGTATTATCTTTTATATAACTATAAACTAATTCATTACCTATTTGTTTATTCTCAACCAATGTATCAGAATTTATAAGTTGTTCATTACTAACTATTCTAACAACTACATATCCAGTTGCTTTAAGTGTCACTTTAGAATATGATATTAAGGGCAAAAATATACAAATAAATAATGCTAAATATTTCATAAATAAAATTCGCGGGCAATCGGACTCGAACCGACGACCTCTGCCTTGACAGGGCAGCGTTCTAACCAACTGAACTATACCCGCTTAAATCTAATCAAATATCTTAAAACCATTCTCCCAATATGATTCTTTTATTCTATTTACATATTGGGGTAGTTTATCAAATATACCAAAAAAATCCGATGCTTTATGGTCTTCAATATTACATATAAGACTTATAAAACTAGGTTTATGGTTACATACCCAATTCAAAACATCTTCTTCATCTTTAAAACAAATACTGTCTTTATAGTGATTATACTTATCTGATTTACACACGCGAGCACCAAACTCATTATGGTTTTTACCACACATATAACTCACATATATTTTTATCTTCTCACCAACTGAATAAGCATCTGTTTCTATGTTATATTTAAATAACCAATTTTTAAGTCTATCAAAAAACATAATTAAAGTGAACTCCCTCGCTGGGTTCTGCCCCCAGAATAATCGGTTAACAGCCGATCGTGATACTGTTTCACCACAAGGGAATAAAATATCATCCACTTTATGGCTCCTCAAGTAAAGTGGTAAAACTTGTATAAGAATTAACTAGTATCTCTTATAACTCTGTTTTGGCGGTCTATTCTCGCGTCCTCGCGTATATAGTTAAGCCCGAGTAGGTTGTCAATAAACATTATATAAATAGTAATCACTAGCCACAAGTCGCTATATTTACAGCATTTATATAATATCACTACTTACTAGGAGGAAGTCAGTACACTTTTCATTCCTGACATCGGTTTAAGGTTTAGTCATCTAAACTCTCCTATCTCGGTAGTGATGAACTCTACCTAATAGGATACTATGTTAATAACTTGTCCTCACAAGCCAACAAACCATCACTTGCTGTATTACCTTTCTAGTAATTTAAGATATAATTTCTTATAGTTTTTTGCTTTAGAAGAAAATTATCTAAAGGATTGCTACAATACTCTTATATCCAAACTTGGCAGGAACTTTATTTTAATTGGAGTCGTTCCATCCATTGTCAGATTTTAAAGCCAAGCGTTATTCGGTTTGTTTAAGGTAGCCGAAACTACACTAATGGGTCTAGTTTTCAGTTCCCGTACCCTTGGAACCACTTCTTTAGGACTTACTATAGTTACCTAAAGCGTAAGTAGGCATTCACACTCCATTCCATTGGCACACATAAGAGCACTACCATTCCTTATGTCCTTTTTATTAGGTTATTACACCTAAATCGTGGGCTGTCGGTATTATCGGCCAATGTATTCGCGAAGTTCACTATTCCCGACCTGCGTTTCCCAAGCATTTTACAATAATAGGTAATTAATCTATATTGTGATATACACTTCTGCCTCCGACATATATCTGCTTATAATTATAGCGGAGATTGGAGTTGCACCAATCTAGAAGAGTTTATGAGACTCCCGACCGCACTGGCTGTCTTCTCCGCAATCATATTATCAAATATCAATTATATTATACTTATTTAATGTACAACACTTTAACTAAATTAAATACAAATTCTGCTTCCAATTGACCGCCACCTGCGGCAATAATAGAACGAATTGTATTTGATAATTCTTTAATCTTTTCATCCTTTGGCATTTCTACTACTGCTCTATGATAAGCAATAACTTCTTTTACCAAATTGAATAAATAAGTATTAATATTTTCGCTTGCTGATTTTAATTCTTCTTCTGCTAATGGTTTTAATTCAGCAATTTTATCTGCTAATTCTTTTTTCCAAGCATCAGAAAAACCAATATCTTTAGTTTGGTCTTCTACCGCTTTAACAGTTAATAATGCCTTATAATTTTTAGCATCTAGTTGTTTTAGTTCAATCGCTGACTTGTGATTTTTAGCAAAATCATTAAAAGTCAACGAAACTTCGATTTTTTCTGTCATCTTGTTCTCCTATATATACATATTATACTAATTTTTATTTGACTTTTAATTCTTCCTTCAATCTATAATCTATTCTTACTAACTTATTATAATCTTTCCGCAATTTATCTTTCATCTCTATTACTGTATCTGCATAAGGCCAAAATACATCACTTAAATCCTTATCTTCCCATTCTCCAAAATGCATTCTAAATTCATCACTTTTCATATTCCATATTGATGAATTTATCCATTTATTAATAATAGATATGAGATTATCTAAATCATACCCTTGACCATCTGCATCTGCTGTTTCTATATCATCACATACAAATATCAGTTCTTTTAATTGGTCGTGCAATTTTTTAATATTATCAATGTACATATTTATAGTACCTCTAAATTATATACTACAAAATTATAAATGATTTGTCAACAATTATTTTATTGAAATCTTATAATTTACACCCAAAAGCAATTGTTTATGCCCATCTTTATATAAACTGGCATTACCATTATGCCAACTGCTACCACCAATATTATAACCTAAATCGACCTTTGTATTTGTTCCTACTTGTATTCCATAAAAACCCATTCTAGGCTGATGACTATGCCCTATAATACATTTTCCAGCACTTAATTCTATACTTCTTAATGTTGCAGGTCCCCCATTATTTCCTATATCGCCATGTAAAGATAGTTCTGTATCGGCTATTCTATAAGTTTGCCCATCCATAAGAAATTTAACATTTAATTTTTTATCTAAAAATGTTCTCATAGTGGCCTCAAAAGGATCCATACCTTGTAGAGCATATCCACATAAGGTATGAGCATAAAAAGCATTACAATTATCTTTAATCCATAAACTTCTATTTCCTAAATACTTATGCAACCATCTATCGTGATTACTTTTTACAACTATAAATTCAACATTTTTTAAATCTTTAGCAAATTTGTTAAACCTTTCTGCGGTATATTTATGCTCATCTTGTAAACTATGGAATTTATTTGTCAATTTTGCCATTTTAATCCAATTATCTTGTTCGTGATGATTAATTGTATTATGGCTACAAAAATCGTGAATTACGAGCCTTTTTGCTTTAAGTAGGCGCATTTCCTTATCTAATAAGTCTAATGCTTTATCATCTTCGTCGCCACTTAAATGCAAATCCCCTGCTACAATGGCTTCTGCTTGTATATTTTCTATATGGTCTTTATAATAGGCTTTATTTAAATCTACAAAGTATCCATTTATCCATTCAATATTTCTTATGTAAAATATTCTATCACTTTCTATCTCTACTACTAAACCGCCTACTTTATTGTTATTTGCATTTATTGTACCAGTTATATTCTTATTGTAAATAGGTTTAGAACAAGTGCCTGTTAAATAAATTAAATGAGTTTTACCTTTATTTATGGAAGGTATCATCTCCATACATTGTTTAGTGGATGCTACAATTGTAGAATATTCTTTATGGCCTAACTCTTTTATACTTACTAAAGGATTTTTATTATTTGCAGTTATACCTGTATTTACTAATTTAAGATTTTCATTAAAGGTTGCTTCTGTTGTAAAATAACCGCCATATCTAACCATTATTTTTTCATCAAAAGTTGTTTCTCCACGAACACCCTTTATAGGAACTAATAATAATTGAGCATTATTATTCAAACAATAGTTTTCCATTGCTTGAATAAAATCTTTATCTAATTCTGTATTAGGAAGTATGGAAGAAATTACTACTCGTTTTTTGATTATTTTTCTTTCAGGTAGGTCTATTGAAAAGGTTTTCTTTAATTCATCAAAACTGCCAAAAAATTTTTCATATAAATAAGGAAATTTTGAATGTTCCCTATAATATTTTCTGGTGATTTTATTTGAACCTGTTGTTGATAGAAAATCGTTTAACAACGATTTATATTCGCGAATAACATCTTGTTTAGATGTAATTTTGCCCATTTAACCCTCCAACAATTTTTACTGCCAGAAATGTTTCTTTTGATATAACTTAGAACCATCTAAACATTTTAATTGTGGATGAGAATAAACTGGGTCAGTTACAGGTAATGCTTTCAAATCATATGCTTGCCATGTTACAGAACCGCGCCAACTTCTTTGATAAGTAACATTTTGAATTTCCCAACGCTTATTATCTTTGGTAATAATAATATCCCCATCATCCAATTTAGGTGTATAGATAGTCCAGCATCTTGTATTTTTCTCTAATGCTGCCCCTCTATAAGTTACTAGATGTGTTTGTCCTGGACTTGCAATAGATGACCAAATGATAATAGGACAGAAATATTGAACATTATTTTTTCTTCCAACTCTTCTATCATCATCTTCGGTATCTGTTTCATAATTAACTCTTTTCTTTTTAATAAGATAAACTGGTTCACCACGATCTTGTAATAACCACAACTCATCACGAACTATTTTATTAAACTGATATCGTCTTAAAACATTTAATGGAAGATAATTAGTACCTATATAAGATGATTCGCCATTCGGATATTTATTATCATGTGGATCCCATCTAGTATTATTAGAGTCTGTCCAAGTACCAGCAGTTGTCTCCATATATTCTGTAGTATTAGGCGCGCCTTGAAATCTAGATAATTCTGATTCCGAAACTATCATATTTCCATCTTTATCAGGAACTGCCATAACAGATGATATTCTATAATAACATTCTGTCCCATCAATAATTTCAAAATCTGTATCTATATAATATAATTCAGTTGTATTATTAATCAGGTCTGCACAACCATAAGGAGTTCTGGATCTATAAATATTATAAGAAGTTGCAAGAGGAGATGCAGACCAAGAAATCTTATATTTTCCTTTAGGTCCATGACATAAATTCTCAACCAAAATCTTATCTGGAAATGTAAGAATCATAACTTGCTACCATATATACTGTTATCTTCAGATTTATAAGCATTATTATTTTTAATGGATTTTATCTGATTTGAGTTAAACACTATATAATCGTCTACAATACCTTCATCTTCTTTAATATCGTTAACTATAATTCCATCGCATTGTATAATATCTCTATTTGTACTTATTATATCTACAATTTCTCTTATAGGTAATACATTGCTATAATATTCTTCATCTTCTTCAAATTGAGCATCACTGTATATCTCATATTGAATATTCTCTATATGATATGAAAAATTTTCTTTAATTTCTTTTGGAATTTGAACTTCACTCCATATATCTCCATCGGCATTTATAATATAAGGATTTTTTATATTTAAATATAATGATAATGTATGTCCATATCTTTTTGCTGTTTCTATATCATTTGTTGAAAAAACATAATTAGTATTAAATTCATTAAAATCTGACATGGTTCCATGATAAACAACTAATGGTCTACCTTGTTCATCAACAACCTTACTACCATTAAACCAATTCCAAAAATTTTGTAAAGTTTGCTCGTTATTGGCAATAAGTTCGCCCAATGAATTTTCGTTTGGTAGGCTAGATTTTAATACTCTTATAAATTTCATATAATTTACTCCATAGGTGGTTCAGCAGGGGGTTCAGCACCTTCATCACCTGTACTTGGCCCAGTTTCATCTAAACTAGGTTCTTCTCCTGTTTCCATTGAACTATCTGGTCCTAAATCTATAGGTGCGGAACTATCAAAACCACCGCCGAAACCGCCACCTATATCATCTGATTTATCTGGTCCATTTTCATTCAATTTATTTTCAGTATCTTGAGCAATAGTATCTTGTTTAAGTTTATTCTTTAACAACTCAATAGGGTCTTCGCCCAAAGCATATCTCAATGAAAGCGAAGGGTCATCCTTAACTGTTTGGTCAATAATTTCTCTAGTTAATTCATTAGAAAGAGTTGCTTGGTCTTCTTTTCTATAATAATCGATTACTTTTTGGTCTAAACCAAATACATCTCTAATAATACCCCAAGGTATAGCATCTCTTTCAAACAACTGCATTAAAAATTGTCTTTCCGCTTGGCTATTTAGCAAGTTTTGTTTTTGCCACATAAAACTTGGTAAATAATATCTAGTGTTGGCAAATCGTTTAGATTTTACCATTGTTCTAGTTCTTTTTTCATCAATGGTAGACTTAATTAGTTGCTGCTGTCTGGCCATTGGTAAATAAATCTTATTAATAAATGCTTGTTCAAGCATTGTTCTCTTCGTCATAAAACGATGCATTAACAAACGAGTATTAGCAGTTTGACCTGCATAACTCGCATCTCCATTCATTAAAGCATCATTCATAAAGAATGCTTGCATAATACGCTTTGTAGTAAATTCGAAATGTGGTATTAAATTTTCAATTTTATCTTTCGTACCTACATAATCAACTTGTAAGCCAAAATGATAAATTAAACTCATATCTGGGTCGCCCGCTGCTTGAATTAACAATTTCTTAAATTGTTGAAAATGCTTATTGCTAGGAACCCATCCCATTGATTCCGAACCCAATTTAAAGATTTTAATAGGGAATAAATGTCTTTCTACAAAGGTGTGTTGTAATGAACGAAGTTTTTGTTCATACATCAAATCTGGCAAAGCGCGTTTTGTTAAAGGATAACCGCGTTTAGAATAACCATCTACTTGATTTGCTAAATACATTATTCTAGCATCTGGCATTACATATGGCTTATCTTCAATTGCGGCTTGTAAATATGCTTTATCTTGTTTTTCCAAGGCTTTATAAAGAATATCTTTTGCTTCAGATTGTTCTTGCAAAATTCTTTTTGTTTCTGGGTCTGGTTTAATAGTAAATACTCGTTTATTTGAACCAGGAACTGTTAAAATATCCACAAATTCTGGTGGATATTGTACCCATTCTTCCCATTCCAAATTTACCGCATCCCAATTACCTAAATAAACCGACTCCCCTAATAGAGCAATATCTCTCAATGAATTTTCAGCAATATTTAGCAAATTTAATCTATCGGCTGTAAATTGATAATATTCTCTTATTTCTTCATTTTCACAAAGAACTTGGAAATCAGATAAAGGGAAAGTAGCATGAGCATCTACACAAGAAGATAAAATAGGATTAAACTTATAATAATGTCTATATCTCTTATTTGCCTCGGGTAGATTGTACTCGGGAAACATAATAAGTTGGCTATCATACAGAGGATCTTGCCAATAAAGAGGTACTCTACTGCTATCCATAGCCATATCTGTTGATAAATCGGCCTTCTTTTTAAAAGAACTCTCTGTTTTTGCCAATATAGGCATAAAATCATTCATTTTCTTAACTTCTGATGCTTTTACTTTTTTAGCCATATTTTATGATGTTTCCCTTACTAAATCTATATATTAAATATAAATGATAGACTATTTTTTATCGGCTTGTTTAAGGTCAACAAATTGTCTGCGCTGGAATTCCCAATCCCTTCTAGTTGGATTCCAATCTTCTACCTTTGTAAAGAAACCAATAACCCTAGAATAATGGTCAAAATGCTTTCCGCCACATTTTGGACAAATATCAGCATTACCTATAACAACATTATGGCATTCTGTACACTGTGTATAAACTACATTTATAGCAAAGTGTTCGCATCCGCACTCAACTGCGTGTAAAATAATGTTTTTGGCTTGTGTAGAAGTAACTTTACTATTTGCTTGAGCGTGTACAATACCACCACCACTTAATAATTGATTATATTTACCATCAATTTCCAATCTTTCATAAATACCTGCTTTCTTCCAAAGAGGTACAAATTGATTTCCATAAAGTGGGTCTAATCCATAAGGATTTCCATATAATAATTTATCCGCATCTGCCAATCTTACTGCAAAACTCTCGGCTGGAATTTGTTCAATGTTAAAAATAATACCATTTTCAGCAGATGCCTCTTTACATAAAGTATTAAACTTGACTAATATATCGCCCATATAGTCAAAATCTTTCTTTCCAAATTTTTGCTTAATAATTTGTTCTGCTTCTACAATGCCTAGTACACCATATGTACTAAACATTCTATTCATATTTATCCAACCATTTTTAATAAATGGTTCTAAACCTAATTCAGTTAATTTAGTGAGCAATACTCTATGCGCTTTTAAAATTTTAGCGGATGAGTAAACTCTATCTTTCAAAATTTCCAAAAACTCTTCGTAATCTTCTGCTTCATAGGCTATACGAGCAAAATTTGTAGTAACAACTCTATGTGAACCTAAAGATACATTACTTCCACCAAAACTATTTACAGAAGCGGCCATATCCATAAGTTCTGTGTTGTTAATCATACGACAGCAAGAACAAATCTTTGTACCATATGAAGTAAAGATATTATATTTAGAAATATCTTTCTTAATCATATATTCAAGAAGTTCATTATGTGGATCCAACTCATCTCTACCCGTTTCTTCATTTTTATGTTTTGAAAAGTTTACAGTTACAACAGGAAAACGATAATTAATACCACCATTCATCGGGTCGCCCTTATCAAAAAAATCTACAAATATCTTCTGCAATTCAAAAACATAATCCTTTACAAACTCTTTGAACTCTTCTTTAGATACTTTATAGGTACATTCCCCATTTACTTCTTCACCTTTCATATTATTATCAACACACACTTCAATTCTATTTGGGAATAACCAACCATAGTTATCTGCGGATAAGAATGTATCTAATTTTTCTTTATCAAATACAGAAATATTTGTAAAAGGACTTTCGTTACCATTTCTAGAAAGGAAGTTTACAGAATGTACAAATTGTTGAAACTCATTTTCAATCTGCTTTCTAATCTTCTTATTTTCTTTAATATCTTTCAAGGGTATACGCTCTTTGTAAATCAAAATATGAGCAGCATCTGTAAAGAATGAACCAATAGCAACAGCACCTGCTAAATGGCTCGCTAACTGATGGATTGTTTCACATAAAGCAGAAATATAAGAGGATAATCGTTTAGATGGTTTCGAAGGCAATACTCCAAAATCTCTGCCCATTGTAATTAGTTTAGAAGCATCAATTGCCCAACAATAAGGAATTAAAATATTTGAACTGTCGGCCAGACCTAAAGATAAATCATACATTTCGCCTGCTAATCTTTTTGCCTCATCCTGACCATACATTTCCTTCATAGTACGATAAAGCATATCATAGCCGATAAGTTTATCAGAACTTAACTCTAAATCTTTTAGCACTCCTTTAACTGACTTTTCTGATTTATTAGCATTAGCATCAATCGATAAATCATTGATGTTTTTAGTCATATATTTAGAAAATAAATTAATATGGTCAAAATTATCTTCGTGCAAACCATGAATTTTTAATAAACCATCAGTAATTGCTTTTAATTCACCATTTGTTTTACCATATTTTTTCTTTAATGCCCAAATTAAAGTTTCCCTAATATTTTTAATGGTTCTAGTATTACCCGCATCTGCAAATGTTTTATCAGTAAGTTTATCTAATTCTACTTGATATTGTTTATCTTCTTCGTTTGGGATGTACTTACCTTTAAAATTAACTTTAAGTGGTTTTTTTACTTCTATGTTTTCCATAATACTTACTCCATTAAAAATAATAAATTCCGTCTTTTGAAACTAAATTCAAATCTTTATCATATAATTGTTGATTACTGGTTGCTAATTGTAAATAGGTATCTGTTTTCTTTGAACCTATATATTTAGAACTATCAAACTTACCGCATTTAATAAACTTAAAACCTTCTAAATTAAGTTTTTTTACTTGTGTTAATGTTGCGCCTGTATATATGCAAATATCCAATTTCTTACCAAGTTTTAATAAAATATACTTTGTAAAATAAAGATTTTCTTTATATAAGGGGTCGCCACCTTGCAAGCATAACTTATTAGTTCTTGATTTTTCACAATAAGAATACAATAAATCTGTTAAAAGTGGAACTTCTAAATATCCTTCAAACCTTTGTAAATCTTTATTTTGACACCCAATGCAGTTTCTATCACAGCCTGGCATATAAAAAATGACAGATAAACTACTATTATCAGGGTAGTCCAAAAAAGATTCCGAGATAAAATTGATAAGGTTGGAAGGACTTATCATAAGAAAATCCACCTCTATATATGATAATCTATCATATATATATTATACTAATCTAAAACTACTCTATTTATTTACTACTTCTGTTGTTTCTTTTACTTCGGAAGGGGTTTCCGTTGTAAGTTGGACATCTTGCTTTTCTAGTTTTTCTGGGGATAAACCTATAGAATTATATAATTCTTGTAGGTCTATTTGTCTTTCTAGATTAACACGACTTTGGAGAGATTGGAAATCAACGATTTTATCCTTTACAGTTTCCAAAACCTTTTGATAATATTTAAGGTCTTGTTTATACTTTTCTTCGTCTTGTTCCAATTTTTGATATTCTGGGGAATCTTTACCTAGAAGAGATTTTCTTGATTCCACCCATCTTAAAACTTCATTAATCTTATTAACTCGTTCTACTACTTTATCTTTAATTAAATCTAATTCAGAAAAGTAATCTACCGCTTTACCAGTTTCGGCACTTTTCTTAATAAATTTTTCATTTATTAAAGACTCTTTAACTAATCTAAATTTACCTTTAGAATCTTCTAATTTATACAAGTTTTCTTGCTCGGGCATATTTATAATTGATGCAACAATATATTTATGCCCACTTCTTTTATTAACCACAATCATCTACTATTCTCCCTCTTGAATAAGTTCTTCTAATTGCTCGTTTAAATCTTTTACATCCTTTTCTTGGCCTAATACATAGGTTAAAGTGCTTGTAATCCACTGTTTCATAGAGTTAAACAAGGATTTTACTACATTTGTTATAGAACCCAAGAAGTCGGCTCTAACATCCTTTTTGAGAGATGCTTTAATGGTTTTTAATGAACTCAATACAGGTTTAGCATTTATTTCTGCTAAATCTGATAAGGTATTGTACTGATTGAAATTCAAATCACCATTAATTAACATTCTATCTAACTCTTCATAAGCAGCATCCTTCAAGAAACTGTTATCTTGTGAAGTTTTAATATTCTTTTTCAATTCGTTTATCTGCTCATTTACCATTTCTTGGTTTTCAGGATTTTTCATATCTAAATCATAATTGAAAACTTCAGATTTAGTATTAAAATAGAAGAATTTATTTACAACATTTTCTTCAAAGGCTTTCAAGTTTTTAGGAGATACATAAGCGCGTGCTTGTTCAAGGAGTGCTTCTACATCTTCTACTTTAGAAACAGCCTTTCTCTGATATTTATCTAATGGCTTGCTATAATTTAATATATATTGACCTATTTTCGCTTTTAAAGTTTTGAACAACTTGATTGATTTATCATCTTCGGCTGTAATAGCATCAATTTTAGCAGCAATCTTTTTTAATCTAGGCTCAATGGTTGCTTTTAACTCATCATATTGCTCAAGTTTACCACTTACTAATGCATCAACTTTTTGAGATAATTCATCTTTCAATCTTTGTGCCGCTTCGTCTAACACTAATTTATCTTGTAGACCAGAAACAATACTTTCAAATTCTTTTTCCAATCTTTTTAATTTAATGTCAGAAGAGGCCGCTTCAACCTTTGTCCAATGACCACTGCTAATATTTTCTTCCACTTCTTCTTTAGTGTAGATATCGTTATCAAAAGTGATAACAGCATCACCGCTAACTGAAGAAATGGTAATAATATCACCATCTTCATCTTTGAAGCTATCCATCTCTTGGAAATCTTCAGAGGCAATCTGCCTTGAAACAGGCATATTTGTATTATCAACCGAAGATTCCCAAGAGTGTTCTACTGGGCCTAAAGTTGTACCAGGATCTTTAATATATCTAGTTTCTAATGCTGTATTATTGAAGTCCTCTGTTCTAACATAGGGTAATTCAGCCATAGTGAACAGACCCGCTTTTTTGGCATGGCACAGCGCATAAGCGGCTTCTTGTTCATCCAATCTATCACACACACTAATTAAACAATTGATAGCATCTGGAATTTCCTTGTTAGTGAACTCGGCATTATCAAAATTCTTGGCACTTATTGTCCACTTACCATTATTATAAGCAACTTTAACAAATTGAACCTGTTTTTCGGGAGTTTGTAAGGTATCAATTTCGTCAATATTACCCATTTCTGCTTCTAATGATTTATGTAAGTGGGCTACTTTCTTTAAACTTTCTTTTTTGAACGAAGGTAGGTAAGAAAAAATAATTTCTTTTTGCTTGTTTAAATCCTTAAACAACTCAACTTGGTTATCTTTTATATATTCTTGACCTAATTTTGAATATGAAGCGATAATTTCTTTAAATTCGCTGTTAGAAATGTTTGTATCTTTTAAATCTTCAAAAAGATTTAATGTAGTTAATTTATAGACATCTTGTGCCATTTTGTAATAATCTCCCGATAAGTATATAAAATATAAATGAATTTATTTTAGTTTTCGAAATTAACTGCTTGAATAGCATCAAAGGTGTCATCATCATCTATAGACATCTGCTGATGAAATCGGGCTTTTATTGTGTCTCCTTCTGTTCCCACACCTGATAAATTCTTCTTTCTTCCCTTCAAAAATATACCATCTTGAGTTACTACAACATTATCTTTTCCACCAGAACCATCTAAATCATTTACTGCTAAACAAATGGCTCTAAATCTATCGTCGTGCTCTCCTTCTGGGTGGTCTGGTAATCCTCTTGTACCATTTATAAGTCGTTTCATTTCATTTTCTACTTCAGAATCTTGTATTAAATCAATACAACCTGTATAGAGCAAATTCTTAAAATTTACAAAATTTTCTGCGCGGAGTGTAAATTGTTGACTTAAAACCCCATTATTTGCCAACTCATCTAATAGTTGGCTGCTTGAAAAATGGTCGAATATAATTTTAACAATGGGTACTTTATATTCAAAAATAATCTTTTTAATAATATATTCTATATTATTGATATCTACCTTCTTATTTTCTTTCTTATTTGGTATCCAAGTTAAACAAAAATCTTGTACATAATGCTTTCTAACTGAACCATCTGGTAAATAGGTTGATTCGTCGTGGAACATTGTAATTACAGACCTATCATTTGTTAAACCAATATCACCTGCCAATACATAAGTCATATTTGGAATATTAAAATTCTTTTTAACAATATCCTTATGTATCATATTTCCATTTACAGTTGGATGAATTGATTCTGTAAATTCAAACATAGGTACTCTATCTTCAAAACTATCTTCCAATAACCCCTTTTCAGTAATCCAAGGGTCTTCTGCATCTGGTGGCTGACATAGATATTTTGCCTTACTTCCTTCTGGATTTATCTCAAAATCGTTTATAAAAGATACAGGCATCTCTATACCATTCCAATTCCCCCATTCGCCTTTAAAAGCAGATTTTGGCTTAACTTCGAATGTACTTGCTATATCTGTATAAACATTGATATCATCCTTGTACATATCAATTAACTTCAAAATAGGATCATTTTTGTAGCGAGTAAAGGATATTACAAACCCCTTACCATAATTTTGGAAACGAGTAGTGCTAGAAGTTCTTAAAGTATCAAACATTTCCATAGCATTTGATTTATTGTTTTTATCGGAAAATGCACTAAACTCGTCGGCAATCCATACAAGTAGGTTTGTACCTTCTGCGGCATTTTGTTGGGAACATTTTGACATAGCACGTATCTTTTTGGGGAAAATAATAATATCCTGTTTGATATTTACTATATCCATAGTTTCGTACTTCTTATCGTCTTTTATAGAACGACCAGAATCAACATATCTATATTTATTTTTTAACCAATTCCAATCTTTAACTGCATTTCTTAATTTAGCAAAAAAGATTTGAATTGCCTGTGGATATGAATAAGCCACATTTAGAATATCTAAATAGTCGGCATGCACCCCCTTAAATAAACTGGTAGGATTTTTACAACATAACAATACATACACTACATAAAGAGTACAAAGATATGCTATTGTATCTTTTCCGCTACCTTTACCCCAAGCCAAAATGCTTAAATAATGTTCATTTTCAAATATTTTCTTCGGATCATCTCCAAACATAAAATCAAACACATCCATCTGCCTTTCTGATAAAGGCGGAAAGTTCATATGTTCTGGAGAATGAACAAATTCCTTAAAAGTAAGTGGGGTTTCTTCCCATATTACTTCATCAGGATTTTGTTCATCACTCTCTTTAAAATATTCATCAAAAATGTTATTTAAGTCCATTTTTCTTTTTCTTCTTGTCTTCCTTTATTTTTTCATTTGCACGCGCTTTTAATCGTTTTACAGCCTCTTCACCACTAAAATAGAAGTCCTTTCCATTAATAAGTTCTTCTATTTCTTTATCGGTCAAAATCTTTCTGCAGATGTATTTTAGCATATCTTCAAATTTCTTATTACTGTGTTCAAAATCTGCTTTGATTTCTTGACCCTTACCATAAAATAAACCCTTATAGTTGTGTAGCATTAAAGTTGCATTTGTATTAAACTCTATATTATCACAATATAATGCTAACAATGCGGCCGCGCTTGCAGCATAATTCACTCTGGCCAAAATATATTTACTCTTGCATCTACGAAGAGCATTTAAAAACAAATTTAATGTACTAACATCACCACCTGGTGAATTAAAGTAAAATACTATTTGGTCTTCTTCGTGTGCATCTTCTAATACCTTAAAATATGGTATATAATTTCTAGGGTCGTCGAAATCGTGCCAAAAATTAATAGTATAAATTTTGGGAGAATAATCCAACTTATTCTTAACTGTAATATTTTTAGTAAAATCAAATTCTGTCATCAATTCATCTTCACAAAGTTTATTTTTCCGAACCATATTTTTCACCCTCTATCTCCAACTGATAGGATTTTAAATCATTCATCAATGTATCAACTTCACTTAGGAATTTATCAATATATTGTTTTCTATAGTTCTCAGTTTCTCGTTTTAACAATGGACCAAAGGTATTAACTGCGGCTTTTGTTAATCCTTCACATAATTTTTCCATTAAAGCCTCAACTTCATACCTAGATGTCCATTGTTCTATGTACTTACAAAGTTCGTGTATATCCATCGTATTCTTTCTTATAGCATCTTCAATGGATGGATAACATTTTGAATCTAAAAAGTTTTGCCCAACATACCTTTGTATTGATACAATTTGCAAAATCATTTCATTATACATATTTAAAGGAAGTTTATCCTTATGCTCGTCAATGTATTTATGTAATTTTTCTAATTCTGATTCCACCCAACCAGTTCTGGGACCTTCAGAAGCATATTCAAGCATCTTATTTCTTCTATCTAATAAGGTTTGAATTAAATAAGTTCTTCTATTAAAAATGCTTGATAAATTTTTAATACCCTTTATTTTATTATTAATATCAAGCGCAGTTGATTCGGTCTCTACAATAAATTTATTTATATTTATTCCCTTTTTCTTAACTCTATTTACATAATTTCTAATAGTAGGAACAGACACCTTAAATCCGCGCTGTAATAACCCTTTTTGAATATTAGGTACAGAAATACCCTTAGAAATACAATCTAATATGTATTTAACATGTACTGAATTGTCTAAAATTGCTGTTCTTCCGCTAGGCATTTAATATCTCCTCTAAATCCTTTAACAATGCAGGGTCATTTTTTAATCTGTTTTGAATACCTATCAAAACTTCATTATCTCTATTTGTTAATGCTTTGCTACCAAAACTAGAGTATGAATTTTTATATATTCTAAACAGTACCGATTTCTCCCTATCACTTAATAATTTATTTGAATCAATGCATTTCTTTATTCTATCTGAATTATCAGTATCTTCCGTCTCCAACATCACTTTATCATCATTAAGTAGTGTTTTAGGGTCTAAAATATAATCATCCATCTCATCCTTACTTATAAAACCATCTTCCTCGCCTTGCATTGCATCTATAGCAAAATCTTCTGGTTCTTGAACCATATATTTTAGGTCTTGTTGTCCATAATGAACAACACTAAATACAACAAGTTCTACATATCTAAAGAATTGACTTAAATAAAAGAATAAAACAGGCGGTGGGTTCAGTAAACCTTGAGCATCTTTCATCCGCAATAGTTTTCGTTTTAATGTGCTATAAAGAACATTCATACAATCGTAAGAAAGTTCCTTTTTTCTATCATAACTGCGCCCATTAAAATACTTAGTTACTTTGCCTTGAATTGTATTAAAAATTAAGGCATAACAAACAGGATATTTATCATCATTTTCAGAAAAAATTTCATCTATATTATCCAATGTGATATATAGCCTTCTTTGTGTTGAGTTTCTCTTCTCTAATTTCTCTAAATTTTGACTTCCTTTTTGGGGTCTTTTAGTTTTATCCGAGCAAGTATACTTTCGCACCCCATATGTGGTTTCTGCCATCATCCAATCCCTAATTTACCCAAAGTTTTTACATTACTATCCAAGAGTGCGAAGATGTTTAGATAATAATCTAATGAGGTAAATATCTCTTCATCATAACTACCAGTATTAACATTAAAACTGGCCGATAGATCACCATTATCTATCACTTGTTGTATCTTATTATAATCAAAATGAAATAAACTCAAATAATTTTTTGCTAAATCATATATAAAACATTTCAATTTGGAATCATCATCAAATGACTTCATAATTACTTTTAATGTTTTAGTTTCTGTATAAAAAATACCATTATTTTGTAATGCTTTTATGGTAGAAACTATTGATTTAACCTTTTCTAAATATTCTTCTGTGCATTCAATTAATAAATTTTTACCTTGTAAAGCATAGTATTTATTAAGGGTTTCTTTTTTATTAAACTGTTCTACTTGTTTTGCTTCATATTGAACAGTTCCAGAAAATTGTAAAGTTCCTTCTATAAATTTAAATTCTCTTACCGCGCCAAAACTATAACTATTTAATTCTTCAACATCTAGGTTTTGATAGCCTCTTCCAAATCCAGTAAGTAAGCAAATACAATCATAATTTTTTAGAATTTCAGTAGGAGTTACTTTAAAAATGGATAATCTATAAGAATTTGTTATTTCAAAATCGACATTATTACAAAGAACTAATATAGGAAGTTTAATATTAACTAATTTAATAAATAAATCTTTGGTAAGAGTATCGGTAATAAAAATTCTATAATCCGAACCATATAGTTGACCGCAAACATAATTTGCTCTTAATTTATAATACTTATGTTTGATAAGATTATTAACCTTTGATTCAACGATTTCTACATTACATCTATTACATACTAAATCTATAATCTTTGATAAAAATTTATCTTGTCGCTCTTTATAGAATAATCTTTGAATATCCAATTTATTTATTTTTGCTTTTGATAAATTAGAATTTTCATAATACCATTTAAGAAAGTCAACCACCTTCTTAAAATCATATTTTTCTAAATCTCTAAAAGAAGTAATTCCGCTTATTAATTGTTCGAATGCAGTTATGTATAAAATTGGATTGATACAAATATTTTCTCTAAAATTTTGTATTTGAGTTAAGGTGTAATTTATAGCGAAATTATAAGATGTATTATTAGATGTTTTAAGGGAAAATAATTGGTCAAGATTATTTATGTAATTGATATCATTTTTAGAAATAATAATATTTCTATCGTTTTGAAACATAGTTTTAAATAATTTACATATATCAGAAACACCTTTCTTAAATTGAGGAATATCAATATCTATCATATTTTAAACTCCTCTAATTTCGCTTTCCAAAAATCCCTTAAAGCCATCCATTCTTCAAGTGTCGGCTCAACCCAAGGAATTGATTTTTTGGCTTGTAAATAATCAAAAACTTCTGGGCCATATTTTTTAACCATATACGAGCAATATCTAGGGTCTATGCCTTGCCAATCTTGCTGCCCATTACAATTTCTACATTGAGCATTTACATTTTTCTCATCTAACAATAATTGCTTAATGGTTCTACTTATAAAATGGCCTGCGTGCATAAGTTTTTTCGCTTCTGGGTCGTTTTTATCAATAAAAAATCCGCAACAGCAACAAGTAAAGTTATCGCGGTAGCGGATATAAGTTTGAAATAAATCTATAACTTCGTCTTTTATTTTTTGTAACTGTTTTTTAGGGTCAACCTTTTTTGGCTTATTTTTGCAAGAAGAAGGCCGCTTATAAATGCCACTTTTAGCATCATAAACGGCTGGTAAATCTAGATTACAAGGGTTTGTCTTTCTCTTCTTATTTAAATATTGACACCCATCACAAGTTTTTATCCCCATCAACCATATCTTCCCCGTTATTAAATTTCATTTCATCTTGAATGGTTATAGTGTGGTTATCTTGTTGTTCGAGTTTCTGTTTTTCTTGTTTTGTTGTTAGTTTATCTGTTTCCTTAATGATACGATTATAACTACTTTTTCTATAAAAGTCAAGTTCTTCGTCGGTCATTTGTTTTTGTTTTTGAAATTCTTCAAAACATTCCTTCTTAAAATCTTCATAATTAACAGAAGACATTTCTGGGCGAGTATGGAATTGTTCCCATAGCATATTTACTCTTTGTAAAAATTGTTCTTCTGTTAATCTCTTTGTCATACCTATATTATACTAAAATAATTTTCTAATCTTTTGTGCACGACTAATTCGTTCTTCAGCCACATCAAAATATTTTTTATCTAATTCTATTCCGATAAAATTTCTATCCAATTCTTTACAAACAACTCCAGTTGTGCCAGAACCCATAAAGGGATCCAATATTAAATCGTGCTTATAGGTTAATAATTTAAGCAATCTTCTCGGTAATTCTTCTGGAAAAGGTGCTGGATGAAAATCTGTATGTTCTGGTGCTATAGACCATTTGGCATATACCCACTGTTTAAATTCGTTTGCAGTAATGTCTATATCTTCCTTATTTCCATCTTTTTTATAATCATCTTTGCAGAATATTTCAATAAATTCCCAAGTATATTTGAAATATGGACTTGATGGACTTTTCCAACTTCCCCAAGCAGTATAAGCGCAATTATAATTATTCTTTTCCCACAAAATTTCACCCTTCCACAATAATCCTTTTTTAAGTAACATACTAGAAATTATATGATGGGTCGGTTGATATGATGAAAACATCGGCTGAATATTGATAATAAATCTTCCACTCGATTTAAGAATTTTTATAAATTTATCAAAACAAATATCTAACCAATTAAAATATTCTGAAAAATCTTTATCATCTTTGTAATCGCCATAATCAATGCCAAAATTATAAGGTGGGGAAGTTAAAATAGCATCAACTTTTACCCCACTATCTATCAAAGAATCCAAACGAGTTAAACAATCTTCATTATACAATTCAATCATTTTCTAAATAGGATTCGTTACCCTTTTTAGCAACATAAATAACATTATCAGCATTATCAGTTGCTTCATTATCATCTTCACCTGTGATGATAATAATTTGCTCGTTAAGTTTATTTGCTACATCCCTTAAAAACTTAAAAGCATTACTCTTAAAAGGGTTATCTTTTGTACTATGTAAAAATTTAAAACTTTCATCTAGTAAAAGTGGTAATTCAATTTTAGGTTTTGAAATTGCTCTACAACAAATTAAGATGGCTGTACTGACCAAATCCCTTAAACCGCCACCGCGCGCGGATTCAATATCATACAATTCCCCATTTTCTTCAATAAAAGTAGAAATAGAAGTTTTTGAACCTTCTGTGTTTAATTGTAATTTAAGTTTAAGATTAGGATTTTGAAAAACATCTAGTAGAGCAGCATTTACTACATTTTCAATAAATTCTATGGCCTCGTTACGAGTAGATAAAATAATGTTGTTAATAACTTCTTTGCTAGTTTCAGCTATTTTATTATCGGATTGCAATTTAGCCAAACTTTTTTTGTTATCTTCGATGTTAGAAGATAACATTTCTAACTCATATTTTTTATTCTGCCATTCTTCTCTTACTTTAAGAAAAACAGTTTCAATATTATTTATTGAGTTCTTCAAATTTTGCAATTCCATTTTGTACTTCCTTGCATAAGGTTTCAATAGTAGTATCCAAAGTTTCTTCAGTAACCCCTAAACTTTTTAACTCATCTAAAACTTGTTGCTTTTTGGTATTAAGTTCGATAAGTTTATTATTTAGTTCTTGGCTCTTCTTTTTATCTTCTTCAATTTGTTGTTCAATCTTTTTAGATTTTTCTAAAAGTTCGTTCACTAAAGCATTATCAATCATTATTTTACCTCTTCCAATTTATTTTCTATATAAGATATTATACTAGGTTCAATGTTTTTCTTTTTAAGTAGGTTTATAATATCATTATTATCGCCACTAATATCTGTTTCTAACAGCATATTAGCGAATTTACTTTCAAAAGTTTTATCTAACTTATTTTCTTCTAAAGTATTAGAAACATCTGCTAAAGGTTTTACTTTAAGTGGAATATGTTTAACTTCCATTGTATCGGAATTAAATAAAATAACTTCTGGAGTTCTATTTAATTCTAATTCTTTAACTGTTGAGCGCATCAACGAACCTGGATTTATATATCTGGTTCGACCAACCACCACATCAAAAGGATAATGATAATGCCCACAAAAAACAATTTTATAGTCATTTTCAAAACACTCCCTATAATCGAACTTTTCTTTAGTTCCATTTGGCATAATATAATCGTGAATAAATGCGACTTGATTTATACTTTTACCAGTAAATTGTTCTCTGTTATAGTAATGAAAATAATCAAAAGAACCGCAAGTAGGTATTTTAATAGTATCCATCTGAACTAAAACACCAAAACTTGTTCCTTTCAAATTTCCATCAACACTTTTACAATCGTGATTCCCAATTAAAGATTGCCAACCATAAATCATATCGGCAAGTTCATAAACAATAAGTTCAAAATAATCTTCTACATAACTATTAAAGAAATCGCCTAAACAAAGAACTTTTGCATTATTTTCTTTAGCAATAATGTTAATCTGGTTAATCTTATCCTTTAACTCTTGAAAATAAGTTTCTTTTCTGAATGTCGGCGCGGTATATTTAATATGTGGATCCCCAACAATTACTAAATTCATAAAATACCCCCACATAAAGGACATTTATCATAATCAGCCAATAATGTTCTTTTTTCAGTTTCTAAAAATTCAATGTGTTTATCTGTTTCCATTAAATTTTTATTGATTTCTGTTGTTTTATTATTAAGTTCCAACAATTTTTGTTTTAAAAATACTAAATCATCAAGCAAATTTGCTTTAGAAATGTCTATATTTTCAGATAATTTTAACTTTTTTAGGTTAGAATTTACACTAGAAATATCAGTAATAATCCCATCAAGTTTAGTTCTTAACCCTAAAAACTTGCTCAATTTAGCAACTTTTTCGGTATCAAATTGATTAAATTTGGCTTTTAAACGATTTAATTCATCTTTTGCACTCTTTATACCATCATTAAACAAAATAAGGTTATGGCTTGATATAGATAGGTTTTCCAGCCTTTTATAATCATCTTTAAGAGCATTTATACATAAATATAACTTTGTATGCTTATCATCAAGGGTTTTAAACTGATTTTCAATAATTTCGTGCTGTTCGGCCTGTTCTTTTATTTTATTATCTAAAAACTTGATGTTAGCATTATTAGAGCGAATATCTTTGTTAATCGCATCCACTAACTTATCTACAATATCAATACCACAAATCGTACCTATAAGTTTAGATTTATCATAATCAGAAAGAGTAATGAAAAAATGTGGTTCAAATTGACTATAAGAGCATAAACTTAACTCTTTACTACCAAATTCAATGCTAGTTTTGCCTAGTTTATTAAAATATTCAAAAGGTATTTCTTTACCAACCCTTTCAAAAATAACTCCATTAGCATTGGCTATATTATCTTTTTTAGTTCTACTTCGTTTAAAAAATGTATCATCACTAAATTGAACTTCTACTTCACATCCTTTAGTACCTTTACGGACATAATCTTCTGGCATTTTACCAGTTAAAACAGAATTAATAGCGCGGAATAAAGTAGATTTTCCACTTTCAGTATTACCAACAATAACATTCAATCCTTCTTTGAATTGAATGTTACCTTTTTTCCATTGCTGAAAGTTATTTAAAATTAAATTTTTAATATGTTTCATAAAAATAGGTGTGGGGATACTTGATTGAGAGAGTACCCCCACTGGAGATAAACAACTATAAGGCTTTATAAGTTCCTTCGGCTACTAATGCTACATCCAAATCAGAATTATAGCGGATTTCGTTAATAATTCTTCTAGCATTATCCTTTGATGTGTAATCATCAGAACCATATAGTTTTTTGGCAACAGTAGAAAGTTTTACATTTTTCCCTGTAGCCAACATATTATACACCTTTTGAGTTTTAGTTAATACTTTCGTAGACATGTCTTTTCCTCTCTTATTCAGTTTAACTACACCTATATTATACTAAATTCTTAAAAAATTCAATAAAAGTTGACACCCCAAATAAATTTAGTATAATATATTAAAAAACCTAACTTACCTAAAAACCAACCTATTAAACTTCAAAAAATCAAACTAGTAAAATATTATAGCAGTAAAACTACTTAGTCGTGCAGTCGACCAGTGCGACATTAAATAATCAATCAGGCGTTAAGTAAGTAGAAGAATAGATCGCGAAGTCATCACTCAAGGAAGATGTTAAAAGTGTTCTACGAGTAAAGTATTTAATGGTACAGGGCTATTAAATATTTGAATACATTAGATTGATTGAAGAATGTATAACTAATTTATGATGTCTGTGTAACAAGTAGTAAACAATTCCCGAGCCTAACTGTATTACAACAATTTTAGTTCTATTTTTTAGTTATAAAATTGTATTATTTTTATTTTTTATATTTTTGTGTATAATTTATACTAAAACAATTTTATACTATAGTAATACTTAAATCTTATCTATTCTATAAAGTTAGGGAATTAGGGCATCTAAAAGGTTAGCCTAATGGGATGTCCTTGAGGGGAAGATATTGCCTAATTAGTGGAATAGATGAGATTGTTGACAAAATAAATAAGGCCATCATTGATATGGCCTTATTTATTTAATCCCTTTTATACTACCAACCCCTGCTACAATAAATAATCATCGCCCATTTACCATCAGGTACTTGTACAGGTAAGTGTGTTTCTTTGTGGCGTATATAAATTGATTGAGTTGTGCTACCAGGATTTAATTTTAAACTAGTTATGCTTAATTCTGTAGCATCCAATAACGAGAATGTACAATAAGAAGTTGCAGTATACATTTCGGTAATTATATCGCCTGCTGTATAACCATTATTATCTTCTAAACATACATATCGTGCATTTATGATGTTAGGTATCACTCCTAGGTTATGGTCAAATACGATAGGGTCATTTTGACTTATTACAAATTCATCTGAAAATGTGAATGTATTATAACAGAATGGATAACAAGTCAAAATTACATTGTCGGTATTATAACCAGTTAAATTTACAAAACCTAATTTAATAAAATTAACTTCTGTTGTTTGATTATTACCAATAACCTTATATCCAGTAAATGGTTTTTTAGAAATATCAAGGAAATAACTTCCGATATTCATATTAGATGGCATTTTATAGCCTTCTACTATATTACCTTTATTGGTTGTATCTGTATTTGTAGCATAAATCTGCCAATAATAACACATAATTGGCATTGTTATACCGCGTGTTTGTTCGCCCAACATATAGTTATTTATTGTTGCAGAATTTACATTGAAAATAATTCTAAATTTCTTAAATGTTTGAATGTTAGATGTTTCAATGTATTTTATTTCACCTATATTCCAAGTGCAGTTATTAGCGATATAAAGTTGTGTCCAAGTAACACCATCATCATTAGAACCTTCAAAAATAAAGGTTTTTGGTGTAGCATCATATTGTTCTTTTCTAAAACAAAGTGCTAAACCAGTTGGATTTATGGCTACTGGATAAGTTACTTCAATATATGTAGGTTCATTTGAAGGTAAAAATCCTGTTGTTTCAATGTGGGCAAAATTTTTATAGGTTACAGAACCCATTAAAGCACCATCAGTGATTGTTCCATCAAATGCCTTATATGCACTAGCATATTGGAAAGAAGATGATACAGAACCATTTTGACCTTTATAGTAAAAACTGTTACCACTGCTTACAACAGGTATGGTTGCTTCTGTACCGCCACTTGTAGGCAAGAAATTGTAGTTTCCATTCTTTTCTTTAATTAAATAATAATATCCATCTGCAGAAAGTCCTTCTACTTCAACATTGTTGTAAATTTTTTCTACAGAACCATTTGGATAGTTTATAATAAGTGGATTATCTTGAGTCGCCTTTATAATAACACCATTTTTAGCATCATTGGCTTCTAGATAATCACTTCTTCCATTAGTTGTAATACCACCAGATACTGTATAAAAACTACCAATGCTAGAGATTGTACTTTCAGAAATAGCATCTGCGGGTATTTTTCCATTTTCATCCAAAACTAATAAATTATTTGGAGTTGGAGTAGCATAAGCAGTAAACCCATTGACTTTATCAATACTACCTACAATTTGTTCTGTAAATGTATTTTTACCTGTCATTACATTATCTGTAGATAAACTAGGTTTACTATTTAACTGCGTTTGAACATTACTTGTTAATGTATTTAAATATTGAAATTTTGTATTTGATACTGTTCCATCAGCGATTTGAGAAGCATCAATATTATTAACAAATCTGTATCCTGGTAATGTTAGATATTGAGTATACAAATTACCAGTTATAGGATTTTTTCCATTTATATTGATGGATGTAATTGTACCAGAATTATCGGTAACTACTTCGCCTAATTTAACATCATTTGAAGTTGTAATATCCGTTACAGAACCTGTTTTTCTTAATGCAAAAAATTTATAATTTGTGGTAACTCTTGTAGGTTCAGGTGTGGTTGAAATTGTATTTCCATTATTATCTGTATAGTTTAAGGATTCATATTTACTTAAATCTTCAACATATCTCGCTACAATATGATAAGTTGTGGATGGTTGCCAAGAACCTACTGAAGTATTGGATATTTGATAACCGCCTTCAACAGTATCTAAATCAGAGTTGTCGAACTGACTTAAATTTGCCATACATACATTAACTGTAATAGAACCACTTGTTAAAGTATTTAAAGCAGCAGAATCAGATTTAAATGTAATAATGATATCTGTTGTGTTATTATCATCCAAACTATACATCAAGTTCATTACACTTAAATTGGTAGCCAAATTTGATTCTGACACAGAAGTTTCAGGTAAAAATTTAACTGGGTCCTCTGATGTACCGATACTAATCGTAATATTTGGCTGAACTGGAGTATTTATAATGCTAAATAGTTCGTTTGTTCTTACTTTAATACCATGTAAAATAGAACCCTTACCCAATGTTGTTAATTTGATTGATTGTTCAATGCTATTATCGGTAAGGTTTGTATAGTTTTTAGAATAAGAATACCAAACTGGAATATTTTTATATTCATCTGCTAAATTTTCTGCGCTTACATTTATTACAGACCCTTGCGGATAAAGATTATCCCAAGTAGAACTTACCTCTACTCTATTACCACTTAATGTATATGCAATAAAAGGTTTAATTTTAATAGAATTTGCATTTGTGCCTGCAGATAAGTAATCTGATTGCTCATTCACAATACCAGGAGTAAAAATTCCATCTTTCGTAATTCTACTTCTATCTTCTTCTCTTAATGAATCTACAATCAACTGAATATCTCCAGCGGTAGGCATCATATTTGTAAATTGTGGAAAAGTATTTTGTGACACGTTAAACCTCTTATTTTTTATTATAAAAATCTAAATGAAACCATACCTAGTACTGTACTACATTCTCGTTATTTGCCAACAAGTAATTATCTTCATTAGCAAGTATAGCATTTGTTACCTCTTGTACTTCTTCGTATGGGTCGATATTTAAATTGTATTTTGTATATACTGATTTAAGAATATCTAATACATTTGATATTTTTTCTGTATCTACTTTTATATTAAAAAAATTGTTTGAACGAACTATAAATGTAAAGTTTTCAAAACTTTCTGATAACAACATTATTTCGTTTCTGTTTTTCCAATAATCAAAAACATCTTTATATAAATAATAATTTGAAGATGGATTTGTATATACTCTATCTTCTATAGGTGGGTCAACTACAACATTATTTTGTTTTCTTAATATCCAAGGATAAAATTTTTTAAATGTTAATAAATCTGGTGTGCATCCTACAAAATATTTAAGTACATTTTTAACATAGTTCCACGCGCCACCATTTTGATAGGCAATAATTAAATTTTTCATAATTCGTCTGTATTCTTCCATATTGATAGAAGTTGAATTTGAAAAATTAAATAGAGTACCAAATATATTGGCTATATTGTCTGGTTTTATTTTATTTATAAAATGGTTATTTTTATCTTCCAATGAAAATTCATATTCTTTATCTAATGTATCTGCGAATGCTTGAAAAATATAGTACATATTCGCAGATTTTGCTTCTTTATTATAAGCATTAAAATCTGCTACTGTTAAGTACATTTGTTCTACAATATCTTTTGTAAAATCTTTTCTAATTGTAAATGGATGTGGATTTGACCATTCATCTTCAATAGTTATAGTTTCGGATGTTAAAGTATCGTGAGCAATAATATTAAAATTTCCTTCAATATTTGATATTTTAACTCTAAAGAAATAATTGGTTTCTTCAAACTGATTTTTATTAAAGGGAATAATGGCTGAATAAACCATATTTCCTCTATATATTTTATCTAGTTCAGAAAAAGTATATTGTTTTAGGTTAATAGAATCAAATGTATTAACATTATCAATTTCAATCAAAAAATCAACTGTATCAACAAAGTTTAAAACTTTATCAATATGCTGCTCTATTAAAATATTTTTTAATGTATCGGTATCTACTTGCCAAGACAAATCCAATACAGCATTTTCTAATTGAACTGCTAATAAATCGTTGCAAATACCTTCTGTTACTATATTCATCATATACTTACACCAACATTTACATTTTCGCCATTTAGATTATAAATTTCAAATGAAAATTTTAACAATTTTGGGTCGTTCGTAGGCATAACTTGAAAGTTATCTATCTTTAATAATTTTTCGCTATCACTTAATAAATCATAATTTTTAGTTTGTTGCATTTTTATATAAGTTATAGCATCTTGTATTGTTGATTGCGCCTTTAATAAAGTCAAAACTGTTTTTGGTTTCCCTATTAAAGTAGGAAGTTCACTACCATAATCGGCATCAAATAAGTTTGAACGAAGTTCTGTAATCAAAATCTTTTTAATTTTTTGAACCATTAAAGCAAAATCAGAAGTCAATATAGGTCTACCAATAACATTTATAGAGATATCGTTGGTGGTGTTCGTGCCATAAATACATTTTGGGCAATTATCGTGATTTGTATAATAAGTTGCATAATATGTATTTTTTGGGTATATTTCTTCGCGAACATCAACATCAATTTCAGAAATATTAAAATTAAGAACTTTTCTGTCAGTTAAGTTATAATCAATTAAAGTAGGATTTACAACAAATAAATTGTTCTGGTCTAAAATTTTTACTTTTAGATTGTCTCCGTAAACAGGTCTTTTTAATACCGCATAATAATTAGGATATGAACCTTTAATCTCTAAAGGTTCATTAATTATCCTATGATTACAAGCATTATTTAATTTTAAATCCCACATAATTATTCAAATGTAATGTGTAATGAATTTGCATCTAATGAGGCATATTCACCATAGGTAAAGGTTAAGGAGTTCAATGTATTTTGTTCTCCCCGTTTATAAAATATATTAAATGGGTAAGTAATACTACTTATGTAAGTTGAAAAATTAGTAGTTAAATATGTAAATACATCTTCTTGTGTAATATCTTGCCCTAATTTTAAACCTTCTATATAACTAAATAAACCATTTAAAATTTCAACCTTTATAGGTTCTGTATTGTAGTTATATTTTAATTTTATATTTGTACCGATATCTATAATTATTGGTTCGGCCTGCGCTACCAATAAATTACCCAATATTAAATAATTCGCTGATTCTTCATCCAATGTATCTTGGCAATCACTTATGAGCGAATTATAAGCATAACTTACAGTAACATCAGTTCCTATATCTGGAGTTCCATTATTAGTTCCAAGTATTAAAATGCAATCGTTTGAATAAATTGTATTGGCATAAATACTATTTGAATCTGTGGTTAAAGAATAATCTATATCTTTAACTAATGTTTTTTGAACTCCATTAACAAATGCAACTATAGATATAATTCTAGTTACAGGGGTTTTAGGCAATCTATATTGATATACATTACCTGTATAAGTAAATGTATAATTATTTACTATTGATTCTGTAGAACCCCTTACATAACTTACAGAATATCCTGGTTTTGTAGGCTCTTCTTTAGAATTTGGATGTAAAGTTTTTACTTCTGTAACATTAGGAATACTTTTAAGTATAGCATCTACACCAGATTCAATATTTTTTGAGGCACCTAAAATGGCATCTTGTATAGATAAAGCATAACTTTCGTTTTCTTGTCTATTCGTGCCACCAGATGTAGGAATATAGTTATAAACACCAGTAATATTTGCAATACCATTGGTTAAAATTTTAATTGTTCCGATACCTACATTATAAACTGTTCCAGATGTTGTCGCTCTTATAGGGGCAGAAACTTCATAACAGTTATGCTCTTCATTATAAGTAGCATCTGTTCTCATATAAACAGTTTCAGTGGTTACAAATTCATAAGTATTTCCATTTTCTGTGGTTAAAGTTTTAACTGAAATACCACCACTACCATCATCCGCGCCAATTTGAATATCTTCTGTAGGTCTTGTTGTAGATTGAAATGTAATTGAACCTGTTGCTAAATCTCCTGTTTTTCTTGAAACACCGAAAGTAGCACCAATTTCATCTAAATCACTATCCAAAATGTTACTGGCATTTTGAACAAATGTATTTAATTGTCTATTGTAATCTATTTCTTCGGATAAATTAGCAATTTGAATAGATTGTGGGTCGATAAGAATATCTCTCAACACAGACCCAGTATCTACTTCTGCGGTAGGAAAATTTTGTAATATTTGATTTACTAAATTATTTTTAACTTGTTCTGCTGTTAAAGCCATTGTATTTATCCTCAAAATCTATATATAAAATTTAAATGATAGTGGTTATTGTTTTAACTTAATTGTTTTGCTTAAAACATCTGAAATCATCATAGGTGTAAGTGTAGTCGCTGTTGGAGTAGGACTTCCAGAACCTGGACTATACATATGTGTATGGGCATTAAATATTTCTATCATAGATTCCAATAAAGTATTTAAGGATTCCCCCAATACAGCACTAAAATTAGCATTATCTCCCAATTGTATGCCAGAACTATTCATAGTAATACTATTGCCATTTTTATCGGCTACCTTAATTACACCATCTGTTAAGGATATTGAGTTACCTGTGCTCGTAACAAGGTTAAAATCGCCATTTTTGGCTAATTTTAGGTTATTTCCCTTGTTTTTGAGTTCTATATTACCTTCGCTATCAAAATCAACCTTACAGTCATTTTGATGGCCTAATACTTGAAATTGAATATTATTTCCAAAAGAACTCTGTTTTAATTCCTTGCTACCTTCATCATAGATATCTTGACCAACCGAAATTTCCCACAATCTATTGCCGCATTGAACACCACCATCTGTTTCGGCTGAATGTAATACAGTATCAGGTACACGAGTTATAATTTTTGTAGCACCAAATTCATCAAGATATATTTCAGAGTTATTATTTAAAGATGTTAATGATATTTCACCTTCTTTAATAAATCTAATTGGGGATGGTCTAACAGATTGTTCAACAACTGTATCTATAATTACATCTCCGTACTCGTTTAAAACTGGTTTTAAAGTTTCATCAGATAAAGCACCATGATTATAGGCAGAACATCTGGCCACAATTGATATGATATTTGGCTTATTATTTGTATCAAAAGATGCTAAAACTATATCACCTATTGTTGGCAAATAGTTTAATCCATAACCGCCTTTAAAAGATATAAGTTCTGGTATATGAACATTTAATGAAGTATAGGGTTTTCCTTCTAACCATCTAATATCAACAGTTCTGTAATGTATCTGGTTTAAAATCGGGCCATCTACTGTTTCTTTCATTGGCTCGTAATGAACATTAACGATTTCTCCCTTTAATGTTCTATCAAAGTAGTTGATATTCGCCATTCCCATAAATGGCGCATTGTCACCCATTAAAACTCTATATACATTATCGCTCATATTATTTATTCTTCTTATATTCCAATTTAAAATTAAGTATTGAAGGTACTTTTATAATGTCTAACAATGTAGGAAATTTAGGAAATTCTTTTTTATTTGTTCCTCTATCTCCTCTATTATAAGTAACTGGGCAATAAGGCAAGGCTTCATTCGTATTAGGAGTCTGTTGTTTATTCTGTGTACTTGCCTTCTCCGCTTTAGATTTAGACTCTTTTTTAGCATTTTGAGTTTTATTAAATTGTGCTAATTTTTTAAATTCTTCTTCTTGAATACTTTTTGCGGTATCATAGATGTTTATGTCGAATGGAATTGCCCAAAAGAAACCATCTAAATAGCATTGTCTTAATTTTTCTTCTGTATACATTGAACCTATTTCCATTTTTAAAGTTTCATTATCTTGTGGGTATGCCCAATTTCTAACATAAATAGCATATATTTCGTCGTTCAATGTTTTTTCTGACAGATTAAAAGTTATTTCATCTAATGTTCTTTGAATATCCTCTGTACTAGTTGCAAGTTCTAATCTTCTTGCAAATGAATTTTTATAAAATTTTTTATCTTTATCAGATAGATTTTCTACATCTTCTTCTTTTATTTTAATAAAGGAATTTTCACATTCAGCATCAGCCAAAACTTCTCTCGTATAAGTTCCATTAATTGAAGTGGTAAATTCTCCGCCCGCGTTGTAAGAATGTGAATAAGATTCTATATAAAACAACTTACGAAGTTCTTTTATATATGCATATTTATCAAATTTAATCTGCGGTTCACCTTGTATAGAAATTCTAATATTAGATAATGCTTTTCTGTTATATTTATTCATTCTCATTTTAGAAGCATATCTAATAGCGGTCTGCGAAGTGATACCTACCATACTAAATGGTTGCATCATTTTTTCACCATATTTAGCGATAGATTGATAATCCTTTGTTACTGTGTTTATCATATTCATATCTACTGAATAAACACTTTGAGCCTGACCATACTGAATATTAGCAATATTCTCTGTATTTTGGGTTTCTGCAAAGGAAATAAGTTGAGTTATATTATTTGGTCCATTTCCTTTTTCTAAATGTAACAAAGTCATATCTGGAACACTAAAATGTATAGTTCCATATGGGTCGTCATAGAAGTTAAATTGTAAATTATCCGCTATACCTTTAATAAATTGATAAACTGTTGAAAAGTCCGATTGAAATATAGATTGAAAATTATTAAAAGCATATTGATAAGCAGGTTGTGTTGTTCCATTTATTACAAATACAGATGGAGTTTTAGGAAAATAATTACCGCCTAAAAATGAATGTTTTTTAATATGAATCATACCATTTTCTTCTACAGAAAATTTATTCATATTCGCCATAATAGTTTCATTATAAGTTTTTCTAGATGTCTGTATACTAGAATTTAATTTAGACCTATAAGCATTTATTTCATTACTATATTTATCAACTAATTTTTTATCATTTGAATCTTCTGCTTTTTTAAGTTTTTCTTCCAAGTTCTTTCTATAACTATCTGTAATAAGGTTAGCATTAATATCGAATGATGTTTGAAAATCTTCGTAAGCCTTTTGTACTTCTGGTATATTTAATACCCCAGACATAGTTCTTGTTATAACATTTTTAATAACATCCCTATTTTCCAATGTAACCTTATTGTTATCATCATTTGTTTGCGGATTTGTAAATGCAGATATAGGCAATAGTGCCGAACCAGAATCCCTTGAACCAACAGCATTATTTGACAATAATCTTGTCCAAGTCAATTTTTTACTTGGACCAGTACAAATAATAGACATAGTTTGTTGCCCACTATTGAATGAAAATGCACTATTTATATCATTAATATAACCAGTAAAAATGGTAGTTAAAGGGTCATTTTCAGAACCTAAATATGGGTCTTCATATGTTTCTATTCTTTGTTTTACAAATGAACCAGTTAATTGGCGAGCATCAGTATTCTTTTTCTGATATCGAACTATTATAATATCATTTGTGTCAAAAAATGGTCGTAAATGTAATGTATATTTTTTAGGGTCATTAAAATATTTAAAATTATACTTAAAATCTTTATTGTTAATAATAATTTCACAAGTAGATTGACCATTTACATTAAATGTTGTATTAAAAGAAACAACATTAGATAATCCACTTTTTGTTTGCCCATTTATTTGAAACACATAAGCATATTTAGAAAAATCTAACAAAGGACAATTTCTTAATTCAAATAAAGGAGTATAAAACCAACATCTGTCTGCGAATGTAGGTTTATCAATAGTATTATTAAATATTATTTCGGTGTAAGGCGGATTTGTTTGTTGTTCAAAAGTAAGTAAAGGTGTTAGACTTATTTTATAGTTATCCAACACATTTATATTATCTACTTTAGTTGACCACGAAGTATTTTGACTATTTATATAATCAACATAAATCTTTTTGAAATCATCAATTTTATCATAATCTATTTGCTTGATTATATAAATTTTACATTCATTATTAGCGGTATATGCTGTATTGTTTTCTGCCGATAAAATACCCATAGATTATTCCTATATCATTATGCCTTTCAATACTTTATCCATAGATAAAGTTTGGCTTATAATGTAATCTGCATTTTCACCGATTTGGCTAAAGAAGTTTAAAATTCTTGCTTCTGGGAAATTACTAATTAAAGATTGACTTAACCAATCAGTAGTAGAGTTTACCACTTTAAAAGTAAAATTATAACTAAATTGTCTAGGTTTATCTGTTGCCGATTCTGTATAACTAAAGTTGGTAAAATAACCCCAATAAATACAATAATCGTACACAATAAATGAACGAGCACGAGCAGCAGTTCCATTTCTTATAGATTCTAATAGGTCAGATCTACTTTTTGAATTATCTTCAGTTATTTCATTCTGTTTTTTAACAAGTAAATTGTAAATATTTTTAGAACCCTTATACAAAGATGAATGAGCAGCACTAGATAAATCTGCTAAATTTCCTACTCTTTCTTTATCTAACTTATAAATCTGCTCTAATTTAAGCATAAACCTATCTACATCCGCCCATTGTTTTGGACCATGTTTAGCAGTACCAGAATTAGATGTCATATCATTAAGATAAGATGAAGAGTTTGCGGTTAAAAATTCATCTTTTTTATAATGTTGTGGAACTCCAACTTTAGATGCAGTAACACCAGAAACAGTAATAACATCCATTTGGTTTCCCCAATGTGTAGTTACCCATCCAGAATTTGTTAATTGTTCACTTACTATTTTATTTGAAGTTTTTTGAAATGTTTGTGGGTTCGGGCGCATTACTAAAAGTAATCCCATATCCAAATTACCTACTAACATTCTACGGAGTGAAGTTCTTGCATCTAATGACATTGTTTTATCCTTTCAAATTTGTATATAAAATCTAAATGATATGGTATAAAATAGTGCCGAATCTAATGCAAATTAATACTTGACAAAATAACAAAAAATCATTATAATATTAGTAGAGGCAATATGGAGGGAATATGAATAATTTAAATGTAGTAATTGGTATGATTGTTCTTGCTATAATTATGTTTTTTATTGTGGCGAAGATATTTGTTTCTTTTGCCAAATGGAATGGGTGGAAAGATGGAAGCTATTTAAACAGACCTTAAATTACTGTCCAGATGGTGTTTGTTTTTGACCATGCAAATTACCACCATTGTACATCCCTTGATTTGCATCTGCAAGTGCTTTTGCTGTATCTTTTACTAATCCAGGTAACCAATTACCTGGATTAGCGAAAAATCCTATAAATTCGCGCACTGGAGCATCACCAGTTACTTCACCACTAAGTCCTTTTGCAAATTGAGGTGCTGTATTATTTACCAATTGACCTAAATTATCTAAAACTTTATTATGCCAAGAGGTCGTTCCTTCATAATATTTTTTTACTCTATTTTCATATTCTTTTGCTTGCTGTGCTTCTTTTTCTTGTTTTACGAAAGAACCAGACCCAATAATATTTGTTCCGATTAAATCTATATTACCATTAGATTTAATTGCTGCTTTTGCCATTTCTGGACTAAGATTTATGCCTCTACTTTGTAAAATCATTTGTAGAGCACCTGCTCGTTCTTCTCTTGATGACATTCCCATTTGGTCTATCATTTCTTGTATTTGTCCCTGATAAGCGCGAGCAAATTGATTATTTCCAAGCATCGCCCTAGTTGAAACAGCAAACCCTCTTCCAACAGCATTTGAACTTAAAAATGAAGAGGGTAAATTCATTCCATGACGACCTGCATAATCAGATACAACTTCTGCTATTCCAGCATTTTGAGAAATACCACCGCCTCTTAAACTTCTATTCACAGCCGCAAAATCCGATAATGAAATAGTACCATTTTTTAATCCAATCTCAAAACTTTTAATTGCTCTTGATGCCCATTCAAAATTTGTACCTAGATGTTTTGTTTGGTCATAAAGTGATGTCGCTTGTTGTAGTGCTTGTTCTGGTGAAAACATTTTTGAACTTGAAAATCTATCAGTTAATCTTTGCAATGATGCATATACACCTTGTTGATTTTTACCTTCTATTGATCTCAAATTTGCTACAAGACCATTAACAGAATTTGCATCTATTCCATAAGCTCCTAAACCCTTTTGAGCATTAGCCATTGTAGATATAAAATCTTGTTGTTTACCTTGATAACTAGCAAATCCATAACCTTTTTGAAGTGCTTGACGAATATTATCATATTCTTTTTGCATACCTAAATCGTATAATGCATTTTTCATCTGTGCATTAAATTCCATAGAGAGTCCGCCTCTTCCAAGGTATGCACTATTTAATCCACCAGTAATAGATGATGCTGAAGCGGATGCTTTAGCAAGGGCATTATCAAATTTTAATAATGAACTAGTTACTAATTTTATTGCTAAATAATATGAACCACCCATAAAATTAGCAATTTTAGGTATTGTGGAACCTAATTGTCTTAAACCAGCACCAAGATTTCCAGATGCAATAGTTTCTATAGCACCTGCTCTTTGACGCGCTCTATATTGAGCAGTTAAATCATCTTTTGATAAATTTTCATTAAATCCAATTCTTTGTAAAAAACCGCCTAAAACTCCAGGTTTTTTTGCTTGCTGATTTAATGTTTTTAAACTATTTAATCTTTCTTGTTCTTCTTTTGTTGCTAATTCAACTAGTCTTTGTCTTTTCTTTAACTCACTATTTTCTTTTTGGATATTTAATTTCCACTCTTTTAATTGTTTAACTAAATCATCTGTATTTTTACCCAAATTGGCTTCACCAAAGAATGCATTCATTCTTTTTAATAATTCATCTTGAACATAATCTAAATTTTTTTGAACTCTTTCTATATCTTTTTCTGGTGTTGCCATAACCTATTTTTCCTCAATTACTGTTGGAATATCTTCCTCTTCTACCAATTCAATTTCGTAATTATTACTATCAATACCTTGTTTTTCCATTAATTTTTGTATTAAGAGTTTATTTTCTTGTTCTTCTGCTTTCTTTTGTTCTTCAACTTTATTAATATGATTATATAAATCTACTGAGTACCAAGGTTTTCTCTTTTCTAATTGCCTATCATCAAATTCATCTTTATCTATAAAATCTTGTTGTAAATTCCAAACTGCCCAATCATAATCTATCTGCGACCAATTATCTATTTCTTCTTTTGTAAATATCTTACGCAACTTCCAATATATGCGTAAATCGGGCATTTTTTTGAAATCTATCGGTTCTTGCGCTTTCAGTAATTCAATATATTTACCAACTAATATATTGATTATTTCAATTTCCCAACTACTGATTTCTTCTTTTATTGCCTCTTGCTCTGTTAAACCTCTTTCTATACCTTGTTTTACTTCGCCAAAATCGGTCAAATTTAAGTTTTCTACCGCTTTTAAGCCATTTACTAGTATATCCACCTTATTTAGTGATTTAAGGGGTTTTGAAAGGTCAAATGTAAAAGTTTTATCCATTACCTTAACCTTTTTTAGTAAAGATTGCTTAAATATAGAAAGAGGGTCTAACATTTGAATCACTCTTATAAATCTAAATGATAATGTCTATTCATTTATATCTTATATAGGTCTTGGAAACACCTAGGGAAGTTCAAACAATTTGAGTATTAAATTTATTATACTTTAATTAGTATAATATTATAGCCACGAAATCTTCCCAAAGTTTCCAAAACTTAAAATTTCGTGGTTTTTATTTTATATGACTATACAAGATATAAAAAATTTCTTAGAAACAGAACCACTAATAAAACAATTAAAATTGAGTGGTAATAGACCCACTAGATATAATCCAAATAAACCTATTTTAAGCAAAATAATTTCTAATAATAATCTTAATATAAGAAGCAATAATGAACTAATTTATCTGCTAAAACATAAAGATAATTTGGAAGATTTACATATTTTTTGTAATTGTGGAAATAAAAATCCATTTGATGGCATTATTTATAAATACCACTGTTGTAGAAGTTGTGGAACAAAGTATAGCAGAGAAAAAGCATATAATACATGCTATAAAAGATATAATAATAAATACTATACAAATCCAAATAAAAGAGAAGCCACTAATTTAAAAAGATATAATCATCCACATTACACAAATAGAACTAAAGCTAGAAATACTTGTAATATTTTATATGGCGACGAATTTTATAACAATAGACCAAAGATGAAAGAAACTAATATGAAGCGAAGAGGAGTGGATAGCTATTCAAAAACTATGGAATATAAAGAAAAAATGTCTTCTAAAATAGAGAATATTAATAGAAAGCGTTATCAAACAAGAAAGAAAAATGGAACTTATGGAACATCTAATGCAGAAGATATGATTTATCAATTTTTAATTCATAAATTTAATTTTGAAGATATCATACATCATTACTATGATAAAGAAAGATATCCTTTTGAATGTGATTTTTATATAAAATCATTAGATCTTTTTATCGAATTAAATTTTTATTGGACACATGGTTTTGAACCATATGATAAAAATAATCTGAACCATCAAGAACAATTAAATAATTGGATTAAAAAATCAAAAGAGATTGATTTTAAAAATGAACTAAAAAAGCAATATAATAAGGCCATCTATATTTGGACTATAGATGACCCTAATAAATTAGCAACTTTTAAAAGAAATAATCTTAATTATAAAATTTTTTATAATTTAGAAGAATTTCTAGAGTGGTTCAATTTGTACTACTGTTAAGAAATGAAGCTTCTTTCTCATAACGCTTATCTTTAAGTTTCAACATATCTAAATAAAAAAGATATAATAAACTTGTAAATGAATCGTCAAGTTCACCGAGCATATTTTTAATGGCTTCTCTTTCTGAAGTACCTTTACTTACTTCAATTTGAATATCTTCAAATTTATTTAAGTTAGTTCCATCTACGGAAACTAAACAACTGGCCAAGGTTTCAATTTTACGAGTATTAAAGGTGCTATCATCATTTAATGAAACTGTTTGGCGAGCGACCTCTTTTTCAATCTCGTTACTCTCTTTAGTACTTAAACTGCGAAACAAGAATGTTTTTCCTTGAATTTCATAAGATTTAGAAAAACCTTGTTTAAATTCACTCATTGGGTTTGCCATATTCTTTTTCTCCTTTATTCTGAATATATAAATCTAAATGATATAGGCAATAAAAAAGCCTAGCAGTTGGCTAGGCTTTGAGCAATTTTAATAACTTGCTACAATGCGCTGGAGGGTCAAGCGCAAATTTATTATTTATAATAAATTTTAGATATATCTTTTAATGTTATATTTATTGAATTTAAATAATTTTTCAACTCATTAATTTTTTCTGATATAAGATTATCGCTATAATGTGCAGAATATTTTTCTTCAGAAATAACATCAGCGATAATTGATTGTAAGTTATTTATAGAATTATAAAATTTATCTGCTTCTAATATAGTTTTATCGAATTCTTCTTTTATATCAACTGTTGATTGTTTTGATTTCACCACTTTTGTAAATTTCATATTTAGATTAATCTCCTAAATAATATCCTCTAATTCATCTTCAGAAGGTTCATTTACTTCAAATAAAGCATCAAATCCTTCTTCTGTAAAGGCAACCACTTGGTCATTTTCACCGCGTACAGTGCCTGTCCAATGTAATTCACCATTAGTAATTGAAAATACTGCTAATACCTTTTTAATGTTTGCTTCTTCGGAATTATTAGTAATTTGCAAAATTACTTGTAAAATAGCATTAGCATTAAGTTCTTTATCTTCTACCATTTCTTCTTGTACTGGTTTATCATCTTCGAGTACTTTGGTATTGTAAGATAAAATCTTAACTTGGTATTTATCAAAGTCTTTAAATTTTTCGCTGAATTTATCAATACATTTGCTTACTACATCATTGATAGTATCAACCTTATCTTCTTGTAGTGCTTTATCAAAGTATTGTTCTGGAGTTGTTTCAGAGAAAATATCTTCAGTAGGTGTTTCATCAATCTTTTCAATTTCTTCTTGAACTTGATCTTTATTATCTTCTGCTTCAATATCATCTAAAGTCATATTTTCAGCAGTTACTTTTTTAGAAGAATAAACACCTTTGGCTTCTTTATTTAGTAAGTTTTTAATTTCTTGTTGTGTATTTGAATCTTTAATATGTTGAACAAACCACTCTAATTTGTCAAAATCCTCAAAGACTATTCCATAAAACTTACTATTTAATAAATCATCAACATCAAGGGTCGCTTTTCCATTGTTTCTATCTTCATCATTGATACTAAATTCATAAAGTTGTTCGCCTACTTGATGACCGCCATAATCGTAGGTATCGTCATTTTCAAATACTTGTAAATAACCATTACCAGTATCAATTACAACGATATCTTTATTATTAGATTTAACTTTTTTAGAAGCTTGTTTTCCCATCCACATATTAAAGATTTTTTCATAGGGAATATTTGTTCTTTTAGATAGTTCATCAAATACTCTTTCACGAACTACTGAATCGGTCACACCAATTAAATCATAGGCATTTTCTGCATCAGATAATACTTCCATAAAAGTAGTATTTGGGTTAATATCCGCGCCACATTCATCTGTTTTATAGGTTTTTGTGTACCATTCTTTAATTGAATCATTCAAATTAGAATTGGCAGATTTTCTTTTCATAAACCAATCAATTCTATTGACAAGTTCATAATAAACCAATTTTAGATTATTTAAAGTTTCTTTTTTAGTGCCTAAACCAGTGAACTTTTGGCCAGATTTTCCATCATCTCTAGTCCAATCAAAGTAAAAACCATAAGAGCCATAAGCAAAGTAAGGAGTTACTTTCATATCTTTGTAACCTTCTTCTTTAAGTAAGTCCTCGTAGTGTTTGGCTTTTGCTTCAAGGTCTTTTACAGATACACTTTCTGAAATTACTTTTTTAGAAGCATTTTTCTTATTATTTCTAACCATAAACCAACGAGCAGTTTCATCTTGAGCTATAATATTATTTTGCTCTAAACAATAAATAGCTTCACTAGTAGCTAAATCAAATACTGTTTCTGTATCGTTACGGACTTGTAAATCTCGATATTCTTTTGGGTCATTTACATGGGTAATATATTGATTCCAATCACAATCTACATCATTACCGCTTATCCATACATCTACCCATGCTTGGAAATCAGAATTTTTATCTCCGATTAACACAGAACCACCATTATCATCCGCTTCCCATTTAATTACATATGGTTTGAATTTTTTAATGATGTTTTGTGCTTCTTGTTCCATTTCGGATTTTACATCAGCAGACAGTTCAGATTTTACTTTTTTAGATGCTGTTTTTTGGTCATTTTCAACTTCCCAACCACAGGCATTGGCAGCATCAATCATAACTTTAGCAACTGCACTTTTATCGGATGTGTCGCCTTCTACCCATAATTGACCGCCTTTCGTAGCACCTGGTTTTATCTTAATTGTAATTCCTTTTGGTAAAGTTGCTTTACGAAGATATTCTTCCATTTCATCTTCCATTACATTGTAATGTTGGTCTAACCAATCAAAGTAGGCATTATCTTGTTCATCCCATTCGCCGATAGGGTTATCTGGATTATCTTCATTCCACATATCAACAAATTCTTCGTGAGATAATACTTCTTCATCATTTTCACTAACAAACACTAGCGGATAACCTGGCTGTTTTGTAAAATTATTGCTAGATTTGACCTGTTTGGATGCAGTAATATAGTGTAATTTAAGTTCTTCACGACCGATACCCATTTCTTCTGCCCAAGAAATATAATCCATAAGTTCGGCTTTGGACATTTTATTTAATCTTTCTTTGTAAAGGTCGATATTACCATTTACTAAAAGGCTATAGGTATAATCGAAACTTTCTAAATCTTCATCTACATCCGCATCTAATGGTTTCCATTGTTCATCCAATTCAAGAACATCATTACCATAGGTTTCATCTTCATCAATTAAATCTTGTTTCCAAGCCATTAAATCTTCGGCCTCGTCAACAGTAATTTCTTCTGATGCTAACAATTTAGATGCTTGTCTTTCGAACTCTGAAACACTTAATACTTTATCCTTAAAGTTCTTTTTAAGAATTTGTAAAGGAGAGGCAGCATAAGGAAGATTTACTTGATGTACTGTATGAGCATCTGTTTGCACATCTTCTGCTTCTAACAATTTTTTGGTAATAATTTTATCTAATGTTTGGATACCCTTTGCTACTTTTTTAAGTTCTTCAAATGCTTCTGGAATAGTCGCAGAAATAACTGTAGGAATAGGCGCATTTACTTCGTCTTTTTCCATTACTGCATAACCATATTCAAAAGGCACAATGTAAAAGGCTTTTTCTTTATTTGATTTAGATGTACCCCAAGCAATACACATATTAGGTACATAAGAAGGCATATTGTAATATTCGTTATTATTTACAATAAGTTTTGGACTTAAACCTGTAAGTTCTTTGAAAACTTCTTCAGCCATTTGTCTTTGATAACCTACAGATTGTGCATAATTTAAAATGTAATCTACTGTATATTTATCTTCTGAAATTAAATTTCTGATAACGCCAATTAAGGCATTTCTTTCTTGTGTTCCACCCATACCTGCATAAGGTGTACCTTGTAATAATTTATTTGTAACTGGATCCATTGTATTTATCTTCCTTTATGATAAAATTATATAAATATAAATGAAGGTAAGCCTTAAAGACTTTCATCACTTTCTTCTTTTTCTATAATAAGTCCAGGCTCTTGTTGAATAACAGTAGGATTATATTTTTTATCTATAACATTGATATTTGGAATAACAATTCTGTCAATAACATCCCCAGGACTTACAAATTTCTGCCATTCGGCTTGTATATTAAATGTTAAAGTAACTGTATAAATATTATTTTTCCCATATTCTTCTGTTTGTGGTGCATTACCACTCGCAGAAACTATAATAATTCCAGCATCGGCTAGTAGGTTTATACCACTATAATTCATATAGGAACAAATGTAATCGGCAATTATTTCTGTATCATATTTAGTTAAGGTAGAAACTGTTACATTGATTGTAGGAGTAATTGTGATACCATAAATAGAACCAGTTATATTGCCTTGTTCATCATATACATCTTCTTGAAAGTTTCTATCAAATGATGCATGAAAAAATTCATTATCTGTAACATCTGTACAAATAATTTCTGGAAATTTTCTCTCGCCACGCGGATAACTTTCGTCAATGTATATCCCAGTTTCTAATCTTTTAGGAGTCCAAGGATATTGTGGATGGTCAGTAAATAACTGGCGCATTATGCTTACAAAAACTGTATTTATGTATCTTCTACCGCGATATAACATTTATTCTACCCCTAGTATTTTACACTGCTTTTGTGCATTAAAAACTAAATAGTAACCGATTTCATTATAAATAACACCATCATATCCATCTTTAGTCAATTGTGGGATAATATTCGGTATTGAGGTTATATCCATAAATTCTTCGTATTCTTCTTCGGTTGTTATTTGTTTCGGGTTATTAAAAGTCATTTGTATTTTATAAACAGTTGGAATATCTGAATCCATTAAGTCATAATTAAATCCATAACCATCCGCCCAATCTTTAGCCTCATCATAATTACTTGTTAAATAAAGAGGTTTATTAGTCAATACTAATTTTGGATTTTGACTTCCATGATACCCTATATAAGAAGCACTTTTAATAAGTTTATAAAATTTCATAATATCTCAAAGTGTGGCATATCAGAAAATTTTTCATCCTTTGTGATATTGTTCATTGAAAAATCTCCGCCCCATCGTATTGTAGATTTAATTTTTCCTTGATCTTTTAATACCTTTGCCATACCTAAAACAATACCAGCTAATAAACAAAATCTTTCACGATCATTATAATTTACGGGATATGGAACAACATCTATTGCAAATGAGCATTCTTTACCAATTTCATTACAATATTTAGGTAAATGTTTACTATTCATTGTTTTAGATTTTCCAGTTTTAAAATACTCAATTTGTTTTTCTTTTGTACGAGCACCTTCGGTTACAGAAAAATCTATAATCTTAATGGCTTCTGTCATCACCTTTTGAATATCTGGATGACATTGTTGTAACATTCCTAATGATTTCTTTGAAAAAGCTGGCATAGTTTAAATTTCCCTCCTAATAATTTATTTAGTAAAGATTCTTAAAGAATAAATATCATATCCAATATAATCTTCATCGGTAATTTCTGCGATAGGCTCACAATGAAATCCTAGATCTTTTACTTCGTGTTCAAGATCATTAATTACTTCTGCTTGACCTGTAGCTACAATATTACCATCTTTTTGAGGATCTTCAACTATTTGAATCTCTTTTTTAGCTATATGCTGATTAAGAAGTCTAAATAGAGGTAATAATCTTTTTTCTTCTTCAGTATAAGGTCTATGTTCTGCAGCTTCTTTATCAGAAAATTGAAATTCATCAAATATTTTTCTTACAGTATCTCTTGTATCTTCATCTGTAATTTCAAGAATTTGTTTTTCTAATAAAGCTAAATCTCTATCACTATTAGGTAATTTTTGATGAGGTTGTTGAAATTGTTTTCTGACATCATCTTCAAAACTAGCAGTATTTACCCAACCATCATGATTTTCTAAAATAATGTGATCGTTAGGAGTTTCTGAGGGATTAATATAAGGTTCATGAGACTCGGTTGTTTCTTCATATTTGGCATCAATGTTTTTGTTATTAGAAACTTTGGTAAAAATAAAGTATCTATCTTTCCAATTTCCATTATATTTAGCCAAATCTTCTATCATTCTTGCACCATTAGTATAAACAAATACTTTATAGTGGTCGTATGTCAAATGTATTTTCTTTGTACCGTGAGATTCTATAACTTTAACTAAATCACTATCACTATGTGGTACATCTTGTGTAAAAGCACCGAACGAAATTTCTTTTGCACCTTGCTGTTTCAAAAATGTTTTCATATTTTGAACAGACATATACTCTGTTTCTGATGCACATATTACTTTGGCACTAATACTTTGGCTATCTGCATATTCTGGATGTTCAATACCAAATTTAACTTTAGCATCTAATTCACTGCTTGCGGTTACTTTACCTAATGGAGTTCCGTCTGCTTCTGTGATAGAAAACCTTTTTTGAAATGGCCCTTCTTTGGATTCAATGCCTTTTTTGCATTTGAAACATATATTTCCCATATCAGTTGAAACTAATTCATCTGCTTCGTATTTTTCACCGCACAAATCACATTCAACAAGATTACCTATATATTCGCCATTACCTTCGTCATCATACCATTCCATAATTTCATCTTTTTTGTACCCATAGTTTTCTAAAGCATCATCTATGGTTTCACCATAAATTTCTTGCGTGTAAAAACTTCCAGGAAGATGTATGTGAAATTTTTTGTCTGATTTAATAATCTTACCAGTAGTATCTAGAGTGGTTTCTTTATCAGTATTAAAACCGAACATATAAGCCAATTTTTCTCTTTCATTTAAGGCTTCATTATGTTCTTTTTCAGAGGCTTTTCTTAATACTTCTAAACCTTTATCAGTAATAGCATATTTTGTACCGCGATTAAAATCAAATCCAGCATATTTAACTAAACCATTTTTAATTAAACCTGCTTCAATTTTAATTTCTTTGCTATATCTTGGACCATCTAAAAAGTTAGATAAGCAAGATGATTGTTTTTTATAGCCACTTTCAACAGCATTTTTATCATCTTTAGCAAAACTATCTGATTTTCTTTGGTTAATTATCATTTCTAATGGCTGTAACTGATAATCTGTATCATCAAAGCCAGTATCTCTTGTTCTTACAAGTCCATATTCATTATCATTTGGTGTATATGAAGGCAACGAAGATTGTGGTATATATTTTATATCAACAATATCTGTCTTTTCTGGGTTCAAAGTAAGTATAGCAAAAGTGCCATCCCACTCTGGTCTTTCATCCATAGATTTTGCTTTGTGAATTAAAACCACATCATAGATAATGTTTTGTGCAAGGTCCATCATACTTTTTTCTGATTTAACTTTTTTACTAGCAGATTTCATATTTCTTATATCAGAGTTTCTTGACATTTCGTTATATAAATCTAATACAAATTTGGCATAGTTATAGTAATTAGAATTTTCACCATAAACTTCTTTTGTTTTTTGCACTTGTCTTTCTAAATAACTTTTGGCATTTTTATTATCTAAAATAGAAGATACATATTTTTGTGCCTCTTTAATTTCTTCTTCTACTTCTATTTCTTTTTCTTTATAAAAATCATCTTCTTTTGTAGAAACAGCACTAACATCTACCAATACTTTTTCTTTATAATCTTCAATAATACTATCTATGTTTTTATTGGAAGCAGATTTTACTGTACTCATATAATTTGTAGTTTGATTTACTACATTTTGATTATTAGGATCATATAATGGTGGAGTAGTATTTGTATTATCTTTTAATACAGCTACCCAATCGGCAGCCTCTGGATCCCAAGCCCATTCCATATTGTCTGGTAACATGGTTGTTGGTTTAGGTTTATTAGGTTGTTGAATTGCTGATTCTTTTTTCATATTGTTTTTAAGTTCTAAATTTGATATATCATATGATGCACCAACATCATAATAAAGGTCTTTATTATAATATGAATTAGATAAATTATTTACAACAAGTTTTACCCAAGGTTTATTATCTACATTTTCATAAGATAATAATTCAAAAAGGTCTAAATTTCCATTATTTCCTATATATGACCATACTTCTTCTTTTTTTGTTCTTGGATCAAAAACTAATTTTGCATTTTCTTTTACTTTATTGAAATCATCTAATGGAATATTTAAGGGAAAATTTTTATTACCTCTATATTTTTCACCAATATCTGCTTTTTTTACTTTAAAAAATTTCATTCGTGTATATCTCCTTCATAATTTACAAAAACATCTGGTAATTCACCATTTTTATCCCACACTTTTAATTCGCTTTGGCTATTAACGTGAGCCATTTCGAATACAGGTGCTTCATAATTTAAACTTCTTAAATGTTGGTCTAATGACTTTGTTTTTCCATTTATACCTTTACAATGATTACAAGCATTAGGATGTGCTACAAAAGTAACCATATTATACCCTTGTTCCAATAAATCTTGAAAAACAGGCAAACTTACATCTTGTAAAGGATAACCTGTATTAGGTTTTATCTTAAATCTCCTAGAAACTGGCTTATTTTGAGTTTTAAGATGTTTTTGGGTAGGTTGTACCCCTTTACTAGTATTTTTGCTTAAATCGCGTTTTGGCGCGGTTTTGGGCAGTTTTTCACTAGGTTTATTAACAAGTTTCTTGGTTCTAGTTGTATTTTTAGTAGCAGATTTTATCAATTTTACAAATAACATTAAATTACCACCACTGTTTTCCCTTCTATTGTTCCTATAACATTGTAATAAGCATTACTTACAGCCGAACCTTCCAATAAATCGCTTAAAGGAATAAATTCTTCATATTGGGTTACTTCAGCCACATTGTTTTTTGGCCAGTAAATAAAGCATTCATCTTGTGTTATATATTCTGGAAATTCTACCATATAAAATATAAATGATAACCAATAAAATGGCTAGTAGATTCTTAATATATGATTCCACTAGCCATTATTACTGTAATAGGGAGAAAGCAAAATAAGCCTATTACAAAGATTATTTCAATTTTTTAAGTATTTCCCTTAGTAAATTCGTTACTTCTGGGTCACTTACCAAAATTCTATTATCTCCATTTTCATCTTCAATAGAAGAAGGTTTTACCCATCTCTTCTTTTTAGTATCATAACAGAAATTTTGGGAGAACATCTGTTTATTATCTTTAAGGGAAGGTATAATACCCGCGCCTTCCACAATAATATTATACTTAATAAAATCTAATTGATTTAATGGAAATCTTAATTCCACATTATATCTATCTTCACTATTTAGATTATTTTCAGCATAATCAATAAATATGCAGATGTCCGTAGAAGTAGCATCTTTAGCCTGTGCTTTTTGGACAATTGCCACTAGTTTATTACCATTTATATATACTTCTGGTTTAACTAGGTTATTACCAAATAAAGTTGCTAATTCGCTACTATTATAGATGAGGGAAAGGTCTGTTTTCTCTCTTCTAAATACGCGCAAATTAATATTTGGCAAATGATTTTTATTAGGCATTTAATTTTTCCAATTTCACTTTTGCTGCTTTAGATGATAATTCATCCGCGCAAGAAGCAATAGCATTTAATTTAGCAGTATCTTTTAATCTTGTAATGATTACTTTTTTGCTACGAGCATCTTTACTCATAAAAGTGCTAATGTATTGCTGTAATTCTGGGGTTAATTTTACATATTCTTCGGTATTAAACCCATCATCTTTTGTTTCTGGTTTAGCCACAACTGTTGAGTCTACAACTTCTTGTAGGGTTTCATTGATGGCTTTTTGTGTATTTTCTACCATTTCAGAAGAAGTAATTTCTTTAGCAAATTTACCATCTTTTGATTTTACAATAAATGTTTCTTCTTCATCTTCTGGTCTAACTTCTTCTTTATCGTCTTTATACACTACATCTACTTTTTGATTAGCAATTTCATTGGCTAAATTGTTTTGATTATCAATTAAAGATTTAGCATTGATGGCGCGATTTACTGCTCTATCTTGCGTTCTTACAATTTGAACTTGTTCTGGGCCTTGCGGTAAAGAAAGGTCTTGATGATTTTCTACATCTGTTAAATCCCCATTTTCATCAATATCTACATTGATTTTATCACCAATATTTTTCTTTAATGAAATGGCTGCTTCTTGAATTGTTAATTTACCACCAGTTTTTACCAATTTAACAGTATACAATTGATTATTAGGATTGTATGAAAGCACTTCAATATCTAAATTATTTTTATCATTTAAATAAGCGCGAGTACCAATTTTATATTTTTGACCATAATTTTGAGCATTTGTTTTCTTAATAACTGATACTCTTTGGTCTAATAGTTCAATACGACCTGCATTTAAGCATCTATAAACATAAGGGCTTTCCAATAATTCGGTTTCTTCAAATGATTGGAAAGAACATTGTTTAGGTTGTAATTTTACTAATGTAGTAAGGTTGGCTTTTTGAAGTAATAAGACAGAATTTGTCTTATTTAAAATATACTTTTTAGACATTTCTAATTCTCCTATTTTCGTTTATTCTTTAGAAACCAATTAGGTTTCTTATAAATATAAATGAAAACCCACTAACAATTATGCTAGTGGGTTAATGAATTAGTAGTACACTTATTTATTTTTTGGAAATATAACGTCCTTCTTCATCATATTGTGGCTCAAAGTCTTCTGGTGCTTCACTACCACTTTCATTATAGTCTGTTCTCCAATCATATTCTTCTGATAAGGTATTTGGGTCTTGCCAATCAACATCTTCAAAAAGAATTTTGGCTCGTGGCTCTCCACCTTCATATTCCTGTATTTTTATAAAATCTTCTTTTGTATAAAAACTTTCAGGTATATTGGTGCCATTAGTTCCTTTGGTATAACCACCTTCTGGGATATAAATTACTTCATCCATAGCCATATCTTCCCACTTTTTATCGGATTTATACCCATATCCTTGACCTATAAATCTAGGTTTAAGTTGTAGTAAAATTTCATCTACTTTCCCTGTTTCTTCATAATTTTCAATTGATTGTTCAACCATTGAACTAGAAATGTAAGATGAATTTGATTTTATTACTCGTATAAATTTCATTATAATTACCACCCTTCTTCTTCATATAAGTCATCGTAAGTGTCTAAATAATTGTATTTCTCAATCGTTTTTTCTGATGGTACAAAACTTATGTCACAATAACCATCAACATAATTTTTATCCCCTTCAGAATCTGTAACTGTTACTCTACATACAGCACAATACTTATCTTCGTTTGAAAATCCTTCTTTATCTAATTCACATCTTGAATATCCGCCACCATAATCATAATTATCCACTTTTAGGTTGTCAATATCTTCTATTTTTATATCGTGTAAATGATATTCTTTTTCTATATAACTCTTTAATGTATCGAAGTTTAATGTTAATATGCCAGCATCATTATGTATTACTCTTGAATCATAATATGATGCCACACATAATTCATTTACTATAAATTTATTTAATTCAGATGTATGTTCAAACCAACAATCTTCAAATCTAAAATTTACAGCCGCGCCAGGCCCTGCTTTGATTGTTCTAATAAATTTCATATCTATCTACCCTCTATTGTTATTGGACTTTCAAAGTCAAAAGGTTGAAGATGGACATACAAAAACCCTTCTGGTGCCTGTAAGTTATCTGGTAAATCAAATGTTCCAGCACTTGTCATCCAACCTTCTTCGTTAAGTTCTTCTAATTGAGATTGTGTTACCCAAGCAGAACCATATACACCATAATCGTCGTGTGCTTCTGCTCTAATAGAAGTAAAATATTCTTTATACCCTTCTTTCAAAAACCATCCTTCTATTCTATCGATTAAAGAATCGATATTTTTATTTTGGATTTCAAAATATGGATAATAAGTTTCATTATCATCTTCCCAAGCAAATTCTAAACTCCAACCTATTTGAAATAATTCATTATCACTTGCTTTTAAAGTACGAATAAATTTCATATCTAGTTACCTCTGTTTTTTAAATCGGTTAAAATTTTAAAAAGTTCAGATGTACTTTTATTCATTTTTTCAGAATAATCTCTAAACTCATTTGCATCTTTTGAATAATTATTAATATATGCTGCCATAGTTTGCGCCAAATTTACTAATACTTGATATGTTGATTCATAAGTGGCTTTTCTTTCTTTGATATATTCATCCACTTGTTTCCTTTCATTATCATTTAATTCATCAATTGTTTTTCTATAATCTGATTTAATCAATTTAACAAATTTCATATATTATTTAATCTCCTTATTACATTTAGGACAAATTTGCCCTTTAAGCGAAACTAATCTTTGGTCTAATATTTGAAAAATTTCACCTAATTTTGTCCCGATTACTTGTTTGCAATGAGGACATAAAATCTTTTCTTCTAAAGAAGCAGTAATCTTTTTATCTTCTTTAATTACTTCTATTTT